TATCCGTACCAAAATCTGGATTATATAGTCTTTGACCTTTTCTAGTCAATAATAGATGCATCAGGTCAGCCTTTATTGCTCTTTGTTCGTTATCATTAAGTTTTATAAAAAAACCGTTTGTACTATCCTTAAAGGGGTAGTCAATATTTATAAATTTACCGTTAGCCATAATACCTTTTATATGATAAATATGATAATAATTTATTTTTATAAGTAAATCCATAAAAAAAGGGTCCAATTGGACCCTTTTGTATTATTTTTTTATTTTACTATGCTGTTGTAACCTCACAACCTCCAGCACCGCAAGCTACTTCTCCAGATAAATTTGTGGAATCGCTTACTTCTATAACCTTTGTTAGGTCAATATCGCGTAAAACTTCCATCATTTTTTCGTATTTTTCCTTATTACAGTCTTCAAAGGGAGCCTGAATATAACTTCCTCCATCATAGGGTAATACTGAAATACCATTAAATGATTCACGATTTTCCCACATCCATTTTCCCACCATTGGCCATTCGTTTATTTTATAAACCAAATTTCCTTTCTCATCTCTTCTATCTTCTTTAATTGGGTTGTTGTTTGAGTCTAAAAGGACTTTACCATTCTCATCTAATTTAGATAATTTTTCAGTTTCTTTTTTAATAGAAACAGTTACCGACACATTATGTGTGTTTTGACCATCTCTATGCCCAGTCCCAACCCAATTTTTGTTAAACGTACTTACTCTTTCTAAAAGATTCATTGGTGATTCAAATCTAAAAATAGAACCTTCTGGTGCCTTTACAGGTAATGAAATTACCGCTTGTTCTTTTGGTTTGAAGTATTCGTCTTCAACTAATTCTGGGTGGTAGATTGAAAGGTATGTGTATATCGATTCGTTTTTACCAACACGTATTCTACGAACATAATAATCATTATGCCAAGCATGTATTCCAGATGCTGTACCTAATACCAATGAACTAGTTCCAGATGGTTTTACCGTAGTTGTTCTAGCCGCTTTATTAATACCTATTAATTTAGCAACTCTAGCGTTTTCTTTTAATACAGCCTTTGATGCTAATTCTAAATCATATTTAAGAACCTCTCCAGAACCAATACCAGTCATTCCAACACCTATTAAAGCGTCTTTCTCTGTTGTACGCTTCCACACATCACGAAGATAATGAAAGTCCGTATAACCAGCTTGTAATGTGCCAATAAAAGATGCAGCTTTTGCCCTAGCCTCCAAATCTTCTTGTGATTCAATATCTGATACATTAACTTCACAAAGATTACAGAATTGGAATGGTCTTAACCCAATCTCACAACAAGGGTTTGTACCCCAATCTTTATCGTTTGAGAAGTATACGCCTGGTTCTCCAGAGTTACTATCTTCAATTTTTTTCCATAATTGGAAGAATTTATCTTCAGTTATTTTATGTCTTAAGATAACGGCTGAATTGTTTGCTCTACCTCTCTGTGGATTTAATTCCCACCATGCACCTGATTTAGATGATAACATTTCTTCATCATCAATTGAGAATAATGAAATAAGAGCAGCTCTACGAATACCACCAGTTAATACTGCGTCAGCAATAAAACAAACAACATCGTGACATTCGATTGGTGATAATTTTTCACCATCATTTTTTGTATCTAATATTTTTTTAATATTGTGAATACAATCTTTAAGTGGTTGTGGGCCAGGGGCTCTACCACCACTAGTCACCAACAACGAACCTTTTTGACGAATGTCTGAATAATCAAATTCTGGTGTTGACATACCTTCAAAGTATGACCTCATAAGTGTTTTGATTGCATCTGCCCATCCTTCTATGCTATCACCAATAAGATATCTTCTACTTCTAGTTGTATTAGGTTTTCTAATCTCTGGTAATTGGTCCACATGATGTCTTTGTACTGAAAATCCAACACCTGTTCCACCTAATAAAAGGAACATAGTTTCACTAAACGCTCTATAGTCATCAATCGGTAAATACGCACAATTGTATATACGATTTGGGCTAATTTCAATAGATTTTCCGCCAAACTGTAATGACCTCATTGATGGTAATACTTTTTTTGCATAAACAAATTTATATGCCTCTTCAATTTCATCCACAATGTGTGGATATTTTTTCTTATGCATTTCTTTGTTTCTTGTTACTAACTCTTCCCAAGTTTCTCTTCTTTGTAGTTCTGGCATGTACTTAGCATATTTCATATGTACGGTAATATCAGATAAAATTTTTGTTGATAAATCCATTTTAAATTAAATTTGTTTTTTGGTTTTTAATTGTTGTTATTTTCTTCGTCTGAGACGTTATCTGTATTGTTAAGAACTTTTTTTCTTTCTTGCATTCCGTTTAATAAACCAGCAACATAGTCGGTAGTTTCTTTTTCTTTCCCTTTATTGAATTCTCCTTGGGTCCTAGCTTTTTTATTAGGGTTCATATCTATTTGAATTCTAGAATTATCAAAGATTATGTCTTCTAATATTATACCATCCTTAGCAAATCTAGATTTTAAGATGGCCATGGTAGCCGTTCCATTTTCTTTTTGGTCTAGGGTTTTAGCTATTGAAACAACGAAGTGACCTATTTGTCCTTTCTTGATTGAGCCACCCATTTGGTCAGATTCAACAACTGTTGCTTTGATTGAACTTCTATTGCCCTGAACAGCGGTCCATCCTGCCATATCTAATTCAGATAATAATGTTTCAAATTGTCTCATTACATTACCTTCGCCAACATTAACATCATCAAATTTCCTAGATGGTTGTACGCAGTCAATATAATCAACTAAAACGATATCTGGTCTAAAGCCTTGTGCTATCAACTTTCTAATATAGTTTCTAATAATTGGTATTGTTGTTCCATCACTAGGAAATTTTTTAAGCCTTAGTACACCTTTTTCAGATTCTTTTTGTTTAACTAGATTCTTTAATTCATCCTTGTGTAATGATAAGCTATTAAGTTCGTAACCTGACCAACAAGCCAAATGCTTTCTTTGAATAACCTTTGCGGCATCTTCAAAAAATATTTGCAACACATTGTAACCTAAGTTCTTGGCTGTATTTGCTATCTTGGTAATCATTGTAGTTTTACCAACACCAAATGGTGCTAATATAATCGCAAGTTCACCTTTTGATAACCCACCATCCATGATTTCATCTAAACCCTTTATACCAGTCGGTATTGGCTTTCTGAAGTCATCTAATAGTACGGACTCAATATTTTCTAGAACATTTATGCCATTATCTTTAAGGTCACCATGTTCTAATGCTTTTTTTAATAACTCTTCACACTCATCGTATCTAGCATCATCACCAACTTCAATAATACTGCTAATTTGCTTGATTGATTTTTTTAATTCTTGTGTTTTGCAAAACTTCATTGCTTTTTCTTGAACACCAAGAGTATCATTTAGGCTAACGTCTTTTATTCTCTTTAACTCCGCAAGCGCCCATTTTTTATCAATTTCATTAGTTATAACATCTAGTAGTCTGTATTCTAGACTACCGATATCTATTATAATGTTATGTTTTGCATAGGCCTCCTTTATTGTTGAAACAATAAGTTTTAGCGCATTACCCTCAAAATAGTTTGCATCAATTATTTCAATTATTGATTCGGCAAATCTGTTGTCAACAAGAAGTTGTGCGATTAGTCTAAGTTGAAAATCATCCCCTAGATACCCAAAACCTTCTCTATTTATTTTTGCCATTTAATATTAACTTTTTTTGAAAACTTGTGATTTTTATAAATATATTAAAGTTGCACATCGGCATACTTTGTTGTGTATTTTTTTTGACTTAACGTGTCCTTGATATCAGATATGATGTTGGGTATTAATTCTTTAATATCTACTTGATACCTTACTTGTGGCGGAAAATTATTTCCAGAAAACGTGCTCTGTGCAATAGGGTTTTTGTCCACTCTAATCTCAAAATCAAAAATATCTTCTTTTTCAAAAATGTTTTTATATGGTTCTTCTTTTGAGGGCGCATATGGATTGTAAAATTTGTATAGATACTCACGCGATTTCTTTTTTAAATGGTTAGGAATCATACCCATAGCACCAAAATCGTCATTGCTCATACCTACGATTCTGTCCATCAACTCTTTTAAATCTAATGATTTTGTTGAATTTTCATTATAGTCTCTGATACTAAAATATCTTTGACAAATAATGTGCTTGTTGATGTACAACAAGAATTCAAATCTCTGTTCTTCAATTTTTTTGTTCATAATGTTTGTTTTTTTAATTTGTTTGTTTAATCTCTCGTTCAATTAATTGTTTAAATGGTATTAAATAGTCAGCATATCTATAAGAACCTATTGTTTTTTCTAACCCATCAACCTTCATTTGTTTTAAGACATTTTTAAGACCCCTATCATCCATATTAAACTCACCATCAATTAGTTCGTTTAATTGTTCAATAGCCTCATTGGTTATTAACGGGTTATTTAAATCAACCAAAGCAGTATTTATTTCGTAAAGTTTATCACCCTGTACACCATCAGTAATGCCATTGATAATATTATCTAACGATTTTAATGGTTTTTGTTTGGAATTTAATCTTTCTTCCTGTAAAGATTTTGCTGATTCGATTAAGAAATCTAATGTAACTTTCTTGGTTTTGATATCGGGAAATAAAGCTATTAGCGTTGCTTCTTTTACACCCTTCACACCTTTGATAGTATCGCTATTATCACCAGTAATAATCTTTATTAGTGCAGAATTTTCGTGGTAATGATTAAAATGGTTTGAGTAGTTGTTGGTATCAACGTATGTTTTTAAATCACAAAAATATATTCTAACCCTTTCAGATATCAACTGACACATATCTCTATCAGTGGTACAGATAGTTATGAATTCATTTTCACCCCTATTTAAACAATAATAACCGATAAAATCATCACTCTCAACAAATTCATGTTGTGTTTGTCTAATACAAAGTTCTTCCAAATAATCCCGTATCATATTTTTCTGTTTGATTTCGGATTCATCGGGTTCAGTACCTTCGATATAATTTTTACCACGACCACTTTTATATGGTTCGTATATGTTATACCTTAGTTTACCACTAAACTTGCCATCCCAAAAAACATAAACTCTATGATATAGATTTTCACCTAATAGCTTACGCAATATAGTTAAAAACTGATATAACCCACCTATGTGTTCTCCACGATGGTTATATTCACTCTTGGCTCCGTGAAAACCAAATTTAAATAAGGCATTCCCGTCAACCAAGAGTGTATTTATAACTTTAATTCGTTCACCATTTTTTGGTGGTCTTTTGTTCAAAACTTAATTGTTAATGAGTGAAAAAATGTTTTAATCGCCTGTTTCAACACTACCTGAAATTAATTCAGTCTCAATGACAAAGTCGTCATATTCTGTGTTTAACTTTTCTTTGATAAAATCTTTGTGTATCTCTTTGTAAGAGTCAATTTTGTCAGGGTTCCAATATCCGTGAGGTGTAGATGCAATGCTACCTTTTTGTTCAATACCATTTACCTGATTCTTTTCACAACGAATTTTTGTAACGATACCAAATTGGTATTCTTCACCTTTGTATGTTGCTTTTAATTTTTCAGTACTATGTGTTAAGATACCACCAAAATGGAATATCATTCTTGGAGCGTAGAAGAAAGCTTCACCGCCTTTGTGTTTGATAACTTTGTTTTCATTATCCAACCAAATCTGTTGAACAACGGCAAAGCTTGCTGTGTATGGTACGTCTTCTCTTCTAGACGCTGGAATACGATAGTTGATTAATGACTTAAAACATGTTGCTAACGCACCTGCAGTCCATTGGTTGTTAGTTGTTTTAGATGTGGCACCCTTAAAGCAGTTGATTGAACCAACTGAATCCCAAAAGAACGCAACATCTCTAGGTAATGAACCCTCTTGTTGTTTATCCAATATGAAATGCATGTATGTTGATATGTCTTCAACAACAGGTTCATATCTTAGTGCTTTGGTCCCCATCTTGCTATGCTGATGGTCGTAGTTTTGATATTTTTTTAATAGGTCTGGACCTTGCATAAAGATGAAGTCACCTTTATAGTTAATAATCTCACCAGTATCAGGGTCAACAACTTCTTCAAATTGCATACCAATGTTTCTAGCATGTTCCCAATTCCAGTTATTTTCAGTTTCAAAAATTATTGGTAACACGCCAATCTTTTGACAACCTGCAACGGCCTCATAGATTGAAGTTGATTTACCAGTATTTGAATATCCTCTGAATGATACAAAATAACCCATCGGAATCCCAGGCACTTTTACAGCCTCGTGAAAAGCTTCTGACAATGGAATCCATTGTATTTCTTTCTCTTTAACCGTAAAATCTAACCCTTCACTCTCTTTAAATGAATCGATATTAAACGATTTTTTTTCAATAATTTTTTTCGGCTTTGTGCCCATATGTATGTTGTTAAAAATAATATTATTTAGATAATAAAGAATGGGTAGTTATGTACCACCCATTCTTATTATAAATTATTAGAACGGCAAATCGTCGTTTACATCTTTTTCACCTTCATTATCATCATCATCATCATCATCAGGCTCAGTAACTTTAATAGATGGTGCAGTTTTTTTTGAAGCTGCGGTAACGTTTGACTTAACGTTTGGTGTTCCTAATGTTAATTCTTCATCTAGGCCGTCGCTTTCTTGTGTTGTTAAAGAAGCTTTATCCACGAATTTTTTTGCTTCTTTATCCCAAGTAGGTACACCGCCTTTAACGATAATCTCAAGATAGTCGTATGGTTTAACACTGTATACATCTTCCCAAGTTCTAGAATCTGATAACCATTCAGCTGAAACTTCAGCATCTTCAGAAAGTGGTGATGGGTCTAAATGAGAAATACTCTGAACAATTGGACGATTGTTTTGGTCTCTAGCAATCATAACCATCAAATCTCTACCAGTCTGTGCATCAGTAATGTTTTGTTTAATCGCAGTCAAAACACCATAGATTTTGTCATAGATACCTTGTTTGCGGTAGTCATGGTTAAAACGCCAGAATTTAACACCATCAGCTTCATTATCTCTATCGATAATTTTTACAACGTACATTTTTTTAGCACTGTATTTTTTAGCTAACTCTTTATCTGAATCCTTGCCAGAAGCTAAAAGTGCTTCACGAGCTTCGCAGAAAGGACAGTCTTCATCTTTTTCGTGCTTTAAACACATAAATGTTTTCCATTCTCCGTCAACCTGCATTTTGTGTCCGTGAACTTCTTTAAATGGTGTTGAGCCGTCAGAGGTAGGTAATACTCTGATTGTTTTAGTAGCTGTTTTTTGTTTGTCAGAAAGGTACGTTGTGAAGTAGTTCTTCAAATCATACTCTTTAGCTGAATTGTTTTTAGCATAAGAACTAGAATTGTTCTCATACTGTTTCATCATCGCTTCAAATTGCGCATCTTGTTTACTCATAATTGTTGTTTTTTAAAATATATGTAGATGTTATTTACTCGTTTTTAATTATACAAATATACGAAAAATTCGGGAAAAGTCAAGTAGCGGGAAAACTTTTTAAGTTAAAAATATTACATCAATAAAGCAAATATACTAACTTAATTAACATAGTGCAAATAAAAAAGGGATGTTTTTTAACACCCCTTTTTTGTACTTTATTTACTTATTATGCTTATACGTCTTCTTCTTCGTAGTCTTCTGGAACATCAAATGTTTTTTTGATTGATGTGTCTACAACTCCGCCTGTATCTATATCATCTTTTTTTAAGATGTATTCTTTAGGTTTTTGTTCTCCAGTTGCGTCATACCCATCAACATCTTTCCAATAGTCGGTTAATTTTATATTGTACGGGAAAGAATCCATAGACCTCATTTCTAATTTTTCTACAGGTGTTGGGTTTCTTTTTACAATTTCTTTTTCAAGCGTATCAATTTTACTAGCTATTGAATCCATAGCAGCAACTCTTTGTTCTAAATCATTAAATTTATTTAAAAGTTCTGTTGTTTTTAAAAAACTTAAATCGGCAGATTTTTTAGCATCTTCACCACTCTTAACAAGTTGTGTTACGTCAATATCAACTTCTTCTTCCGCACCAGCATCCTCGGTTCCAGCATCTTCCGTGCCAGCGTCATCGGCGCCTGCGTCATCAGTTCCAGCATCTTCGGTTCCAGCATCTTCGGTTCCAGCATCTTCAGTTCCATCGTCTTCAGTTCCATCGTCTTCAGTTCCAAACATATTTGAATCGTCAGTATCAGCTTCCGCACCCGCATCAGCACCAGCCTCGGCACCTGCTTCTGCTCCAGCTTCTGCTCCAGCCTCGGCAGTTTTTGAATCATCAACTGGTTCTTCATCAGCTTCCTCTAGATTAGAACCTAAGATTAAATCATCTTCTGTTCCTTTAGGTTCTTCTGTATAAAATGAATATTCAGATAAGAGTCTAAATTTTTTAAGCTCTTCGTTTAGTAATTTTTGATTAATTTTCTTAGCCATATTAAGTTAATAATTGTCTTCCGTCTTCTGTTATTATCTTTTTGTTGATTCTTTCTAAAATGCTTTTATCATTTTTGATAATGCAAACACCTGAGCTGCAATCCATTTCTTGATTTGACTCGTCTAGTGTTGGTTTTTCACCTAAAAAACTATCCATAGCTTTTTTAAGGTTTTTTTCATTAGTTTCGTTATACATAAAATTTATTTTTTTGTAAATTATTATACTAATAAATATCTTAAATTAATTAAAAAACTCGTTTTAAATCCAAAAGTACCAATTCTTTCTTATCTATCAGTATCATTTTGTCTTGATACTCAGACCAATCTACTTGATACGACTTGTAATCTATATTACCAATGTCATCACCAAATTTAGATTCGATAAGTTTGTTTAGGGCATTTATAGTGTAAAACGCTGTACCTTTTTTGTGGACGATTATGGCGTTAGGAAAGAAATTTTTAAGGTCTATTTTTTTACCCTCAGGTAATAATAATTTAAAAGTTAGTATGATTTTTGAGTCGTCATTTATATTATTATAACAGAAGACTTTATCTTTTGTTACATTAAATTTTGTATCTAAATAATTTAGAAACCAATCTAATCGTTCTGGAAATATAAAGGACGCTAATAATATTGATTTATTCATTTTCTATAGAGTATAAGTATGGAATGTACTTGACCTGATTATCAAGGTTTTCAATTCTAGTTTTATACTCAATAAATATCATATTTTTTTCTAAAAACACTTTACTTTTATTCTTTATTTTCAATAAGAATTTTTCAACATTCAAACCAATAAACTCAATAAGTTCTAAATCAAAACCAAATATAAAATTATCAAAATATGTATATACCATTCTATCATGTCTATACGATATGATGTTGTTTGTTTTGTTAATCTTTTTTAATAGTTTTATGATTGTTTTTCTATCAAATATAATTGGGTCGATGAATGTGTATTTGATATCTTTGGTAAGTTGTTTGTAAACTCTTTCAACAAAATTGTATATGTCTTCTTCGTGTAGTTCTCTTCTTTCGGTTTTTTTAAATGTCCAATATAGATTGTCGGATAATTTTCTATCTATGATGTCGTAGTCTGGATAATGTTTCTTGATGTAATCCCATCCAATGATTAACGTGGGTAATCCCTGAACCGTTAGGTCCAAGGATTTAACCACATTAAAATCACAAGAAACATTTACATTAGCAACTGAAACAATATTCGCTATAAGCATAACGCAAATATACGAAAAGTATTTTAAAAGTCAAAATTATCCAATAAGTGATTTAATTTCATTTGCCAGTACAGGATAGTGTAACTTGTAAGGGCCAGTACAATTATGTGCTTCACCGTCTGATGCTGAATAACCAACACCTTGATTTAAAACTGTAACATTTGGTTGACCATTTAATACAGAATAATATGATATGACGTCAGTGTTATCATAAGTTGTTGTACCGTTTAATTTTGTACCGTATATTTTATTTATATCCCCATTAGGTTTATATTTTATATTTCCTATCCAACCACCACTTCCTCTGACAAATAGGTATTTTGCACTTGGAAATACTCTTCTAAGTTCTGTTAGTACTTTTAGTAAATTGTTTGAATTTTGAAATCCATCATTAGTACCTATTGATACTACAACATTTTCTACCCCAGTGCTTACTGGATATTTTTTAAGTGCACCTATTAACCATGTAGTGTCTTTTCCACCAAAATATAATGATGCATCACCTTGGGTTGGTGAAATTCTTCTTGCGGAAGAGCCTGCGGTTATTAAAATATTTTCTAAACAAAATAACAATGAATCACCAACTAAAATGTTTTTTAAGGTTGTTGGTGTGTTGGTTGAAGTTGGTTGTGTTGATGAATTTAATGCTTGTGGGTTATAACCGCTTATTTTTTTAAATAATTTGAAATTATCTATCCCTACTTTAACAAATCCCTCTGTCATTATATCTGCATCATATTCATCATAATTTAGGTATCCACTTTTACCCTTAAACGACCTTGTTATATATGGTTTATATACGTCATATTTTTTTCCCATTTGGAACATGCCAGCATATCCACTATTTGGGTCTGTATATGTTTGTAACCCATTTTCCTGCATCCCCATTGTAATGATATTGTCAAGCGAAAAACCTTCATTTGGTTGTTCGTATTTTTTAAATATATCTTTAAGTCTTGAATATGGTCTACCCAAGTCATCCTTCGCACTACCATTGATTCGTGTTTGTGCCTCTGCTGCTTTTATTGGAAGTTGTTTAGTCCACACGTTAAGAAATCCATTGGCTAATTTTTTAGGGTCTGACCTATATAGTGTTGAAATGTCTGATTTTTTAACACCGTTATCTGCGACTAATGTACCTGGCCAATTGTCTGTGAAAAAATCAGTATTTACGTTGCTTTGATACGATGCTTGGGTACCACTAGCAACTTTGTAATGTTGAGATGCGCCATCAGGACCTTGTTGCCATGAAAAATATATCCAAAGTAAATCTGATGTTGATAATTCATAATTTGCTGTTCCTTTAACGGTAATAAAATCACAACCGCTATAAACAGCTTCTTTTCCATCTGGTTCTTTAGGATTTTTTACAACTGGGTCATATTGTGCGTTTGCTGGTATTGTTACGGTATTTTTTGGATTATTGACATATTTTGGTTCTTTCGTCTGCCATAGACATATTGCTGATGTTCCGTGGTATTCAAAATGCCAAAACTCTTCGACACCGCTACCATCTCTTAAGCTGGTTGGCATCCAGAATCCATATCTCCAGCAATTTTCTAAAAACCATTTTAGTGATATGTTTATATTTTGGTCAAAACCTCTTTTTAAATTATCCGCACTAGTTGATATTTGTAATGCATTACCATCAGCATCTATTGTTTGTAAATCAACAGCCAACCCCCATCCATGATAAGAAGTTCCAACAGCAGCAACAGCACCAGGGGGTTTTTTATTTTTTATATTATCTCTTACTAAATTTGTTTGTTTTGTTGCGTTACGATATAGGCTAGTAATAGTGATATAGTTTCCATCGCTAAATGTTTTATAATTATTTTGTTTTGCGTGTGTAACAAAATCAGTTAACATTTTTTCTAACGCATTTGCAGCTTCTGTTATTAATGACTCGTTAAGTTCGTTTTCGTTGTCTGGGGCTGGAGCTTCTACCTGTGTACCAGCTTTTTGATTACCAACACCGTTAGGTGCAACAACTTTTTTCATTGTTATTTGATTGTTTGTTTGAGTCAAATACGCATTTTTGCCATCATTTCTAAATATTGTTGCTGCAATAGGTGCTAATAGTTGAGTTGGGGTATACGTTACTGTACTACCAGCTGTTGCCGCTCCAATTTTTTGGCCAGATATCAATGAAGAATAAAGCGTCGCTTTATCTATCAATGGTGTTTTTGCTATTCTAATTCTTGTACCAGTAAATACGGTTGTCATATTATTTGGCACAATGCTATGAGTAACCTTTGTGATTAAATAAGCACCATGAAACATTGGTATGTTATCCAATTGAAAATACATCATTGGTTGAATCATTGCATCGCCAAGCATTTCAACTTCAGCTTTATAGCTTCTTACAGAATAAACATTGTATAGGTTTTGACCAACATATGACTGGTTTGCCGAACTTAGTGAGTTTGATATTGCGTCTGTTATTGCTAATGATTCGGCCGTTTCATTAAATTCTGATTGGTCAAGCCTGATATCCTTAAATATGTTTTGATTTTGTTGTCCGTATTTAACAATAAATGCAGATGCAAAATCCTCCCAACTGGCTTTTTCTTCTGAAAAATCTTTAGGCCATGTTTTATCGTTTGTTATATCAAAACCATCGTTTGGATATTCCGAATCTGGACCGAAATCTAGCTTGGTTGATGTTTGCCCAACATATACGCAAACAAACGATGGGCCAGTTGCTGTTTCTTTTTGTGCCATATAATAAGGGTATGGTTCAAAAATGGAATGCAATTCTTTGGGGTCGTTAAAGTTAATAAAATTTGGTAATGCAATAAATTCAAAATTATTATCTGTTAATATTCTACCAAATAAATCATAAATGCTAGAATCAGGACTCTCATACAGTTGATGCGTTACCATTACTGGATGTATTTGAAATTGTTTGCTAATATCTTCAAATGACCTACTGACAAATCTAAAACTATCAATAAGGTTTAATCCAGCAGGTGTTCCTTTACCGTATTCGGTATTTATGGCTGTATCGCCAGCTAATCTATATGGTTCATTTGTTCCTTTAGAACAACATTGAAATAATATATCATTAAATGGTCTTGGGCTACCACCGACACCAGCAATCCATTTATCATATATTTTTTTACACGTTCTGTATATCTCTAATTTAATTTTTTCGTTTTCGCCTGGTGATACAATTGTTTTCTGGTCGTCAGTAACTTTGGCTATTAATGCTTGATTAATAGTATCGATATATTTTGCAAATTTTGATTTAAGAAATTTAGGTGTTGGGTTTGTATCTTTTATACCATTTGACCATATAAATACTGAGTTATTTTCAATATATTTATGTGAAAAAAGTAATTCTTTTAATTTTTTTTCTGCTGGACCATTTAGTTTATATTCAATAAATAAATTATAATCAAATTTACCTAGTGTTGGTAATGCGTAAATATATGTCATAACTGAATAGTTATCCTCTAGTTTACCAATATTTAATTTATTACCATATAGTTCGTTCATTTTGGCAAGCGTGTTAACGGTTATCTCGGTGTATGTACCATTAACGTCATATTCTTCCAAAGATTTTGCATCAGTTTTAACAACTGTGCTACTTCTTAATATGTCCCATTGTGCTTTCCACTGGCTATCGCCAAAAAATGCTGTTCCGTCCCCTTTGGTTATATCCAAAAGTGGTATGATATCATTTGTAAACTCTTCTTTAACAAATGTATCAAATTCACTAACAAATAAATCTTGAACTTTTGGTGGTAGTGCTAAAATTTCTGGGTCGATTTTTTCATAAGACATACCAAGTCTATCACAAAAAAACATTGAAAAATTGCTTTGGTTATCATTTAAAGCATCGTTACCAGTTGCAACTTGTAATCCAAAAATATTTAAATTTGTTTTAGACGTTTCAAATGAAATAACCTCTGGATAAGCTTTTAAATATTCGTCATTTTTTGGATAATCGTCGTCATTTGTACTAAACCCAGGTATTAAAGATTCGTTACCTATTTTAAACGTTACTGGTATTTTTCCAGCTAACCCTTCTCTGTATCTCCAAATTAAAGAGCCTATAAATGCTGGCCATAATTTTGGAACTTTAACAAATCCATTTCTTATAGCAAATGTATTAAAAATTTCTTTTTGTTTAAAAATACCAACATCATCTGTTATACTCAATATTCCAGTAGACCTTGATGATTTTCCAACTAGTCCTTTCCAAGGAAAACAATGTAAAAATAAAAAAGCTTTTGGATAAACGCTTGTTTGTGCGTTATATAACCTACTACCAAACAATGAAAAGTTAAAAGAATATTTCCTAGTCTGTGCAGCAAAATTAAAAAATGGAAAAGAAACTTGGTCTTGTGTTGTTTCGTTTGAAAACAATGTTATATTTTTACCAACTGATTCGTGGTTATTTGAAAGTACATTATATCTTTCTCCTGGTATAAAAGTATCAATATATTCACTTGTTGTTATATTTTCAAATGTATAAGCGGCAAAAGCACCACCAGAAAAAGTTAAATCAAGAGGCGTTTCACTATTAATTCTTCGTGTTGATAACCCATTTTGAATTCCTTCCCAACCATTTTCAATTAGCGGATTATCATAAAAAATACTATGATAACCTAACTGACCAGCACCATATTCAGATTTTGAGGAGTAATCGACCGATGAGTATTCTTGGACGCCATACTTACCATTACTAAGAAAAAAATCAGCATCTACTGGTGAAGTTAAATCGTTAGACAATAAGTCGTATTTAAAAATACTTGGACCCCTAGCAAGAGGTGGTTGCGTCGTTATACTATCGTAATCATCGGCGCCAATAATACTAATATATTTTGCGGTATCTGCAGATTCGGCGTTATCATCGTATTTTACACTCCCAGACCTATTTGATAATTTAAAATCAGAATAATTACCATAGTAAGGGTTTGTTATACTGTTAAAACCTTTATCAGCAGGTATTTCGTATCTATTAAAAGGAGTACTTCCTTTAAATGGTATTTCAATATATTTATAATCCCAATGTTCAATATTATTATATGTGGATGCTGATAGTAGATTTTTTTCTGTACCATTAACAATACCTTTTACTGCAGAATATTTATCAACTGTATTGTAATTGCTAGTTAATGCTGGTAAAATAATTTTATTTGTTTTGTATTTTTGAATTATTAACTCCGCTTCAGCCTTTGCAAATGATTCTATTTCTTTATCATCAATTAAGTTGCTAGGTTGCCAACCTAATACACCAGCAGCTCTTAAAACAATAAGTCTGGCAATATCATCTTGATTTGCGCTGTCTGGTAATCTATCGTATGGAGTTTTATCTGGTATTGACCTAATTGAATCAATTGGGCTAAATGCTTGCCAAGCTACAACACCATTTGAGTTTAATTGTACTGCCTCGTCCTCTTGTATATTTTTAACCATTTGTACGTACAAATCTTCAACGAATTTAACTTCTGGTACTAGAAGTGGGTTTTCAAGAACACCCGCAGAACCAAGATATCTTTCCACATCGTTTTCAATGTATTCTGGCCATGGATATATTACAGCGTCATCAGTTTTTTTAATATCTAATCTTTGATTGTCAAGAGATTGTGATTTGAATTTTTTTAATTCATCAATTCTAGTTGTTTCTAGATACCTTGAAGAAACCTTAAACATTAGTTCTAGGAATATTTCAATATGTGCTGTAAACATTTTAAAAATATTCCTTATATTTGGTTCAAATGTTAACTTGCTTTCAATTGCATCTGCAATATCTAAAGCTAATGAGTCTGTAAAATCTTTTTGAGCTTTTTCTAATTCTGTTCTAGCATCTTGTATATATTGTCTAGTTTCTGTAACATCGCGTACTATAATATATGCCTCACTAGGTGATACCGTTTTTGGTAATGCATTTTGAAATCTTTTTACAATACCACTAATTACTTCATTATTGGTACCGTCTATTAAATCTTCATAACTTTCTTTTATATTATCAATCATGTCGGCGTTATTAACACCACCAGTTGGGCCAATTAATTCATTTACTTTTGCTATCGCCCCACCAGTAATTTGATTTGTTTCTATTAATTTTGCGCTCAATAAATTGCCAACCTTTGTGTTATATGCATCGCGTTTTTTTTTATATTCTTCTCTAAAAGTCTTACCAATTTTATACACATTAGTATTTTTATATGCATCTCCAAAACTAGTTTCGCCCTCTTTACGTGGGTCTGGAAAAAAAACAATACTAGTTTGATAAGGCTCGGTTGTATCTCCAAGTATTGCCTCGCATATTGTTGGGTTTTTAAGGTCTCCAATGTAGCTATCTACTAAACCCTCGATAACCGTTAAATCACCCTGTAATTCATTAATTAATGCTACGTTATTTCTATTTACATTTGATGTATTTGCTAATTGTTCTTCCACTAATTTATCAATGTTATTCATATCTTTCATGAATTGATTGATAGAAATGGTATCTTTACTTTTTAATAAATCAATTCCATCTGGTGTTCTAACAGCAGCTCTCAGATATCCAAGAATCATATCAGCAAACATCGCATATGTATAACCAACAAAGCTTGCACTAATTTCAAAATTACCAGTTTGTGAATTAAATTTAGTGTTGCATTTAACCATGTGTAAACAATATACAACAGGTTTACCATAAAACCCTTTGATTTTTAATTCAAATAATGGATAGGGTAATCTAAATAAAACATTATATATTGATTTTGCACCAGATTGGAAAATTGCTCCACCTCTAACATCAATAAAATCTATATTGACCATTGGTGCATATGATGAGTTGAACTCTATTTGAATATTAGTAATTCCTAATGCTTCTTCAATTATATTTTCAGTTCCTAAGTCTGTATAGCTAGTGGTTAAAAAATTACCATAACCTGTACTTCCGTCTTTTTTACCTTTGATAAAATTTACAATACTAGAACCTTCGCTATTTTTTTTTTGTGTACCGTTTTGAGTATTAATTAATACGCTTCTTGCTTTTTGTGTTGTAAGCAATTCAACAATAATACATAATTCTTCTGGCGGTACGGACATGTTATAATTTGTATCACCAAAAATACTATCATTATATTGATAACCAAAATCGTTTGGGTCAACTATGCTGAATCTGCCACTACCTTTTCTATCACCTTTAGCCATGCTGTAAATTGTTTTTTATTCTAAAATTATACCCCATAAAGTAGTTTATAATTGTTTACTAATTGTATATATCTGCCTATTGCATCTTCAAAAGGAAACGGTACAACGATTATTGTTTGGTCGGGTATTAAAAACTCCAAACCCCCAAATTGTGGGTTTGCAGACATTATTAACCAACCAAAGTATGGTGAATTATAATACGCATTGCTTACTTTGTCAAGTCTTGTTTCACCTAATTTATATAATACAGTTTTATCACCGCTTGTTTGGGTCAGCGTAAGGCCAGGTATTGGCTTCATCTTATCGTTACTTCTAAATTCTTCGTATCTATCGAAATATCTTGGCATATGTTTTTATTTTTTTATTTTGGTGGTTTTGTTACTGGTAATGTGTATTTAGCAAATTTTTGCCAGAAAGTACAAGTTTCTGTACCAATTTTTGATGAGAGGTTTATAAAATCACCTAATGCTACTAATTCTACACTGCTAGCGTCAGAAGGGAAATTTTTCTTAATGTTTTCAAGCAATCCTACTGTTGGTGGGTTTGTATTTGGATTTCCGTCATAATTTTCATTTGCTACCGCTAGGCTAGTTGCACTACCCCTGCTTGAGAATCCAACCCAAGCTTTTCCATCAGTACTTCTATCTATGGTAGCGGTCCAAGTAACTACAGGCCCCTTTACCGTAACTTCTACAGATATGACCGTTGGATTTATTCCAGCATCATATAGTGCATATAAAACTTTTGCAACTTTAGTATTCATTTCACCGACATTTCTAGAAACTCCATTAATTGTTGTACTTTGAAATGCGTGTAGCTTGTCACGATTGTTACCAAAGTTAAATGTTGTTACGTCATAACTATCTTTTAAAGCATATGGTAATTGATATGGTGATGTTGGTGTAGATGTTGGAGGCGGTGCTGGTGTATTGTCTAGATAAAAACTAATACCTGGTTGTCCGCCAGTTTCCCAATTTATTATAAATCGACTACTAGGGTCTTTTTGTGCTGCCAATATATTATTTTTATTATCTTCGTCAATATCTCCCAAATCTAAAACTCCCTGCCAAGTTGTACCTTTTTCCCAAGCTTTACCACTAGGTTGGTCTGCGGCTACTTCTGTATTTGCCACAATAACTTGACTACTTGAATCAGAACCAGAATCAAACACAACTGAGGTGTCGTCATTTCTACTAACATTAAATGTTCCGTCAACACCTAAACCAAGATTAAGGCTAGCACCATTTATATTTGCCTTTATGGTAACCATACCTTTATATGTTTTTGATGATTGTAATGCAAATGTTGGTAATTTATCTGTTCTACCCCATTCAAAATCAACGGTTATACTATTCAATGATTTATCATAAGGATAAACTTTTTTAATATTAATTGCATTAACAACATCAGCATCTTTACTATTACTAGCAGCTACTGGTGTTGGTGGTGCTGGTGCTGGTGTTACCGATGATGGTGTGGTTGGTTGTGTAAATGGTTGACTTACTAGATTTAATTTATTAGGGTTGGTTGCCCCGTCAGGGTAATAGTCAACATTTAGCGTATATGTACCATCTTTTTTATCATTAACAATACAGCTTTGAGCATTTGCTCCTAAACAAACATTCGACACAATTTTACCCGAGTCATCTTTAAATTGTGTATTACCAACTTTCATAAAGTCATAGTTAGGGTCAATAATTCTTAACACTAAATATTTACCAGTTGTTTGTTCTAAATTAAAATAACTAGCATCATTACCTTGTAATGTGCTAAACTCACCTAAATAATCAATAGTTATACCAGGTTTGCTTACGTTCGTATTTGCAGTATTGGTTAGCATTTCTGTATTTAATTGTACCTTTGTTGTATCGTTATACACTAACGTTTCTAGGCTATATTGTTTACCCTCTGTAAGCCCAGTGCACGGTGGTGTTACATTAGCAAGAGGAATTGAAAGAGCATTATCCTTTGTATTTTTTTTAAATGAAAAAGGGTCAAATTGAAGTAGTTGAGTACTATCGCTAGTGTCAAGATGTATATATTGATATTGTTCAAGTCCGTCAGCGCTTTTTATTGTCGATTTAACATTTAGTTTATACTGACTAAGTTCAGGTCTTGTTGGGTCTCCGTTATTATAAAGATTAAAACTAATAACCCCGTTTTTATTGTTTGTATTTGTAGTTGTTACATCTTTTACCGTTAAATTTTTAATAGCAGATTCTTGTTCTTGTTGAGAATTTGTTAATCCGTTAACATCTATATCATAACTACATGGGATTGAAACACCAGCAAAACTAAATACAATTTTATATGGTATTTCATTTCCCTCAATTAATTCAGGTGTTTTTGGTTCTGTATTTGAAAAGTATAAATTATTGACTACCGAATTTGATTTTGTGAATGCGCTAGATACATCTATTGGTGTTTTCCATACATAGGTATCTTTTTCATTGATTTTACTAATTAGTGTTACCGTTAACTTGTAATCCTGAGATAATTCTACAGTTTTATCTGTTGCGTTAATAAAAAAGGAGATATAATTACCTTTGGTAGCATCTTTAAGTACTTTTAAATCTGGGTTTGACGTATCTGATTCTGATACACCTATAGAAATTATTTGACCGTCGCTATCACATTTGGTTTCTGATTTGGTTACGATTCCTGTTGCTGTATCAAATATAATTTCACACGTTGGGTCATTAACACCCACTAGTTGTATTGATACATTATATTCGCCACTATCAATTAATGATTGTGGTGGTGGGTTATCACCCCATATACCATTATCAGTTGGTGTACAATAAAAATTATTATTCTCTGGTGCGTATGTTTTATTATCTTCAGCATAAAATAGTTTATTTGGATTAGTTGCTACATATATAACACTTAAATCGTTTATATCGTAAACATTAATATATGAGTCATATGGTTGTAATATTTTTACTGCTGAGTCATTATAATCAAATCTAAAACCAATAATATCTTCAAAAAAAGAAATTGGTTCATTTTTTTCATCTTGTACATTAAACCAATATAGGTTATCTTTATCTCTTTCACAAGAAGATGAAGTACCATCACCACCTTGAGTATCTGAGCTTGTTTGTTTTTTATCTTCATCACTAGTTGCTGTTTGGTCAACAGTCGGAGGTGCATACGTTGGTACTGTATCGCCAAAAGCTCCCATAGAAGTGGTAACGGAATCAAGACCTAGTACCAAGCCGTATGCTGTTTCTTGTGTACCTTCTGGCATTAGTTCTGTTTTAGAAGCAAATGTTGTTCTTGTATTTTCCCCCTTGTAATTCTTATCAAGCAATTTAATATCTTCAACAGTTGCGATATAATCAGCTCTGGGGTCATAAACTTGCGAGTTTGCAAAATAATTAAACGATAGTGCGTTTTGTAATTTATTAATTGGGCCGTACATACTAGAACCACCAATATATTTAAAAGATATTGTTACATTAGCAATCATTGGTTGTACACCAACACCTTCTGGATTTAAATCCCAAACCAGCGGTTCGTAATCAATACTTAAATTATCCATCATTATTTTTGTATTGTAAAAATCACCAATTCTTAGTATACAAACTGGTGCTGGACCAAAAGCTAAATTGTTTGGGTTGTCATTTGCATTGCTTGTTGGCCCTTGTCTAGTGCATTGTAATAAGAATGTTAATCTAGAGTTTAAACCTTCTGGTGTTGTTGAATGAAATGCTGGATGAAAATATCTTATTTGTTGTCTAATTTTATCAAAAACAAAAGAATCGTCTCTTGTTAATTTTTCAAAAAAATCCTGTTCAGTATAGAATCTATTAGTTACTTGTGAATTTAAGGCTATTTGTTCAGGCTCTACTACTGTTCTTGGTTTTTTTGTTTTAGTTCCTTCAGCTTTATTTGTAAATTTAACTCTACCGTATCTGTCGTATTTAGGTCCTTGAGAATCTACAGGTGTTTTTGAAGTATACGGAAATTTTTGACCATCTTTGGTAGCTGTTTTTACTGTACCAACAATTCTTTTCTTTTCAATAATGTTGTTATCTAATAACCATTTTTCCATTGCCGCAGCTCTATTTTTTGATAGTTGTTCATTCGCATATGTTTGTCCACCACCTTGACTACTGGCATACCCCTCGATTTCAGCAACACAACTAGGGCACGTATTTTTTAAATAATCTCTAAGCGCAGTCTTATATGCTTCGTCGTTCCATGTGTCAAATTCTTTATCTGGTGGTACTTTTAATTTTTTATTACCAAGAGACTTAGAAGTGCCAGGCTTGTTAAAACCATAGTTTGTTGAATCTGGCCAATACCCCGTATATCCTGTTGGTGGGGGGATTGTGGCATAATAATCAAGTTTTGGATTTGGGCTATCGTATCCCTCCGTATCCGTCGCATCTTTATATTGTTTTTCACCATTGTATTTTCCGTGTCCTGTAAGACCACCATCTTCGTAGTTCCACGCTAGAACAGTTTCTATTTTTGTTATATCGTTAGGAAAATAAATAGTAATTTCGCTTGGTGCCTCTACTGGGGGTTCTGTTATCTCGTCAACATAAGTTTTAACTGTTTGTTTAACTGTTTCTTGCTCTTCTCTTGTTAATAAACTAGCATAATAGTCATCATCAATACAACCAGCAAACCATGAACGTATATATTCATCTGTTGGTCCGTTGTCACCTTTAAACCCATTCATCGAACTAGGATGGTCAACAACTATTTTAAACGAAAGATTACCTGTTCTTTCAGTATTATTATATGTATATAACGGTTCGCCTCTACCAATAAATAAATTACTTTCAAGACTAACTGAACTAGATTCACTAAATGTTAAATCATATGGTGGAAACCACATTATTCTACCAAACTTTCCTGTTAGTAGGTCGCCTGGTCCTTGTTCAATTGGTAATAAATTTACCGCTGGCGAACCAACCCATGCTAAATTCTCAATTGAGAACATGTATTTTTTGGGTATCGTTGACCTTCTAGTTAAATCGTCTGTTTTATATGGTGCAATTTTTGCAAATCCATTATCATCTAATACAGACATTCTTTCTGAGTTGTGTAATCTCCAACCTTTTGTTCCACCTGTTAATATTGGACCTCCAGAACCTTCTTTTTGATTTAAACCACGACTTCTAATTAACTTATTAACAGTATCATATCTGTATTGTGGTATCCATGTTCTACAAAATGTATTTGTTGCTGAATCATTTGAGCTACTATTCCCAAGAGTACCGTCTGGATTAAATCTAAATTTAGATAAAACACCAGAACCTTTAGATATAAATCCATTTGGTGATATGGCTGTTTGTATTTGTTCTTTGCTATTACCACCTTCAGCACTACCATATGCTGAAACCATTGTCCTCATACCCTTGCTATTAAATAGCATTTGTGTTTTACTTAATAATGATTTTTTTTCACCAACAAATTGAGCGTTACTAGATTGGGGTGCTGCTGGTCCAACGAATTCTGCTTGTTGTGCTAATAAATTTGTTGTTGCACCTTTATTTGATGTCCAAGCAAAATTTTGTGCAAATGGTTTTGAATCTGATGCACTTGGTAACCCAATAAATCCAGAATCTGCAACCAATTTTTCACGATTCCAATTTAAATCAGGAATAATTCCATCTGTAGGTATAAGAAAATTTTGTGTAAGAACCCCTTGAGGATTCATAAATGCGTACCCTTTTATATTTTTTACACCCTCGAAACCTGGTACATATCCACTTCTGAACGGACCTTGTATATTTTCACCATTTGCATTTATATTATATTTTAAAGCTTCTTTTTGACCCTTACCAGTATTTTTTAACATACTGTTTGCACGTACAATATTATCAACGTATTTATTTTCTTCTGCAAATATTGAACCTTCAGGTTGTAAAAGGCTTTTAGGTACTTGAAATCCTAATATCTTTTCACCTAATCCAAGTAATTGACCACCTAGTGTTGATGATACAGTAATCTTGTAATCTGGTCTAAGACCTATTGAACCTATATCCCCTTGAACTAAATTTAAAAGATTTTCATTAAGATTTAATTTACCTAATATTGCTTGCTCTGTATTAAATGCTGCGTTGTTTGCTAGGGCCAATGCTAATTGTTGGGCACCTATTGTCCCTAATTTTGTATCGTTAAGAACACCAGCAACGCCTAATACTCTACCAGCCAAAGATGACCTTAAATCAAAATTTGGTACCACATTAATTCCACCAGCACCACCAATACCACCAGCGATACCAACACCTTGACCATTTAATAGACTACCTAAAATATCTGCGGCTTGTGTCGCATCTTTACCAACACCCAATAATTGACCATATGCTTCATCATAACTTGGTAATTGTTGCGCTGTTTGAATTGGTTGAAGTGATATATAGTCAGCCATATCAACTTGCTTGGTAGCATCTAAATATAGATTTTTAATTGTTGCTTGTTTTCTATATTCAGCAAAATCACTTTTTGCTAGTAAACCATATTGTTCTGTTGTTGAATCAGGTGTTGTTGGGTATTGAGTTGTTCCATTTGGCGGAACAGGATATATTGGTGTTGTTAAGGTATAATTAATATCTAAAAACTCTGGTGCAGCTGAATCTTGGTTTTTATATAAATTCATTATGATAGCGTTATCATAACGAAACACACCATCAATAACAAGTGGATTTTGTTGAGGTACAGAACCATTACCAACCATTGTATCTAAAAATGGCTCTCCACCTCTTGGTGAACCGTTGATAGATGTTGAATACTGTGGGTACCTAATTGGGTTTTGAATATTTAAATGTAATAAAAAATCACGAATACCAAAATCTAATGCCGTTCTAGTAATTGAGTTCTTATTTCCTGCCGTAGGTGCTGTTGTATCATAATATATTAATGGCATAACTGTAAATTATTTAATTATAAATATAATACCATAGTATTTTATGTAAATAAACCTAAAATTGTTTTATCTTTATAACAAAATAAGCCCACGACGGGCTTACTATTTTTATTATTGATTTAATTGTTTATTTATAATTATTTTATTTTTTTTATTAATATTAATAATATATTCAAATATACGGTTTTTTTTCCAATAAGTCAAGTACTAATCGTTTTTACCTTTAAGTGCTTTATTTGCCGCTTCATTAACTTTAAGTGATAACTGTCTAAGAAACAATGGGTCGCTCATTAAATCCTTTCCAACTTCTCTAGATTCTTGAGTTGATTCACCATTTATTCTTACGTCAATTACTCCACCTATCTTCATATCATCAACCCTTACACTAGCAGACGCGTTTGAATTAGCCGAGCCAGGCGACCCACCATACATTGACATTATTGACCTTGCAAGATTATTATTACCGTTAGCATTTGTACCAGCTATCATCGTTGAGTCATTCAACTTCATAAATTTATCTTTAGCATTAAAACTAACAAGACCATCATCTAATTGAGCAGTTGCGGCACCAGATACAACATCATCTGGATACTTATCTGGATTTGCCTTGATATCAGCAATTAAATCTTTATTAGATGGTATAATATCTTTTACTTCGGGGTGTAATTTTCTATAAACAGCCCTACCTAATGCAACATCGTCTGTCCCCATACCTTTGATACCCAAACCAAAACCTTGTGTATCTAAACCAAAAGCTTTAGGTAGTATTTCAAGTATCCCAACACCAGTACCACCCAAAGCTTCCAACCAACCAGCACCGCCTGTACTTCTTGCACTTTTTGACGAAAAAAAGTCAACTTGGTCTTTTACTGTTTTAGCTACAGAAACTACAGCTGCCGCAGTAGCAGCAGCGGCTCCAGCACCACCAGACCCAGCAGCTGCAGTACCAGTAGTAGTCGCACCTCTAGCAGCAGTACTCGCCGCAGCATTACCACCCATACCAAATAAACCTGAACCCATCATTCCCATTCTAAAACCTACAGCTAAAGACGCACCATTAGCAATCCACATAGCAGCTTTACCAGCTAATGCAATAGCAAAAGATTTAATTGGGTTTTCAGTAACGTATTCAATAAATTCACTAATTTTACCACCAACCCAATCAAGAATAACCCCAATTTTATCAAATATTTTTTCTTTTTCAAACCATGCGGTGAATTTACTAATTGCTGCTCTAAGTTTATCACCAACACCACCTTTTTTACCAAAAGTGTCTGCTAATTTTTCTGCAAACGGCATTAAAAATATTTTAAATTGTTCAATTAACCCATTAATTTGTTGGTCAAAACTCATAGCATCCTTAGCTCTTTTTTCAAGACCAGCTTTTTCTGCCATTTGTGCTCGAATAACCTCTTTTGCTGAACTACCTAATTGACTAAGTAATTTTTCGTTTCCGTCAATTTCAATATACGCTTGCCCCTTATCATTAAATTGTGATATATTTTCCAGAAATTCTTTTTCATCATCTTTTAACCCTGTAACATCCATTTGGGTTCTAATTTTTTTAAACTTAGCCATATTTTTACCTGCCGTTACCAATGTTTCCAACTCAACACCAGTTGCTTCAGACACCTCTCTAAGCCTTGCCATCTCAACAGCCGCCAATTGTATATTACCATCTTTGTCTATCCTTGCATTTTGAGATGCAGCATCAGCAACGGCTTTTGTTAAACCCTCCATATCATTACGAGCCATATACATCAACTTAAAAGGGTCAGCCAATTGAGACCATTTACCACCTAAAACTTGAAGTTTAGCTGACATTTCAACTGCACCCTCAATATTCATCAACTTATCAGCCATACCAGCTACAGAATTCATATTTATACCTAACTTGGTAACTGTTTCTGCCATTTTTTTAAACCCTTGAACCCCACCTTTAAAGTTATACCTATTAAGCATTTTCATATTAGATGTGATATTCTTAATAACCTTAGATGAATTTAACCCCATTTTACTCGCATCTTCCATGGTGTTATTCATAAACGTTGCAACCTTTTCAACGGACATACCCTGAGCCTCAAATTCAGCGGCCATTTTAGCAGCTTCATCAGCCCCCATACCAGTTCCTTTAGCAATGGCGGTAATATTAACTAAATTTTTAGCACCCAATAGCACCGACCTTCCAATTTCTTCACTATATGCTGATTGCATCTTTGTGGTCTCTTCAAGTGTACCACCCATTTCGGTAATTTGACCTGAAGCAACCCTTATACTACTACGAAAAGAATCACTTCTTTTTTTCAATAACCCCATACTTAAAGCCGAACTCCTAACCGCTTTATCCATATCAAAAAGTCCATAACCCTTAATCTTGTTGTAAACATCTACTATAGCACCAGGCAACTTACCCAACGCCTTAGAAGTTTCATTAACAAGCATTTTAGTCTTACTAACTGCTTTAAGGTTTGCTTCGTATAGTTGTTTTTGTGCTTTTAATTTGTCAATTTCTTCGTCTAAAGCTTTTTGTAATTTTTCGGTTTCGGCCGCGTTTTTTCCAACAGCTAACGCTTTTTGTTTTTGTAAAAAAAGGATATCTTTTTCGAGCTCTTTAGTTTTTTTAGCATATGTTACGTATTGTTTAGCGTCACCAAGTATGGTTTTTTGTATATCCATACTTTCTCTGGTATTTTGAAGATATTCGTATTGCGACGAATTTAAACCCGTTGATAGTTGATTTGCTTTTTCTAAAAGTTTTATTCTCTTAATTAACTCTTCATTAGTTAATTTTGATAATTCATAATCATTCATATATTAAATTCTTAGCAATATTATTATTATAAATATCTAGAAATAAAAAAACCCTATAAATAGGGTTTTATGATAAGGGAACTTCCCCAGATTTTATTTTATTTTTTAATGCTTCACCACTCACCTTTGTTTTTCTACTACCCTTAGCGTTTGGATTTCCCCTATTTGTTATCTCTTCAGCCTTAGCTTGTTCTTCTTGTTTTGACTTAATAAGCATTCCCATGTAGTATCTTCTTTCATTTGTTGGCATATTTAAAACGTCATTATAACCTATTTTTAAATATTGCATACAAACAAATATCTCTTCCCATAAAGATGGTTTATATTGGTAAGTCAGGCCAAAAAAATCTGACGTTAAGGGGAAGAAAGGTAGAAATAGACTCACCTCTAGGAGTCTTAACTTCGATTGATAGGTCAACCCCACAATCTATTTTTTCAATGTAATCTTTTAATTCTTTAGAATCACGAACCCTCATTTTTTCGATAAAATCTTTAATAAAGCCTTTATCTCTATTACCATTTATATCTACAATTTGTCTCTCTAATCTATATGTAATTACACTATTTACAGGTATTTCATTTTTTTCATCCTCAGCAACCAACTTTTCAATTTGGTTTAAATCACCTACTGTCAACAATTTAAATTTAATATTTGCCTTTGCTATTGGTAAATAAAAATCAAAATAACCTTCAGCATCTGGCTCTTTCGATAATTTAATAGTTTTTAGGCTATTTAAATCAACTTCGCTTTCAAATGGTGCACCATCTTCATCATACATTGTAATCGGGTACATTTCACCATAACTTGTTGCTCTTAACCATAACATGATAGCATTTCTATCACCAACATGTAAATCATTATATCTTAGGTCTGGTTCCAATAATTTTCTATTAATTAGAATTTCCAAAAATTCACCACTCTGTAATAGATTCGGAGACGTTAGGATATTCTCATCTGCCGTTGTCATATAGGCAACCTTAACACTTGATTTTTTATTTTTATATAGTTTACCCTCAGAAGGTAAAGGAATAACGTCAAAAGCTGCGTTATATTGTGGTTGGCTTAATTGTTGAATATACATATCACTGTTATTCATAATTAAATTAGATGGTCCCATATTAGTTATTGGTTGTTTAGATTCTGATTTCAAAGGAACTTTTTGTGGTTCTTGATACTGCGGCTGTTGTTGTTGATATTGCTGCTGCTGATACTGCTGCTGATATTGTTCTTGTTGTACCTGTTGCTTTTGTGGTTGTTGTGGTTGTTGTTGATACGGTTGCTGTGTCCTTTCAGACGCCGTATTAAAACTATTTTGATATTGTTGAGTATTCTCAACATTTCTTTTCAATTGTTCATCTCTTAATCTAATTTGTTCTTCAGTCCTTTGACGCATAACTTCGACCGCTGACATGTTAGTTTCGTTCATCGAGTTGGTATATATTTCGTTTGCGGCTTCGATTCTCTTTGCTTCGTAATCCGAATCAACATTAACTGGTTGTTGAGGTGTGTTTTGGCTTTGTGGTGTGTTTGTTGGAAACACATTTGGTTTTTTGTCCATAATTAAAACTTTTTATTTACTATAAATATAGAACATTCGTTTTTTTTGTAAATAGGGTTTACAATTTTTAAATTTTTTTGTAAATTTGTGTATATGTTAAAACTAATAGTAAAAATTAAAAATTATTTTGTTAAAAAGCAGAAATACAAAACTGCTAAATTTTTTCAAAAGATAGAACTTAGATTGCAAGATAATTAAAAATACCCCATGAAAATATCACAGGGTATCTTTAATATATTTTTTTATATCTTAGAATAATAAGATTGCTCTGTCAAATCTAAGTGTTGCGGTGATTTGAGCGATACCATCATCATCCATTGCTAAGTCACCAAAGCCAACGTTTGTAAGCATAGTACCATCTAATAACCATTTTTCTACAACAACACCCGTCGGGTCAAGCATTTCAAGTTCAACAGGTCTTTTGTAACCAGCTGCGTAACCTTGACGACCAGTAATAGATTCAGAGTGTAAACGAACCCACTCCATTATAGCTTGAGTAGCTGAAGGACCAATAGGGTCTCTAAAAGTAACATCAATAGTTTCCCATGTAAATCTACCAATAACCCAAGTAGAAGTATTCAAGAATGGAATCTCAACTTCATTTTGTGTGATTGAAGGTCTAGAAGCAGTTTCTAACCACCATTGCTGAATACCCAAATCAGCTGGGAAAGTGATAAGCCAACGATTCTTTTTCTTCGGTTCGTAAGGCAAGGGCATCTTCATGAGTAAATCGGCCATATTCTAAAAATTTTAATTTTTTGTTTTATTATTATAAATATGTAGTTTTTTATTTTTTTATATTAAACTACTCATTATTTTTTTTATTCTTTCTATCTCTTCAGTCAATACTTTATTTTTACCATTAACCGATTCATATGTTGCTGGTTTAAATGGTTTAGGTTCATCATCTGATGATTCACCACCACCACCAGACTCACCTGAAGACGCATCAGCATCTGAAGCTCCAGCATCACCACCACTAGGCGGCGTAGCCGTAGGTGCACCACTTCCACTAGCAGCACCCCCACCAGTACCACCTCCACCAGCAGCACTTCCACCCTTTCCATCTGGTTTTGACTTAATACCTAATTTAGCAGCCTGCTTATCTGTATTTTGTTGTTGACCACCCTTTGCAGCCATATTTTTTTTCTGTTGGAACATATATTGAAACAAACCTATTGCATCAGTCATAAATTGCATTAAATGCTTTTTAAATTTACCTCTATCTTGAGCATCTTTTTCTATTTGTGTACGTTTAAATTGAGCCTCAGCCTCGTCAATATTTTTAGCACCAACTTTACCCATTCCAGCTAACTTATCCATTAAATCACCTTTTTTAAATTTACCAGTATATACTGTTTTAAAAATGTCATTGATAAATTTAGCTAAATTTTCATACGTTTGTGGGTTAGCAGATGAAAGATTAAACATTTTATTAAAATCAGTTAATATAATTGGATTTTGTTTAAATGTTTGAAGTTTTTGGTTAAAAACTTTATCATCCCCACTTTTCATATTTCTAAGCTTATTCCTAATCTGCTCAATTCTATTTAAAAAATCTTCAAACTCTTTAACTCTTTTAGGACTAACGTTTTTATTAAGATATTTAACAAGCTCTTTATCTCTAAAGTATTTAGCTTCAGACAAAGGCTTTTTTAAATCTGCCGTCTTAACCGCGTATGTTTTTTTCTGAGGTCCGTCACCATCAGCATCTATTTGTGTACTTCCTGGTGAAACATCTGGAATTGTAACTGTAACGTTTCTACCTTTGTAAATTGCTTTATCACCCTTTTTAAATGTTGTTACATTTGTATCTACATTTGATTCATCATCTGATTTACCCTCTGCTCCAGCACCAAACTTCTTATTGCTAGCAACAACAAATCTAAATAAGTTTAATAATGAATTATATAAATCATCGTTAAAACCGCCTTTACCATCACCTTTACCTTTATCACCACCTTCTTCTTTACCTTTATCTTCAATTTTTTTAGGGTCTTGTGCTTCATCTTTATCAATGGTTGGACCTTCTGGTTCTACAATACCAGCACCACCCTCAATGTTTAACATTGATTGGTATAGGTCATTAAGTGTTTTTGCTCTAGATTGTTTTTGACCTTTCATTCTCATTATCTTAACAAGAGCACCAACACCCAAAAGAGCAACGCCAATTGGACCTAACGCAGCACCAAATCCTTTTGCCACCAAATATCCAGTACCAGTCTTAATACCTGTTTTAATTGCTACCTTGGTAACAATTTGTGGCACCATTTTAATAAGAATAGATGTTAAGTTTCTACCAGCTATTGTACCGTATAAAGTTGTGTCAGGAGTTAATTTACCCGTTCCAGATGCGCCACCGTGGAACATATCATTAAGTGTTTTAAATTGGTTTGGGTTATTAACTAAATCATGAAGACCTTTAGCTGCTTCAGTTGGTTTCATCATTACACCACCTCTCTGACATAATAAATCAATACCCTTATTAGCATCACCACCACCAATTTGCTTAAGTGCGTCAACCAATTCTTGAGGTTTTGAATTTGCATCTAACGGATGCTCTGTAAGACGACCTAAAAGTTTATAAACACCTTCACCAGGCTTAATATCATTTAATATTTCACTTTTTGTTTGCAGTAACTCAGTTGTTGTTTCTGTGTCAGTATAGTTATACGGTTGGTCAAATAAATGCTTAAACCATTCTGTATTTGCTATCCAACTAAATGCACCCATTGAACCACCTATACCTGCTAATAACAATGGAAGTTTATTTGACTTAAGTGTTTTCATTCTTTCACTGTCAAAATCTTTACCACCATCACCACGTTTAGCTTGCAATGTTTTTCTTACATTTGCTGCATCATCTTCATTAATTGAGTAGTCAACACCCTCTTCATATCTAGAAGCTAATGTGCTAGGACCATCCCAATTACCTACTTCACCTAATCCTAATTCTTCTCTACAATCATTAAGTTCTAATAGGTATAAATAATTTAATTTATCTGAGTCTGTAATACCTTTTGATATAGCAAGGTCAACAATTGCTTTTGCTCTTTCTTCACATTCTTTAGGACTACTTATAGAATATTTTAAATTTTTACCAGCTTTTTTAAGCTTGTCACCAATATTGTCAAAAAAACCTTCTTCTATTTTTGTTTCACCTAAACCAAAACTTTCGTCTATTTCTTTTAATTCCTCTTCAGACACTTCAACAACGTTTCCCTCAGCCTCATCAACAACTGAATAAGCTGCTGTTAAATCAACATCTAAGAATTTTTTAACATATTCTCTAAGGTCGTTGATAATACCGTTGGCCGCATCGATAGGTAAATAACCCTCTTCATTTGGTTGTTTTAATGTTGCAGCAACAATTGAATCATAAACAGAAGAAATACCCATAACGGTATTTAAAAAATCAGCACCCTTTTCATTATTAGGGAATTCTGGATTTTGTTCTTTCATTTGAGCATCAAGGGCTTTAATCATTTCATTACCCTTTTTATCTATGATTTGCTGAATTTTAGCTGCGGCCTCTTGGTCAATTTTTCCCTTGCCAAAAATTTTACCACCAGCCTTATATCTACCCAATTTAGATAGACCATATTTAATTTTTTCCCACATTCCTTCGTCAATCATTTCTTCATTCATTGTTGGGTCAACTTCAACCATCTCTCTTAACATGTGGTTGATAACAACATAATGTTGTTCTTCTGTTAATATAATTTTTTGCGGCATAATTACTTTTTTTATTATATAAATATCTGTTATTTTAGTAAAATTTAAAGTCTGGAAACTTTTTTAATACAAATTCTTTTACTCTTTCTGGGTTATATCCTAATAGTATCCCTATCTCGTATGTTTCCTCTGGTGTTTTGGTTGGTAGATAACCATCTCTTTTTCTTGCTATGCTAGCCAATCTTGTTGCTTCTTCCTCATGGCCGTCACGATAAAATACATACGCTCTATTTATACCCAACGGAAAATACTTTAATCCTGACGCTTCCAATGCGTCAACATCTGCAAATGTTGCACCGCCGTAAAATCCAACACCTCTTTTTCCGTCAATAACTGTCTTTAATGCTCTTGGATGTGAATATGCGTCCTCTGGTTCAATCTCTTCTGATAAGTGTTCTTTAATAAGACCATATTGTCGTTCGGTTATTATTATTTTTGCCATAAATATAAATATCATATAAAATAAAAAACCCCCTGATTTAGGGGGTTCTTTACTTATTCTATATTTAGTTCAAATTTCATATTACCACAATCCCATATTCTATCATAACCCTTAATTTTCATTATTTCAAATTCAGATAGTTTGTTATCAAAACCTTCTTTAACTAATACATCCTTTCTAAAATTAAACCTATGATACCTATTGTTATATTCACCTATTTTAACATACCAATAATTTGGTGGTGTATTTTCAATAAATGTAAACCCATTTTTATAATAAACAGTATTTTTATAATCTAAACCTGACCACCTAATGTCGGCATATGTTATTACTTTATTTGGTTTGTAATTATCAATAAAATATTTTAATAGTCTTGAAAACCCACCAACAACCCTGTGATTTTTTTTATTAACAAACCTCATTAATTCGTATTGATTTTCTTTATCACACCTACCCATTATTTTTCTTAATTTACCAAATGTAATCAGACTAACTAATTCGTTATCATAAAATAATCCAAGTCTTATTTTATCGATTGAAGAATCTTGAATATGGTTTTTATTTAAAAATTCATCGGACACTTTCTTATCAACGCTCATTATTGAACATTTTCTAGCATATATTTTTTTATTATTTATCATTAAAAAATTTGATAACCTAGAAAGTACTATATCTTTCTTATATAAAATTTCATCTTCAAATATATGAACTAATTTTATGTTTGATTCGTGCGCTAGCTTAGATTTATTAATATGGTAATTTCTATCCTTTTCACCATTTATCTCACTATGGTAAAAATTACCATTAACCTCGATTCCTAAATTATAGTCATGTAATAACAAATCTATTTCCTGCCCGCTTAATAGTTTTCTAGAATTATCTAAATGGTCAATATTATTTTCGTTTAAAAAATCACGTATAAATGCTTCTAATTTAGAATTTTTAACCAAAGGAAAACATTTTCTACATATTGGTATTTTACCAGAACCCAAAACTGTACTTGTAAACACGTTATTGCATTTTAAACATTTAAAATTATACGGCATAGATGTTGTCCCACTTTTATTTGCTGTATACTCATCTAATAACAATAAATTATTATCCTCTAATTTTGGTAATAAATTATTTATTTGTTTTTCTTTTAACGTATTCTTTAATTTGGTAACCAACCCTTCATGTTTCATTGGATTATCAACTCCGTACTTATCCACCAAAATTTTCTTTAACCCATTTTTAAACTCATTTTTTTTAAAAATGGAATCAACTCCGTGTTTTTCAAAAAAACTTTTTTTACTAGCTAATATTCTTTTATCTTTATTCTCCTTAATTTTTCCCCACTTTATCCTACATTCACCAGAACATAACTTTTTTTTATTGTTTATCTTAACTTCAAAATCATTGTTACACATATCGCATTTTCTAACCTCCCTAATACTTTCATCTTTTTTTCTACCTATCGTTTTGTTTTTGTTGGCAAATTCAAAATAGCAACTTCTTGAACAATACTTCTTATCCCTATGTTTATATTCGGCAATAAAATTATTATCACAATTAATACATTTTAATTCTATGTTCATGGTATTATATTTTTTAATCTAACAAGGGCTTATCTACAAATAAATATTTGCAAATATACCTAAAAAACAAAAAAGGTGCAAATATTTGCACCCTTTTTTAATTTATTTTATTTTTTTATTAAATGTTATCAAATGAAGCCCCTGTATTCATAATATTAAATTCTACAATTATAAATTCTAGAGCTCTTGTTGGTTTAAGGTAAATCTTACCAGTTAATTGATTTCTATCGATATCTTCTGGGTCGTTACTTAAAACAACTCTGAAATCTACTAAACCTCTTTCGGTTCTAATGCTATCCAATATTGGATTAACAAGTGACAAGAATTGATTTCTTACGATAGTATCATTTTGTTCGAACAACAATCTAATAGCCACAGCAGAGATAAGTTTTCTAGCTTGTAAAAGAAGTCTTCTAACATTGATTCTGTCAAGAGCACTTTCTTTAACTTGTAGTGTTTTATTACCCCAAATCTTAATACCATCAGATGTAAATGTTGCGATTGGGTTGATTCTATTTTCGTAAAGAACATCTCTTTCACTTAAAGTTAACTTCTTACGAGCTTTAAGAGCGTCAACGTCACCTCTTTGAATACCTGCTACTGCGAACCAAGGGAATGCTATGTTATCAGTCAAAGCGATGTTTCTCACAACGTCTCTTGTTGGTGGAACGTAAACATACACATTGTTCTCAGCATCAAGGATTTGAATCCAAGGCCAGTATGTTGCTGTGTAGCTACTATCATACATATCTGATAATTGGTCTGTTACGTCACCAACTGTTAATACTGTTCCTGCAGAATCGGTATCAGGCGTTGTTACAACATATAAAGAGTCAGCTCTGTCTTGCTCAATCATTTCGATACTAGCTTCAACAAGATTTGTGTTATCAAACGTATCAATACCAGGCGTAGCAAACACATTAACATTTACAGCCTCTGGGTTTTTAAATGTCCAGATACCCTCTAAGTAAGCGTAGTAATCAGATGTAATACCTAAATCACCGTTAGTTAGAGTTTTGTTTGCAAACGTACCTACTGCTAAACCAGCAGCACCCTTGGTACCATTGATAGTAAAGCTATCTAAGTTAGTTCTTCTTGTTCTGTAAGGGTCGAAACCGTCGAATCCGCCATAAGGTGCAAAAGTAAATTTACGAGCGTACACTTTCTCATATGGGCCGTTAGCTAAACCAGCGTCAGTTCTAAACTGCCAGTCACCAGTATCAAATAAGAATATTGGACTATATGTGTTACCTGAGTTATCAATAACAACTTTAACATTGTCAATTGTAGCACCTGTAGCGTCGATATCCATGTGGAAACCTTTGGTTAAACCAGTCCACATATCATAATCTTGTCCAACAGGTATACCTTTGTAATCAAAGAAATCAGCGTCTATACCTATTGTATTAGATAAACCTAAATAGTATTTACGTTTGTTTTCAAAAGCGCCATATTTTTGCTTATACATTATGCTTGGTGTTTGAACATCAGGGTTAGAGTTAATTTCATAATCTCTAACTGGGAATCCAACAAAACCAGCTGGGAATGCATCACTTGTATCAGAACTTTCATCAAGTTCAAGTAAAATGTGAGCAGATTTTGATGCATATACACCATCTAATGTACCGATTCTTCTAGCAACAAAGTTGTTTGAAGTTGGGTCCATTGTACAACGTGTGTAAGCTTCGATGATATTAGGTGCCGCATCTGTATCATAAAAACCTCTTACCAATACATCAAACTCTCTTGTATCTGGTTTAATGTTAGCAATTGAAATTTTATATTGTTCGTTTGCTGCGTTACCGTCAGATATTGTCCAAATTCTAAATAATCTTAACAATTTATTACCTCTTAATTCTGATACAACATAAGGTGTAACAGCTGGTTGGTATTCTTGTAAGTAGTCAGAGTATTGACCAGCGTAGTCGATAATATCTAAATTGATACCTCTAACTTTACCATCATTAACATACTCAACAAACATTTTATCAAAGAATTCTTCAACGTATACTGCAGTTTCACCATCTAAAGCAGTTCTACCAAGAACTTTTGTTATGTAATTTCTTTGTGTTCTATCGAAAGAGCAATCATAAGAGAATGCACCCTGTGTATTTGATGTACCAATTAAAGCGAATGAACCGTAAGGGTTTTGTTCTGCTGTGGTAATGCTTGAATTAAAATTCAATCCTGTTGTTGCACTAACTTGGAATACTGGTAATTGAGTTTGAGCATTAACTTTACCTCTAGAACGAAGCAAAGTAATTAATTTATCCTCAACATCTGCGTATCCTTTACCAACAGTATATGTTGTAAAACCAGATGTTGTACCTGTTTTATACATTGATATTGAAGTACCTGAGTAATAGTTTACAACTGCTGATGTTGTACCAGTATTATAAAACAAACCAGTACCTGAATATACACCTGTAAAACCAGATGTTGTACCTGTTCTATAAACTGTTAATGGGTCACCAGAGAAGTAGAATACATTACCAATAGTTGTACCTGTTTTATAGTTAATACCAGAACCAGAATAGAATGTTGTAACACCTGAGGCTTGGCCTGATATGTATGCTGCTGTTTGAGCGCCACTATACTGTATTGTAAATCCAGATGTTGTACCTGAGATAAGTCTAGTGTTTGAAGCACCAGTATAATATTGAATATACCCACTTGTCAAACCAGTATAAATATTTGGTGTTGATGTTGAACCTGTACTTAAAATAATTGCAACACCATAAACACCAACATAAGTTGTTGCATTTATTGCGGTATAAGAACTAGGAACACCTTGTACACTATATAGTAATCCAACACCAGTTCCAGGTGAATTTTTTAAACCAAAATAATTACCTTGCAATATTCCAGCGGTTTCCATTGTATTATATGGTTCACTAGTTGTTAAATAAGTAACATTTACAGTGCTAGATGTTGTAGCGGCAGTAAATCGTATAAATGAACTAATAAGTGGTGTTGCTCCGCTAAAACCTACCGAACTTTGATTTAAACTTTGTGGTGTTACACCAGAAGTTGCTGCAGAGAATACCGCAGAAGCACCAACATAAGATGAACCGCTTTGTACAAAACTAAGAGGTACACTAAACGATGTACCAACTGGTGCACCACTAAACAATGTGGCTAAACTAAAGTTATTAGCAACATACATTGCATTAAGAACATTGTTATTAATAACATAACTTGTGCTGTTTGTTATTGGGTTTGTTTGATAAGTAATTAACGGATTAGCATTTATAGGGGTGGCAACACCACCTGTAGCACCAGTAGTTGTTGTATTAATTGCTGCTGGAACAGTTACTTTACTTACAATAATATAACTTGAAGAAGCACCAGTATAAACCGCACCAGAACCTGTCATAACAAAAGGAATTACACCTCTAACACCAGAATTTAACCCAGGTAATGAAGCTAAACTAAATAAAGAAGCGCCATAAAATGCACTTGTTAATGGGTCTGAAATTACAGTATTTGTTAATGAACCACTAGTTGTTGCTGTATATCTAATTAATGGGTTATAGTTTGCTGTTGTTGAAACACCAGTACTAGATGCATTGAAATAGTATGGTGTAATACCTGTTTGTGATACAGTATATGTTGAACTAGCACCAGTAAAAATTGAACCGTTATAAATAAATGATAAAGGTATTGTACTAGTTGTACCAGTTGCTGTTGCGGGTAATCCGCTAAGACTAATATTACCAGCTTGGTATAAACTATTAGTTAATGGGTCTGCAATAGTTGCGGTAATTAATGTATTACCAGTTGTTGCTGTATAATTTATAAATGGTACAAAACTACCACTAGTTGTAGCCGCAGTTGTTGTTGTATTAATACCACTTTGCGTTAAGCCAGTGGCAATTACAACGTAGTTAGATTCATTACCAGTAAAACTAGTACCTACGTTTACATAGTTTCTAGCTATTGAACCAGTCGCACCAACTGCCAAGCTAGATAACCCAGTTAAACTAAAATTTGAGTTATTATAACCAGCATTTGTATTTGGCTCGTTGATTTGAACAGCAGAAAGAACACCACCAGTTGTTGATGTATAAACAATAAATGGATTTGTATTTGCGCTACTAATTAAAGCAACACTAGCAGCACTTAAAGTCATTGTTGTTGTACCAGCAGAAATAAGTGTATAAACTGCACCAGCACCACTATAATTTGAACCACCAACATTTATAAATGAATTAGAAATAACATCAGATTGACTTATTGTTAGACTAGGCAATGTACTAAGACTAAAATTACCGTTGTTATAAAGGCTTGATAATAGAGTATCATTTATAGTTACTGTTACCAAATTATTTGAGGCGTCTGCTGTAAATGATGCAAATGGGAGGATACTTACATTTGTTAGTGTTGCACCTGTAGTTGTTGGGTCTAACACATTTGGTGTTGAACCAGCGTTAACAACCAACAATTGACTGCTAGCACCTGTAAATAAACCACCAACTTTTTCTAGCGAAACACTCAACGATAATATTTGACCATTTGTTAATGTTGGTAACAAAGCTAAACTAACACTACCATTGTTAACTAAATAACTTAATAATGGGTCACTAATAGTTGTACCTATTAATACGTTAGAGTTTGTTGCAGTATATACAATACTAGGATTATACGAGCTTGTTGTTGCTGTTATTGTTGAATTATCCAAAGCAGCATCCATCGTTATACCCCAAGCTTTACCTGCATCATAACCAGAAAAACCAAGAATTCTTGTTACAAATAATTGGTTTGATTGTGATAGATATGATTTTGCGATATATGGTAATTCATACAAAGGTGCGCCGTTTCCGTCTGGACCGTTTACCAATGTATTATTTAAACCACCGAAAAACGATTGAAACTCGCCGTAGTTACTTACGAAAATAGGTTGAAATGCTGGTCCTTTGGTTGTTTCACCCACCAAACCCAATGTCGTAACACCTACTTGACGTGTTACAAATGTTAAGTCTTTTTCTGAGGTGTAGACACCTGGACTAACGAATACTTTTTCTGCCATGTTATTTTTTTTTTACTTTTTTTAAAAATTATTTCTTGTTACTAAATAAATATTCAAGAAAAACCGAAAATTAAATATATAAGGATAAATATTTGAAAATTACCATTCTAGGTTTTTTTATGAAAAAATATAAAAATAAAATAACATATTTTTTAACCAAATATTACCAAGGTAATGGTAAATTAACTATTTGTGGGGATATTTTTTGGTTAATTATATTATCTAATTTTTCTTGTAATAAACTTACGTTTTCTGTACCCTCAATCCAACTTATAACGGTATTTTCATTTAAACTACTATAATTAATATACTGTCCATTTAAATTATTAAAACTTGATTGACCTTCAATATTTGCTGTTAAACCAGAATCAGATGTTGCATTATATCTCCAGCTTACACCTGTAACAAAATTTTCATACCCCTCAAAATTAGGGATAGTATTAAGACTGTATATAAACCATCTATATGTTCTTGGATAAACAATATTATATATTTTAATATTAATTTTATTCTGAAAATTACCAATATCATTAGAACTAATAACCATATTAATCAAATCATCTTGTATTATTGACGTGTATAAAGATTCTTCAGTATAATAATTTGTACCATCTTCATATGATGTTATATTATTTTCATTTGTACCACGATACCTCCAATCAATTCTTGATATATATGTAACATTATTTTCAGAATCTATCGATTCAACATAATTAAGTATTTCAAAAGCATATACTATATTCATTTTATTATTTTTTATAATTTATTATTACCATGTATAAACCCTTACTTCACCACGACCACCAGTACCACCAGCACCACTATTTCCAGTGTTGGTAGCATTACCACCACCACCACCTCCACCACCACATGCACCACCATTTCCTCCTGCTTCACCGTTAATATTACCAGAAGCAGCCGCAGCACCCCCACCACCACCACCACCATTACCACATTTTATGGAATTTCCGCTAGCACCTGTACTACCAGATGTTGGCGCTGTTGAACTATTAGCCCCAGGTGCAGAACCACCACCTGAAATATATGACCCCGAAGTGCCACCAGAAGTCGGAGCAACACCAACATTACCACTACCAGTACTACCACCAACACCACCGCCACCAGCACCAAATATCGAACTACCCCCATCTTTAGGGATAAGGTTAGTAACACCTCTAGAACCGCCAGAGCCACCACCATATTCAGCGTTTCCACTACCTAAACCAGCTGTACTAGAACCTAGTCCAGACGCTCCTTGACCACCTATAGCTATTAAAGATGCTACTCCAGGTACCCCACCACCGTATGTTGCAGTTGTAGTAATACCACTTAAACCAGCACCACCATTACCACCACCACCACCACCAACCTGAGCTGTCGTTGCTGACAAACCACCAATACCACCACCACCAGCATAACCAATTAATTGTGTTGCTCCAGAACTAAAAAAAGAGTTTTCACCATTACCACCACCTCTTCCAATACCAGAAATAGTTACACTAGCCCCACCAATACCGCCAGAACCAACAAATATTGGTTCTGTACTAGACAACGTACTTGCTAAATAAAATTTTTCAGCATATGCGCCACCACCACCACCAGTCCCACCCGTTCTATTATTACCGTTGTTTGCTTTTGCGCCACTACCACCTCCACCCCCAGCACCAATACATACAACATATACGAATTTTGCACCTGTCGGTTTTACCCAAGTCGAATTACCAACAGTTGTAAACACCTGTAAATCTGGTACTTCGTTTATATTATTATTTATTGCCATAATTATTTTTTTTTAAAAAGTATACACTCTTACTTCACCACGACCACCAGCACCACCATTACCAGCACCAATATCCGCACCACAACCACCTCCACCACCTCCACCGCCTGCACCGCCTACACCACCATTACCACCTATTGTGTTTGGTGTTATTGTTCCACCACCACCACCACCACCAACACCATATGAAGTACCTGTACCACCTGATGTTGGTGATGCACCATTTGTACCGCCTGAAGCACCACCACCAACAACATAAGAACGACTAGTACCGCCTGAGGTTGAATTTACAAGTATAGTACCAAGATAATTTGAGGTTCCACCAGCACCACCACCGCCACCACCAAATAATGATGAACCTCCAGGACCAATTGCTGGTGTAAGACTACCATCATGACCACAACCACCTCCACCACCATATTCAGTTAAACCTCCATTAGTTGGGTTACTACCACCACTTGCCCCCGTACCACCAATACAAGTTTGAGCCACTACAGGGCTTACTGCGGCATAACCTGGTTGCCCTCCAATAGCAACCAATGAATCACCAACACTACCAGCCCCACCAGTACCACCACCACCACCACCACCAGCACCTATATCAATACCACCTCTAGCACCACCACCACCACCATAACTAACCAAATATGTTGTTGCACCTGTACCAAAAAAAGAACTACCACCAATTCCACCAGATGTTGTTGACCCTGAAAGTCCACTGGTACCACCAGTACCACCAGCACCTACAACAATAGGCACCGTGTTAGCTAAATCACTTGCACTAAATACTTTATAAGCAAAAGCACCACCACCACCACCAGCACCACCCCATTTAGGTGCTGTTCCTAAAGAGTATGAAGCACCACCACCACCTCCACCAGCACCAATACACACAACATATACGAATTTTGCACCAGTCGGTTTTATCCATGTCGAACTACCAACAGTTGTAAACACCTGTATGTTTCTTGCAGAATTTATACTATTATTTATTGCCATTTTTAATTTATTATTACCACGAATAAACCCTTATTTCACCGCGACCACCAGCACCGCCAGTGCCACCACTGCTAGCACGTGTACCGCCCCCACCACCTCCACCACCGCCACCAGGCGCACCACCAACACCACCATTAGTACCTGCTGTATTTAAAGTTGCGGTTCCACCGCCACCTCCACCTCCATCGCCAGAACCATTACCTTTATTTGTACCTGTTCCACCCGAAGTTGGTGATATACCACTTGTTCCAAAAGCACCACCCGTAATACCAGTATAAGTACCTGAACTTCCGCCTGGTTTTGCGTCATAAACAGTCGGTACGCTATTTGCACCTCCACCAGCACCGCCTCCGCCACCACCATATAATGAACATCCGCCTGAAAAATTAATACCAGTCGTCGAAGTTCCACCACCCCCAGCACCACCATATTGAGCAGCACCACCCGACGGAGCAGCAATTGTTCCAGCGCCACCAGTGCCACCAAAAGCTAAAGTGGTTGTACTTGCTCCTGCTGGATTACCACCTGCAACAGCGGCACCAGCACCAGCAGCACCAACACTAACAGTACCACCTCCACCACCACCTGAATTAGAAACTGCCGTAACTCTACCCCCAGCACCAGAACCACCTCCATAGGCTGTTAATATTGTTAAACCTGAACTAAATATTGAATTACCACCTGTAGAACCAATAACACCTACGTTAGAGGCATTACCAGCACCACCCGCACCACCAGTCCCACCCGAGGCAACTGTAATTGGTTCTGATAACGATAACTCCGAGGCTAAGTAAAGTTTTGAAACAAAAGAAGCCCCTCCACCGCCACCACCACCCATTCTATATGTTGCTCCAGATGCTGAACCTCCGCCACCTCCGCCACCTCCGCCACCAATACATTCAACATACACGAATTTAACCCCAACGGGTTTTATCCAAGTATTAGAACCTACGGACGTAAATATTTGAACGTTTGAAACTTCATTTATACTATTATTTACTGCCATAAAACAATTAATTTAATGTTATCGTACCTACCGCAGATACCACAGTAAATACCGTATTTGCACTAGTACAAACTAATCTAATAGAATCACCATTATTTTGTGAAACTAATGTACCTGATGTTTGTGTTGTCGTTATAATACCAAATCTTATAAATTGATTTACGTTTTGTGTTATTGTAAATAAACTATCTGACGCTGAAACAACTTCAATAACACTACCCAAGCTTGCGGATACTGGCAAATTAATTAATGTTGTGCCTGTTGTTATATATCCATTATTAGTTGATGCTGTTATTGGAGACGTTGCAAATTGCCATGTTAATCCACCACTACCAGTACTAAAACCTGTTATTGTGTTTCCATTAACATTTCCCGTTCCACTTAATGTGATTGTTCCGTTAGAATATGTTCCACCTGTAACAGCATTAACATTTTGATATGTTGTTGCTGATATTGTATTTGCTGTTAACCCACTAATAAATGATGTTGCACCACTAACTGTACCACCTGTAAAAGATGTTGCTGTATTTGTACTAAAACCTGTAATTTGTATTCCGTTAACACCACCACTACCACTAAGCGTAAGCGTTCCGTTTAAATAAGAACCACCTGTAACAGCACTAATGGTGTAAGTAACTGCCGCACTACTATTTGATGTAACACTCAATACATTACCTGATAGTGTAGTTGCACTAATATAAGTAGGTAAATTAAGATACGTTGTTGCACTTATTGTATTTGCCGTTAATCCTGATAATAAAGTATTACCTGTAACATTTAATGTGTTTGCGGTTAATCCCGATTGGAATATTGTATTTCCCGTTACCGTACCCCCACTTAATGGGAGATACGCTCCCGACGTAGATGAACTACCCGTATATGCGGACAGGCTTATTGTAAATGCAGAATACTGTCCTGTTATATTTTGCCTTAAAGTTATTGTATTACTAGATAACGTAAACCCCGTAACAAACGTATCAGTTGTAACTGGTAAGTTAAGATATGTTGTTGCAGATAACGTATTTGCTGTCAGACCACTAACAATTATATTGTCAAAATTACCACTAGCGTTTAACTGCGGATACCCATATGGCTGATTAGCCCTATCTAATGTTATTATTGTCTTCATATATTAATTATGAGAATTTACCACCTCTCCATTTATCTTTTATTGCAACAAATTGATATTGGTCTGTTGAACCAATTGAAGTAATTTGTGAGTTACTACCTTTATCATATGGTTGAAAACCATTATTATTTATAGTAATACTGTTACTACCATCACTATTTATGACCGTAATTGTTTGACCCGTTAAAGTTGTTGGGTTTGGAAAAAACAATTCATTACCACCCGATGCGGTAATAATTTCATAAACACCTCCACCCGATATAGTGTAATTACCACTAGATAAATCAATATCTGGATAGGTTGGTGACGCTGTTGTAAATGTTGGAAACGAAGAATTTCCAGTACTATTGGTTACCACCAATTGACCTAATGAGTTTAATGAAAGTATTAATTTGCTTACATCTGATGAAGCTGGGACACTTGCGTTTTTATCTAATTCTATGTAACTTGGCATATATTTTAATTTTTGTTTTTATTCTATTATTCCTGAACCTGTTATAGTACCTCTATTATAAATAACCCCACCAACCTTTAAAGTTCCGTCAACAACAATATCACCATAATTATATAAATCACCCAATATATAGTAGTCGGCGTTAGTATCAACTATAAATACACTTGTACTTAATACCGTTAAGTCAGAAGGATTAAAAATTGATTGATTTATTGTTATTGTATCTGTCGCACCTGAATTTGTCTCGTTTCTTAAAAATGCACCACCAACTGAAGATGATGATACTTTATGTATAACACCACTTCCATCTATTGTTAATAATTCAGTGTCGGTACCTGTTTGTACCCCTTCTACTTTAATTGGGTCGGTTGCTGCAAATACATGTAATTTATTTGATGGTGATACTGTTCCAATACCAACATTACCACCACTCTGTGCATTTAATACTAAAGGGTCGCCTTCTACATCTAAACGCCTCCAAGTTGAACCATTTTGAATTGAATATATTTGCCCAATATTTGGACCAGTAACTGGATGTCCAAATGAAAAGTGTAATCCATTTACAGTACTACTTGTATTCCATTGACCTGTTATGGTTGTAAGTCCACTAACTTGTAATTTTGATTCTGGTGTTCTTGTTCCAATACCAACATTTGTACCACTAATAACAAACGTATTGGTATTTGCGGAACCACCAATAATAGAACTATTTGAATTTACTTGAAATATTGAATTACCAATATTATTATTTACTGTTAATAACGAACCAGTTAATGTATCCGTTACCGACATCAATTGACCACTAGTACCTCTAACATCAATAAGTGTTGAGCCGCTTGTAATACCAGTAAACGTCGTTGTACCAGCTGTTGAAACAATAACCCTGTTTGTGCTATTTGTTGATAGCTTTAACCCTTGTGTTTGACTATAGAATGCTCCGTTATTTACTGCCATTTAATATATTTGTTATTTATAAATATTAGAGTTTATTATTAGTTTCCATTAAGCCTAATTAAACAATTAGCAGTTACACCATCATAAGTTGTAAAATTTCCACAAACTAGTATTTTTCCATCTGATTGAATTGTACCTGAGCGAGTCGAATCATTAAATCCAACACCAGTAATAAATGAATTATCTTTACTACCATCAGAATTTAATCTAATTATACGGTTTGATGTGCCTCCATTATATAGTGTATACGAACCCATAAAAATTATTTTTCCACTACCATCTATTATATTACGAAACAATGAATTGCTATTAGCAAACCCAGTACCATAAACGAATAAATTATCTTTGCTACCATCTGAATTTAATCTAATAATACCATTTGCTGATATACCACTGTATGTTGAAAAAGTACCACCAACCAATATTTTTCCATCAGTTTGCAAACTCAAACCTTGAACAGTACTATCAAACCCAGCACCTATATTAAATGATGAATCTTTGGTACCATCAGAATTTAACCTAATAATACGATTTGCTGATATACCACTGTATGTTGTAAAAGTACCACCAGCCAATATTTTTCCGTCACTTTGAATTGCTAAAGCGAAAAGAAAGTTTGTATTGAACCCAGTACCATAAACAAACGAATTATCCTTGCTACCGTCAGAATTTAATCTAATAATATTATTTGCTGATATACCACTAAATGTTGAAAAAGCACCACATACTAGTATTTTATTATCAGACTGAATTTTAATATCCCAAATTTGTACACCAATAATATCTTTACTAAATCCAGTACCTATATTAAATGATGAATCTTTACTACCATCTGAATTCAATCTGATTAATCCATTTGCTGATATACCACTGTATGTTGAAAAAGCACCACCAACCAATATTTTTCCATCTGTTTGTAAACTTAAACTTAGAACAAGGCCATCAAACCCAGCACCTGTATTAAATGATGAATCTTTACTACCATCTGAATTTAATCTAATAATACCATTTGCTGATATACCACTGTATGTTGTAAAATTACCAACAACAAGAATTTTATTATCTGTCTGAACTGATACCGAATGCACTAAGGCATTAAACCCATCACCGATGTTAAATGATGGGTCGGCAAGACCTGGGATAGTGTTTGGATTTGGTCCAAATATTGCATTTCCTTTTATAATAGTATTTCCTAGTATATTAACGCCCATATATTACATTATTTGAACCCAACCAAATGATTTATATAAAAAATAACCCTCATCGGCATCGGTTTGATAAACAATTAAACCAGCTGTTGCAGTTATTGCCAATCTTTGTGCTTCAGTCATTCTTGGACCTAAAAACCCTTTGGTTGTTGAAGAAATTTCAAACAAGGCTGAAGCAGAAGGTGTTGCTGTTCCAATACCCACACTACCACCACTTAGTACAAGATTATTTGCTGACGTAGATGAACTAAAATTTAATGTCCTTCCACTTAAATCAACTATCCTATTACTATTTAAAACACCATTACCCGTATACAACGTGTTAGGTAAATTTTGATATGTTGTTGCTGATACCGTATTTGCTGTTAAACCACTAATAAATGATGTTGCACCACTTACAGTACCACCACTTAATGGTAAAAATGCCCCACTTACAGATGTTGAGCTACCAGTATATGCAGACAGGCTTATTGTAAATGCAGAATACTGTCCTGTTCTATTCTGTGTTAGTGTTATTGTATTTGACGATAATGTAAACCCTGTGACAAAAGTGTCGGCAGTTACAGGTAAATTTTGATATGTAGTTGCAGATATTGTACTTGCTGTTAAACCAGCTAAAAGTGTATTACCAGTTATAGTTAATGTATTTGCTGTTAAACCAGCTAAAAGTGTATTACCAGTTATAGTTAATGTATTTGCTGTTAAACCAGCTAATCTAGTATTTCCAGTTACAGTTAACGTATCAGCAGTTACAGCGGCTAATCTAGTACTGCCAGTTACATTTAATGTATTTGCGGTTATAGCAGCTAATCTAGTACTGCCAGTTACGGTTAATGTATTTGCAGTTATATTACTTAAATTTGTATTACCAGTTACATTTAATGTATTTGCTGTTAAACCACCAGTAAATACCGTATTACCTGTTACCGTACCACCACTTAATGGAAGATAAGCACCTGATGCAGATGAACTACCTGTATACGCCGATAAACTAATTGTAAACGCTGAGTATTGGTCGGCTCTATTTTGTGTAAGTGTTATTGTATTTGACGATAATGTAAACCCTGTGACAAAAGTGTCGGCAGTTACAGGTAAATTTTGATATGTAGTTGCAGATATTGTATTTGCCGTTAGCCCACTTAAGAAATTTGTTGCACCACTAACTGTACCACCAGTAAATGTAGTACTAGAAGTAATACCACTAACATTAAATGTACCGCCTGTGTTATTTGTAAATATAAGTGTACTAGCAGCAGCGCTATATGTACCACCAGTTACAAATACATCTTTAGGTAAATTTTCATACGTTGTTGCTGATATTGTATTTGCTGTTAACCCGCTTTGGAATACTGTTGGACCACTTACTGTTCCACCAGTAAAAGTAACCGCATTAGAAATAACTTGCGTACTTAGTTTACCTGTACTATCAGCAACAACCATTCTTGTAGTACTACCTGATAGATTACCAAATATTATATCACCTGTTTTATTTTCAAATGCAATATGTGTTGTACCCGTTAGTGCAGAAAGAGTTGGATTATAATATATACCCCTGACTTTAGTACCTGTTTGTCCTGTAATATTAATTACTGGGTCTATTAGTAATGTTGCTGCTTCAAAGTTAATATCATTAGGGGTTTGCCACCCATAATTAATGTCAACTATAGATGAATTAGTTTGATTCCATTCTCTAGTTTGCCCATAACTAAATCTTGATATAAATGCCCATTTATCTTTAGCACCACCTTGTTCATCTTCCATGAAATATGTAGATGCACCATTTATCTTTCTTCTCCATATACCTACATATCCACTTGGGATACTTGTAGATGTGGTATCTATTTGAAAATAATTATTTATATATAAATTTGTGTCAACATATAATTCATTAGTAAATCTACCATTCCCAAATACATCTAATTTATAAGTAGGTGTATCTGTTCCAATACCTATTTTACTATCGTTACTTAATACTAATAGATTAGTATTCCATGTACTTGCTGAACTACTTGTTGTTTCTAATATCAATTTAGCACCTGTAGTGGTTAATCCACTAGGATTTGTAGAAAGTACACGAGCCCCAGGCGTATACGCCACATTTACATTTGAATGACCAAATTCTAATACATTTCTATTTAGAGGTGCGCTACCTTTATCCCATAATCTTAACGCAACATTTTCAAATGTGCTAGCTCCGCCTATGATTGATACTCCTGGACCTGCACCAATACCATAATCAACTTCTAATTTAGCTGTTGGCGTTGTTGTCCCTATACCGACATTACCACCACTCATAACAAGCGTGTCAGGATTTGTTACTGAACTAAAATTTAATGTTTTTCCACTTAAATCAACTATTCTATTACCACTTAAAACACCATTACCCGTATACAACGTGTTAGGTAAATTTTGATATGTTGTTGCCGATATTGTATTTGCAGTTAATCCACTAGTAAATACTGTTGCACCATTAACAGTACCACCTGTAAATTGAGCACTAGCGATTATTCCCGTTAATTTAGAGCCATCCCCATAAAACGTATCACCACTTATTGTTGTTGCTGATATCGTACTAGCTGTCAAACCACTTTGGAATATTGTATTACCAGTAACAGTACCACCACTTAACGGTAAATAGTTACCAGACGCTGTTGATGTTGAACCTGTTGTAAAACCTGTAACTTGAAATGTACCGCCTGTTGAATTAACAAATGTTGCAGTACCTGTAGTATTATTATATGTACCACCAGTCACATACACATTTAATGATGAACCAGTAAGTCCTGATAATGTTATAGTAAAAGCTGAATATTGGTCAATTCTATTTTGTGTTAGGGTAATATTGTTTGATGACAAGGTAAACCCAGTCACAAAGGTATCATCAAGCACCAACGGCTCAATTATAAATGTTTCATTAATATCCCCAAAGTTATTTATACAGCTCATATTGTATTACCGATTAATTGAAATTTACCTGTTGCTAAATTTGATTTATATACTCTTATACTAACAGTGCTATTGGCACTTATTGCTATTGGTGACGTTAATGTCAATCCATCAAACACACCAACACCATTAACTGATATTACAATCCTGCTAATATCCTCAACATTTATTAGTTGGTTAAAACTAATAGCATATTGCGCATTAAATGAAAACCTAGGTTCAGACCTTGGTTTAAATACAAACGTATACGTCGCGGTATTCCCCTTTACAATAGGGTCAAATATAACATTATGAAATGTTTTATTTTCATCCAACTCAATTAGTGTATACACCCTATTAATAGTTGGGATAACCTCAAAATCATTTTCGTCTAAAATATATCCAAGTAATGTCATATCAAATAATTGAACATAAAATCTTGCATTTTCAAAATCATCAATATCACTCTCGTCACTAATACCCTCTAAATGAACGGGCATTGGATGCCCTTTAACATTAATGTATGCTTGTCTAGATTGAAATGTTCTTTGAACCAACGAATTTAATTTATTTAAATCCTTCATTCTATTTGTAAAAATCCTAATCTCGTAACTAATATCAACAGATGTCGGTTGCGGTACCTTATATACATCAACACCCTTTCTAGCTCCATCCCAAGTTGGAACTTTCATGTATGTGTAGGTTCTATTTCCTGGAATATTGTAATTACCTGCTTGGTTTTGACCTACTTGAGCATCTGGTTTTCTAACAATTGTAATAAAAGGTAATTGTATATCGTTATACTTATCACTAAATTGCCATGTTTTTGTAAATTCAGACCATCTTTGTATTGTTAAAAATAATACAGGCACCTTTCCATCATCAACAGTAATACCTAATTCATTTTTAACAAAATCAACAAATGTTTCATCCATATCTTCTTCAGAAACACCTCTTGGTAAAAAAGTACCGTGGTCTGCAATATCGTCAAGAATTTCTTGTCTTCTTTCTGGGCCAATCTTACCTGGATTAATATTTATGTTATTTCTAAAGCCTTTTGGAACTGCCATTTTTTTATTTTTAATTTAATTTTTATTACAAAGCGCGAAACTCTGAAGAATCCACAGGTGCACAAAGAATTGTTCTAAATGCACCCTTCCACCCCATTATTGTATGCGCGTTATCAAAATTCTTTTTTCCATCATTTGATACACTAAAATATATTATACTTGTTTCAGTTACTGGATATCCGATATAATCACCATAAAGAATATCAATTTTTTGTTCGGTAAGCTGAGCATCATAAATACCGAATGTTAATGGTCCATCTAGTAAATATCTAGCCGAACCATTTGGGTTATAGGTTCTATTTTCTGGTTCCGCCATTATTGGTATTACCTTAAGCTCAATTGGTGGTAAAAATCTAATACCATCTTTGGTTGCTTCGGTATACAAATCATCATACTGAGTCATCTCTCTATCAACTCTATAAAGAATAACGGTAAAATTACCATCACCTTCAATAGCTTCTCTACTCATACTAACTTCTAGTTCAAAATCTTCACCAGAAAAAAACTTGTTTATTCGCGTTATTGGTGTTATTTTAGAGTTTACCATATCTTTTATTCATAAATATTTAGATTAGGTTAAATATTCTTAAGTACTTGATTTTATTTGATATTTTATTATATTAGTAATATAATATTTATATTAAAATACAGTCAAATTGATTAATTTAGACGATATCAAGGGTCATTCAGCACTTAACTTATTGGAAGAATATTCTGGTATAAATCCGTATATTCGCAAAATGAAAAAGGAATATTTAAAAAATAAAAAAATTACATTAACGGAAACGCAAATAAAATACATTATTGACAACCATCAAAAGGAACCTATACCGATAAATAAAGTTGTAAATATCACACCTTTCTTAGGTGAAGAACTACAAAAAAAAGAAGAACTATCTTTTTTACCTGAAAGAGTATTGATTGAATATATTTTAGCAGAAAACGAAAAAACATTTCACATATATGGTAAGCTAAAAAGAAACCAAACAGAATCAAAAATGTATTGGTTACCAAAAACACAAGTTTTAGACGACCCATATTATGAAAAAATAGATATAGATGTAAATTTTGATAAATATAATGACGTTTTAAAGAAAACAGGAAAACAATTATACAAACATCAAGAAGAAGGTATAAAATTTTTATTATCTAGAAACGGTAGTATCCTAGCTGACGATATGGGATTGGGCAAGTCAATACAATCAATCATTGCAGCGCTAGAAAGCGGTGCTAAAAACATACTTGTTGTTTGCCCCTCAGCTGTTAAAATAAATTGGAAACGAGAAATAAATGTATTTTGTGACGACGTCGCTATCGTTGAGGGTAGAAAATGGCAAAACGCAAAATTTACTATCATTAATTATGACATCCTTAAAAACTTTCATACACTAGGTGACGGTAAAAAGAAAAAAGATACCGACCCAGTATTAGAATATAATAGACACATAGTAAATGCAAAGTTTGACCTTGTTATTGTAGATGAAGCACATTACTTAAAAAACAATAAAAGCATTCGTGGTGAAATAATGGTCGACTTGGTTGTTAACCATAATATTGAAAGAGTTTGGTTATTAACAGGAACACCTGTGGCCAATAGACCAATGGACTTCTTTAACTTATTAAAGATAATTAAATCACCAATAGCGGATAATTGGCAATATTTTGCAACCAGATATTGCGATGCAAGAAAATTCTTTAGAACATTAAAAAACGGACAAAGAAAACAAATATGGTTAACAGACGGAGCATCAAACCTAGACGAATTAGCAGCAAAAACAAAAAATTTAATACTTAGAAGATTGAAAGAGAATGTGTTAGATATGCCAGATAAAGTTATTACACCTATGTACCATCAATTATCCGATAAAGGTTGGGACGAGTACGATAGACTTTGGGAAGATTATTTAGATAAAAGAAAAGCTGAAAAGAAAAAAGGTTCAATACAAAGAGATTTGGTTGAACTAATTCTTTTAAGAAAGTTTATTGCTATTGAAGCCATCCCACAAACTATCGAGATGGTTGAAAACATATTAGAAACAGGTAAAAAAGTTATTATATTTACTAGTTTTACCGACGAACTAAATGAACTGGCTGAACATTTTGGTAAATTATGCGTAACACATAATGGGCCCATGAATGATAAACAAAAACAACGTTCGGTTGATGATTTTCAAAACAATGATAAAATTAAAGTATTTATTGGTAATATAAAATCGGCTGGTGTTGGTATCACATTAACAAAAGCTAATTTTGTTGTCTTTAATTCATTTGATTGGGTGCCAGGCAGCAACGAACAAGCCGAAGACAGAGCATATAGAATTGGACAAAATAATAACGTAAATGTTTACTATCAATTATTTGAAGATACAATATCAACTAGAATGTGGGAAACACTTAGAACAAAAAAAGATATCATATCTACAATCATAGGTGATAATCAATTATCTGAAGAAGAAATAATTGAAATAATGACAAATAAATTAATCGATGAAGACAATGGTTAGATTATATACTGTTGAAAACTGCCCATATTGTGCAGAACTAAAAGAAATTTTTATAAATGAAGGTGTTGAATTTGTTGAGGTTGATGTTAACAAACCAGAAAACGAACCTGAATTTAATAAGCTATATGAAGTAGCAAAATGTGATGATGTACCAATGGTTAAAATTGGTCCACAAATTCTTATCCCACATACTAGTTTCAGGTCAATTCGAGAAGCTGCCGATTTAACTAAGAAGTTTTTAGTTTAATTCGTTATTTTCAAATATTTATAAGAAAATAACAAATATGTCAGTTAGCTCAGAAGACCGTGAAAGATTATTCACACAATTTAGACATTCAGTTGGCGCACCTATTCGTCAAATAGAAATGACAGACGACCAACTGTGTACCTTATTGGACATAGCCGTAGAGGATTATGCCCAATATGTTCAAGAATGGCTCGTAGAACATCAATGGTTATCAATACTTGGTAAAAACATCGATACAATCGATATGGCATTTGCTCTTAGCGTTAGGTCATTTGATTTTGTAACACAATATACATACGCGTACTCAAAACAAGTTGGACTACAAGCAGCTGGTCCATGGGAATTAAAAAAGGATTATGTTGAACTTGAAGAAGGTAGACAAGTATATCAAATTCCTGCAAACAGAGAAATAAACGAAGTTCTTTGGTTAACACCAACAGCCATTAGCCAAGCACTATTAGCAAACTATGGTGGTATTGACTACGGTTTTGGTGGTGGTTTTGCACAAATGGGTGGAGGATACGGCACAGCTGGTACAGGTACTGGTGGCGGTAGAAGCGGATACTATATATCCCCAGCTTTTGATATATTATTAACAGCTTCGGATATGAATCTTAAAAATAGAATTGTAAGAAGCGAATTAGTATATAAAATAACCGCTGGCCCTAATGGTACAAAATTATTACATCTCCTAAGTACACCTGGCTCAAGACTATCATTTGGTCAAGGTATTGGTGGTGTCGGAAACTCAATTAACTTATCTGGTTGTCAAGTATGGTATCACTATTATGATACAGATGGCGCAAACGTAGACGAATGCAGAAGAGACAATCCAGATATCATTAAATTACCAAACGAAGTACCACTTTCAAAATTAGATTATTCAACATTTAACGAACCAACTAAAACTCTTATCAGACAATTATTTATTGCTGAAGCAAAGAGAGCGCTAGGTAGAGTAAGAGGTAAGTTTGGCGGTATTGTAGGTCCACCAGAGGCAGAAAGAACAATGGACTATGAAACACTTATTAGTGAAGGTAACGACGAAAGAAAGGCTGTTTTAGAAAGGCTGGACGCAAGACTTGATAGACTTTCATCTACAAAACAACTTGAAAGAGCTGCAAATGAGTCAGAGTTTTTAAATAAACAATTAAAATATAGACCACTAGGTTTCTGGGTGTATTAAAATATTAATGGGAGGCAATGCCTCCCATTTTTTATTAAAAGTTCCATTCATCATCTTCTATTTCATCTCTTTCTGTTTTTAGGCTTTCCATCAGCACTTTAACATAATCAACCTCAGCAGCTGGCTCGGTATCAGGTGTAAAACTTTTCGTTTCGATTTCAAAATGAATCCTTTCAAGTTCTGGAATAAATTCATCTGTAACATCTAATTCTTCGGTATCGTCTTCTTCGTCTTCTTCGTCACCATCATCATCCTCTTCAGTTTCTTTCTTTTGTTTAACGGGTTTTAATTTTAACTGTGTTTCAATCGGTGCTATATTTTCTTTTAATGAAAGGATATCTTCACTAGACAATTGTTCGCCACCCAAACCTATTTCTATCGATTGCTCCGATTTGTATTCCAACCATAATTCGTATCTATTATCAGAATGTTTGTTGGTGTTTTTATACCAATAACTTCTTTCAATCGCCTCATTCTCATATTTAAACATTTCATTAACATGGTATAATTGAGCACCCCATTTTCTAGAAATAAAATATCCACCCTCATTAACCGTTGCGATGATTAATATCTCTTTTGGTAGAATTAACTTTTCGGAAACATCATCTAATTCATTAATTTCCATTTGTTTAAAGATACTATCTAATCTATCTAATTCAAACTTAATACCATTTTCTCTTTCAATAATCATTCTTTGACGATAGTCATCTCTAGTTGCGTACCAATCATTTTCATCCATATTATTTGGTACTTTATTAACAGAATCCCAGAATCTTATTTCTTTATCTTCCATTGTCATAAGTTCTTCGTAGGTATCTTGGTCTGTTGGTTTATTTGGCATACCTGATACAAGCGTACATTGCTCTTCCGTGAATATATTTTTATCTGTTAACTTTTCAAGTTTAGTTTTCTTATCCTTTTTAATTGTCAATAATATCCTATCTCTAATATCAGAATGAAAACAAACTAATAGTGGTTTAACTTTTTTATTAAATGATTCCAAATATTTTGCAACATTATAATCATCAGTTAACAATCCAGATTCAATCTGTTCAATTTGTGAATTGATTTCGTTTATTTTATCTTCATCAGCAACACCTACCAATAACTTTTTAAGTGTTTCAATCTCTTTAATCATTTCTAGGTTTGAATCAACAACTAATGTGTCAATTAATTGACAATTGATTTGTATTTCCGTTTCAAACTTAGGGTAATGACCATTAGCATTAAAATACGTTTCCAATTCTTTTTTTGTCATCTTAGACTTATTCAAAGTCTTTATATCACCCTGCGTTTTACCCTTACCTGTATTAACATAATAAATTGTATCACCAAGATTAACATTTAAATCATGTTTAAGTGCCAATTCCATGTGCGCCTGTTTAGGCATTGGATTGCCAGCTTTATTTTTCTTATTCGCTTTAGCCTTATATTCAGAAATAGAACATTTAACTTTTGATTTAGATGCAATTTTAACTAGCGGTATGTTGAAGTTATAAATCTTATCTACATAGTCATGATAATGGGTGATGAATTCCTTACCCTTACCATCAAGCAATAACCTAATCGCCTTATCTAAAAAATCTTCGATATATACAGGCATCTTTTTAGACTTGATAGAGTTACCAACAAACTTAATTTTACCACCTATATCATTTGCGTAGTTCTTTCTAGAAAAGTTAATCGTTGAATTACAAATATCATCAATATCTAAACCCATCCTACCAATCATATAATTTTCATTAAACTCGGCCAACACTGCCTCTAACCCAACTAATTCAACACCAGCATTTTTTTCTGTTTTCCAATGTGAGCCCCTAGCTAAATATTTAATATCATTAATATTATCAGGGAACGAAAAGTTGAAACCATCCGTATCACCAACAAGCGCTTTAAAACCATATTTCTCACTAAAATGCCTAACCATCAATCTAAGATACTGACGACCACGACAAGTAGTTTCTTCTGCACAGTTTGTATCACCCCAGTTAAAAATATACGGGGCACCATAAGCACCGAACCAAGAGTTAGCTAATATCTTTAACGGCAATTGTTTTTTGTCATAAAGACCAGCCAAAGCTTTGTGTTTTTTGATTTCTTTTGTATGGTTTTCCAAACCATCACCGAGAGTGTTTTCAATAAGTTTTCGAAGCCCTTTAACAATATCTTTTTCTTCTGACGTAAGAAATTTAAACTTATCACGGGTATCAACAATGTATGTTAACAACCCTTCCATAACACCACTAATATCTAAATCTGGAAAAATACCCCATGTTATCTCTGTTTTAGGATAAAGAGCAGCATAATCAAGTTTAACAACATTCCTAGCATAACCCACTTCAAGCAACCTAGAAAGACCACCAGTAAATTCTCTTTTTGGTTCAGTCTCTGGAATTGCCAATTCATTTTCATATGACCAAGCGGCCATGATTAATTTCCACTGACTAGCGGTACCCATAGTAGAACTTCTACTATATGTTGTTGGTAACAGTTTAGAAATCAAAAATGCGGCCTGATTAAATATATTATCAATCTGCTCCGTTTCCCAAAGGTCATCTAATAGATATCTCTTAACAATATAATCACCACCAACCTCTTCATACCCTTCTTTTAACGGCATTCTATCTGATATCTTGTAATAATCTCCGTTGGTATCGTTTAATGCGTATTTGCTTTCTTTGTCAGACCATGTTGAATGTATTTTATCACCAGCGACGTATACCCGATTTGGTTTTGCAACATCAGAATATTTTGTGATGTACTTTAACCCCCAACTTTTAATATCTGAATTAATAGCCTGTGCTCTACGAACAGAGTGAGCAATATCGATGATATTATAACCCCACATGTACGTTTGTTCAAAAGTCTCTTGCTCATTACCTAGCTTAAGCATTGCAGGTTTTCTTTTCAGTGGGGTTTCCCCGTCCAGCGTTATCGCAATATCATTTGCCGATATATACAATCTTTTGCAGGTATCAATAATAAATTTCCAGTCAAAAGACTCTGAGTTATAACCACTAATGATGTCGGGTTTAAGATGATTAATAACTTTAAAAAAAGTTTTTAAATTTTTTCTTTCTGAATCTCTTCTTTCTTTATGTGTATCACCAGTTGTTTCTAACACGTATTCAAAACCCCTATTGTCTTTCATTCCTATTTGGAATATTGCATTTTTAGAACCCAACAACCCCTCTGTCTCCAAGTCAAATTGAAAACGATGTAGGTCATTATAATCTTCCATACCCTTAAACAACCTAATACCTGATTGAATCATAAATTGTTCAACAGGTGAGAACATGAAAAATAGTTTTGAATATTTTTTATCAAAAACATCAATACCACCCTCCTTAAAAAATTGTATTAAATTATTATAAGACCCCTTACATTGAGCAATGTATTTATATCCGTTTTCTAATCTTTGGGGTACATCACCATTATCGTGGTGTGTTCTAAGGGCTTTTATCTTGATATTGTGCTTTTCTCTAGCCGCGATAATTTTACTTCTCTTGCCCTCATACATTATTTCCGTAACATCATGTTTAAACCATAAAAACGGTTGGAACTTATGTTTCTCTATTTTTTTACCCTCATCAGGGTCGTTTATAATAAGGTGTACAAATGGCTGATTGTAACTAGCTTCGATACTTACAACGTATTTTTTAGGGTTACTACCATGTAAAAAATTCTCAATAACTTCAGGGTCTACCTTCTTTTTATTATCACTCATTATAAAATATTTTTACAAATATACAAAGGATATTACACCAAAACAAATTATTTGGGATAAAAAAATTTGAGCCCTTATGTAGGGCTCAACAAATATACGAAATATTTTTTAAAGATACAAATCAAATCCCTCGTCAACATCATTTTTTTCGGATGAATTTTGTGCGGCAACTTTATCAATTTCATCGATGATAAATTTAGCAACATCAGAAATAACTTTTATGTTTGCTAAAATTTTTTCTTTATTAGCTTTCCATAACGCTAGGTATGTTGTTTGATGAGTAACTGGCAATCCATAATGTTTCATTACAATATATGCAACACTTTCTGCTTGTAATTCTTTAATTGCACTATCATATTTAACCTCATCACCTTGATAGTATATTGATGATTTTTTCCAATGCATTAATTCGTGTGCTAATTCATGTATAAGTGTTGACACTTCACCAGCACCCTCAACTTCAGATGACATATTAATATGATTACCAGCGGAATAACCTTTCTCACCAGCTTTTGCATCACCCTTAGTTAATTTAACCCCCATAACATCAAGAATTTCTGATAAGTATTTATATAATTCTTTTGTTCTTTCGGTTGGTTCACTATCTTGAAACCATTTTGGTGTTTCAGGAACATCACCTCTTTCGTCAATTGCCTCTGTATCAGAAATATCAAATACGTATACAGGCATAAACCTAACTGGCATACCCTTTTTAACTTCGTTATCTAATTGTGTATCATTAACTTGGGTATCATCTTTTGCTGTTTTTGACATAACAGGTGCAAATATCATAATTCCTTTTGCACCTTTTTTAACCCTTCTAAATTTCTTTTCCCATTGTCTAAAACCAGCAACTTTTTTTGCGTCTGGTTTTTGAATCCATATAAGTAATGTGTTATAAAAACTATGACCTCTAAACCCAGCAAAAAATGTAAGATATCTTTTAATCTCAGCGGTCATTGCTTTTTCATCGGTGGCATTTGCTAAATCTTGAACATACATGTTGATTTTATCCATAAGATTTCCCTTACCTTTAAAATCTTCTGAATTAGAAACAAATTCTTCTAAGTTTTCAAGTTTATCAATAAATTCACCTGACTTATTAATATCAGACAAAACTTTTTTAGCGTTTTCAAAATTATCCATATCTGTCACCCAAACTGGTGCGGGATAATTAGCACTTGGGCCCCATTTAAAACCAGAAGCTTTAAGTGTTTCTTTATTTCTAAATGTTTCTTGTGATGCTTTTTTTGCGTCAACCTCATTTGATTGAACAACCAGCATATTTTTATCTTTATCAGCCTTAAGTATCAATGCTTCATCAAGCATTTTTTTTATTAAATCTATCATTTTTTATTTCTTTAATAATAAATATATTATTATGGGCAAACAACAACGCTGCTACCCTTAATTGTAACATTAATTGATGAAACCAATCCTTTTGAATCTTTAATAGTACATACATACGTTCCAGCTTTTAACCCTGTATAGCTTGTTGTTGTTGTAAATGCTGAAGTACCAACTTTATACGTATAAGGCGCTGTTCCACCAGAACCACTTAAAGTTATTGTCCCATCATTTCTAGTTTTACATGTTGTGTTTGTTGATGATACCAATACAACATTTGGTGTTGCTGAATATTTGTATAATCCAATATCCATCGTACTAGTTAAAGGTGCACCAGCAAAATCTTTATTAATTCCACTAATCAATGAACCATTACCAATACCATAACTCCCAGGCACCAAAGTAAAATCCCAATTTTCAGGATTTGGTGACGTTGTATTTTTAAATATTTGTTGTGAACCAGTATAAAGCACTTCTCCTGAATTTAAACTTGCGCCATCTCCGAGTCTAGAAACATTATTAAAACTTGTTCCTTGTCCTGTAGGGAATGTATGTGAAAACCCACCATTCACATAATAGATATTGTTTTTTCTTTTTATTCTTGTTCCATTAGAATTTGTGACTCTACTATCAGGATAAATTAATTGTAGTCCAGTCGTACCCCAAATAATATTATTTCTCATGTCGATAAGTGTATCGTAATCATTACCATAACATGCTGGACCTGAAAAGAACGCAAACAATCTATCATTATCTGCATTGTTATCAAAACCACCATAGTAACCACTTGACGATGGATTGTTTGGTTGACTCCACCTAATACCCTTGGTAGATAATGGCGGGAAAGCCAAAAATTCTACATCAACTCCTGTTCTTTGCGGCGCTTTGTCTAGTGTTATTGAATTTACACCTAAAGATGTTACTGTTGCATAATCTCTATCCCCACCAGCAAAATATGGTGGGACCGCTTTTTCAGGTCCGTACACTGTTGACCCCACTTGAATACCATCCATTCTTGATAAGGATGTTATTTGGTTTGAACCTGATGTAAAGGTACCTGTCGGGTCAATATTTCCAGTTGTTAAAAAATTCGCACCCCAAAACCACCATTTAAAATCTTGGCCATCACCATACACATCACCACCAAATCCATTACCTGAAAATCTACTTTTGTCGTTTTCTACAACTATATTATTCCAAATTCTTATATTATATTGCGCTGCGGCAAAAACATCACCACAAGGTAAATGTAAACTAATAACATCCAACGAATTTATTATTAAGTTAAATGCAATTGTATCGTTATTCATACCTGAAGTAATATCATCATTGTCTATGCTTCCTGCTTCAATAAAACTACTACAGTCGATTACTTTATTATATACTATTTTTGAATTTTGTAAATTAAACACGTCTAAAGTTATACCACCCATTCCTTGTGTTGATGAATTTCTACCTGATTTGGCCCAAGCACCTTTAAAATAATTATAACTAATTTCCAGATTTTTACCATTTAAAGCTTCTATTGCGCCAGCTAATACATCATTAATCCCAAACGTATCAACCGTACTTTTAAAGTTGGTGAATACATTTTTAGTAATCTTACTATTAAAAGCACTTACTGAACCAATACCGAATGACATATTACTAAAATAACAGTTTTGAACTGTAAAATTAAATACACTACCTTTTCTATCACCATAATCTCTGTTAGTGCCCCAAATTGTATCGGTACCATTAACTTTAGTGTCTTGGTATTCACCCATTAACATTCCACCGTAACTATACGCAGGATTTTGTTTATCGGCAACAGGAAAACGGGTATCATTAAATTGTAACCCATCTATTATTATATTGCTAACACCACCAAATTGTGCAACCCAGTGAGTGGGACCATCTTTATATGGGGATTCAGCCGTTGGAAAAACAAAATTAGGTAATGGCAAAGACTTGTCACCATAACTTGAAAACACAATCGGTTTTTCAGGTGTTCCACTAGGTGCGGTAAAATCGTCATACGGCCTATCAATATATGAAAAACTCACAAAATTAAAATAACCAAGGGTACCATCATATCCGTTTGCAAACATGTCACCTCTTTTAAACAGTATTGAATCACCAGGCAAGAAAGTAACATTTGGACTTGATGTCATATTTTGAAGAGCAATCAACGTTTTTTTAGGTGTACTTGGTGATAAACCATCATTATCATCGTTACCTGAAGTACTAAAATAGTATTTTTTATTTGGGCCAGCAGCAAGTGTTGTAAATGTAAGTTCATTACCATACGAAGTATCAACAGCATTTATAGCAAACGCTCTGATATAATAAGTTGTTGATGGTAATAATGGCATAATTCCACCACCACCATCTGGATAATTCGGTGGTATAACGGCAACAAAATGATTAACATAAGGACCAGTACCTGTAGAAGGATAACCTAGTCTATAGTATTTAACATAAGGGCTTAATTTTGGATTTGGAGAAGTACTCCAAACAACACCTCTTTTTGTTACTGGAGAACCCCCATCACTTGTTACATTACCACCACTTTCTGCTCTAAGTGCCTCAATACGACTTATCGCATTAGTTGTAACCGTTGGCGCTGTTTGACTAAAACCAAAAATCGTTAATAAACTTAACGTTAATACTAGTAATACTTTTTTCATTTTTTTTATTTTTTTAATTTTTTATTTAACAATTAGTTACATCTATAGTCCATCCACTTGAAACCAGACTTGTATATGCGCTATATCCTAATGTATTGGCAGATAAACAACCATTACCAGTTTGATTAAATAATGTTATTGTATTTGGATTTTGCCAATACGTAGTTGCACTCAATTTAATTAATGTGTTAGTTATACCACTATTAGGCAACGAATTATCGTTCAAATATATATACGAAATAAAATTAGGGAATGGATTACCTAACGACCATGGATTAAATGTTGATATTGAATTATAACTTAAATCTAACACCTGCAATCTGCTAGGTAATGGTTGATACGGTGTAAAATTAGTTATTGAATTATAGCTTAAATTTAATGTTTGAATACTTGGTATTGGTAATGATGGGTCATAATTTGTGATTAAATTATTATTCAAATAAAGATTTGAAATACCCAAAGGAAAAGGAACTGTTGGGGTGAACCCTGTCAATAAATTATTATTTAAATATAAATCAGTCAGCCCTTGTGGTAAACTAGTCGGTGTAAATGCTGTTACACTATTATACGATAAATCCAACGTTTGAACCGAACTAGGTAATGTTGAAATTCTACTATCAAAGTTATTGATTAAGTTACCACTTAAATTTAAATACGTTAAACCACTTAAATTCTCTAAACCTATTATATCCCTTAATCTATTATTACCATACCCTGAAGATATGTCCAAATTGTTAATTAATATTGGGTTGTTAATAGCTGTTGATGCGGTATAGTTACCGTTAATTGAATATGTGTGTGATGGTGTATAGTTATCAGAACTTAAATATGTATTTTGAGAGCCATCACCCCAATTTACTGTCATTGTGAAATTAGAGGAGCCCTGAACAAAAAAGTTTAACGAATTACCTGTTGAATTAAAAACAAATTTTAATTGTCCTTCCGTAGATGCAGATGTTTTATATGATGAGGCTGTTAAACCAATATAAAATAATTTCATATTTTATTTTTTTATGCTCCCTTCTAAGACATTTATAAATAATTCTTCTCTAATTGGAACAACCAACGTTCCACTACCATCTAAAAATTCTATCGTAAAAGTACCAACATATCTTCCAGCCTTTTCAGTATCCCTTTCAGAAAATTGATAAACTAGATAATATTCCTCACCAACACAATCAACAGGTATTACAAGTTGGGTACCAGCAATTTTTCTACCGATTCTTTTAACGCCTGTTGTTACATCAGACATACTAAAATATATTGTTGCATTTTGAATTTGTTCAAAAAATCTTCTGAAATCATTTCTACCATCTTGAATTAGCTCAAGCTTTAGGATAGGTAATGTTGCGCCTTTATTTATAAAAAATTCCATATATTATTTTAATATTAATCATAAACTCTTATTTCTATCACAGTATAATAGGTATCGCCAAATACCCTATCTGAGGTTGCCTTAGCTACTTGTATTTTACTTGAATCTACAAAATTGGTAAACATAAAACCATAAGTAGCTACTGTTATATCACCCCCACCCTTAGATACACCACATGTAGCAAAAATTGCCGTTTTATCAGTAGTAAATGGTGTACCAGTAGATGCGCTAATTGTTATTACTTTTACACTCCTATCGTAAACTACACCAATTGTTGTGTTAAGTTCATTTTCTAAAACAATAGGATAACCAGCAGTCATATTATTTCCAGAATCTATATCAACCGCCGCAACATATCTTTTATAAGGGTTTATTGTTCTCCACATAGTACCATCATACAACTGGAGACCAGCATATCTCCTTGTAGGAGTACTTCCAGAGGCATCTGAATGAACAATAAGTCCTTTTGCTGGACTACTTGGCAAATCTCCACTACCTACTCTTGGTGGTAAAAAACCTTTAGATGTTGATGTTAAATCTAATATCGCACTAGAATTTGGTTTATTAATGCCAATACTTACAGCACTACCAGTAATTGCGGTAAATATTGAACTTGAAACATCGTTTGAATTACATCCAGTCCCAAATAAAACACCACCTATATTAAACGAATTTACTGTACCCGAACTTAATGTTATATTAGTACCAATAATAATATTATTGTTACCAAATCCACCACTAGAAGCAGCTTTACTACCTATTATGATACTTGAGTTAGATGTTGTTCCGCTACCAGCACTAGGGCCAATAATTATTGTGGATGCGGCTGTTTTTACATTCAACCCCGCATTAACACCAATTGCTATCATGTTATCACTAGTACCAACACCAGACCCAGCTAAATTTCCAATAAAAATACCATTAGTTGTACCTGTTACACCTTCACCAGAATTACTACCAATAAAAATACCCCTGTCAGCACCTGTTGAATTCTTACCAGCATCAGCACCAATCATAACTGCATTTGGGGCGATATCACCAGCATTACCAGCATTACTTCCAATCATAACTGCGGTACTAGAACCATTTGCTCCGACACCAGCATTAGTACCAATAAAAACAGAACCACTAGAAGTATGAGCTAATTCACCAGCACTAGTACCAATATACACCCCATTTAGGCTTGTACTACCCGTAATACCCCTAGCTGTTCCATTACCTATGATTACAGATGATGTTGAATTTACCGAGCTTTGACCTGCTTGGTATCCTATATATACACCCTTATCGTTATTTGAGGATGATTTAAGAGCCTCATACCCAATAGCAATACTATATTCTGATTTACCCGTTAAATTGGTGGAATTATCACCAGCACTTCGACCAATAAATGTTGAACCACTAGCACTTGTTGCATTTTTACCAGCGTCCTCACCAATAAATAGTGAGTAGCTAGCGTTAGTTGCACCACTACCAGCATTTTTACCTATAAAAGCCGAACTAGTAACAGAGCTAGCACTCCAACCAGCACCAGAACCAGCAAAGAATGAATAAGTTGCACCAGTAGCACCTTTACCAGCGCTAACGCCAAAAAATTGAGAATTATTAGCAGATGTTGCACCATAACCCGCCTGACTACCAATCATTATTGAGTTATTTGCGCTAGTACCACCTAATCCACTTTGTGTACCAATAAATGTTGAATTACTAGCGCTACTAGCATTAGAACCAGCACCAACACCAATAAATGTTGAATTATTAGCGTTACTGGATTGATAACCAGCTTGGTCACCGATAAATAAAGAATTATCGGCAAAAGTTGCACCAAAACCACTTCTATCACCAATAAATGTTGAACCACTAGCGTTAGTGGCTGATGTACCAGCGCTTAAACCAAATACAAACATACTGCTAGCTAAAGCTTTAGCTCCATTACCAAAAGCTATAGAACCAGTACCTGTAGCTACTGGAATAACAGCAGGTGGTGTATTATTTTCATCGTACCAATAAAGTGTTGCACCAATATTACCAAGAACATTACCACCAGTTATATCAGTAATGCTCTTAAACGAAACACTTCCGTTAGATTCTCTTGTTAATAACTGAGGAGCTGTAGTACCACTAGAAATACCAGATAATGTTAATGTATTTGCAGTTAAACCACTAGTAAATACCGTACCACCACTTACTGTTCCACCACTTAATGGAAGATAAGCACCTGAAGCAGACGACGAACCTGTATACGCAGATAGGCTTATTGTAAATGCTGAATATCCGTCTGTTCTATTTTGAGTTAAGGTTATTGTATTTGATGATAACGTAAACCCTGTTACAAAAGTATCTGCAGTAAGATTACCACCACCTATATCATTAATGTTTTTAAATGAAACATTTCCGTTAGATTCTCTTGTTAATACCTGAGTAGCAGTAGCAGCACTAGAAATACTAGACAATGTTACATCACCACCAAAATATGTTGTACCTGTTTGAACCTTTAACGCATATGTATCACCTGATACATTAGACCCCTTTATTGGTGCACCAGCAATGTATACGTTACTTAAAGCACTATACGTAACACCAGATGTAACACCAGTATAATATGTTGTAGAACCTGTTGTTATACCTGTAAAAAACCCAGGGTCGGTTAAACCTGTTTGAGCAACAATTTGCGAATACGAAACGCCCCTATATCCTGTACTAGTTGCGCTTAATATTTCCCCTAATGACGATGCGGTTCCAGCACTTGATGTGCTCAAACTAGGTAATGCAAACAAACTAGCATTATAAAAATTACTAAGTAAAGAATCGTTTATTGTTATTGATAGAACAGTACCACCAGTAGTAGCAGCTGAATAATACATCAAATAACTTGATAATGTTGTATAATTTTGGGTGCTTGTAATTAATGTTGTATTAGCACTAAATGTTGGAATATTAAAACTATTAGCCACTATCTCACTACGTGTTGCTGGTGTAGCAGTACTATTTGCCTCAGTATATACAGCGCTTTTAATATTAAGAGCGGAACCAGCTGTACCCCAAAAACTCCTTATTGGGTTTGGCGGTCCAACAGTACTAGTTTCATTTATAACCACCTGCCCACCAAAAGCGGCAACTGGTGCGGAAAATGTAAGAACACCGTTACTATTTAAAAACTTAGAATTTGGTCTATCAAGATGCGACATTACCAAATCGTTGTTATATGGTTTATTTCTAAATACAAACATTTTGGAAGGGTCTGGATATTGATTACTAAGACCACCACCACCTGCATTATATGACGTTTCAAAATATAGTCCTAATGGGGCAGCTGGAGAGTAAATAACAGCCCTAGAAGTACCAAAATTTATCGCTGGGAATGAAGAAGGTAAAAATAAAGTACCCGTACCCGAAGCACCTTGTGAATATGTAAAATCAGCGTTAGTTGTAATTTGATTAGAACTAAAAAATGGTATCCTACCAGTTGTAGCAGAAAATGCACGTAATACACCATTTGTATCAACACTCGTAAGATACGTATCAGCTGATATACCCGCTAATCCTTGAAATCTAACTGGGTTTGTTGTTGCGGTTACATGTAGTGTATTGGTTCCCGATAAAACACCAATACCAACAGTTCCACCAGTACTAACCGTTAAAGCATTTGGTATTGTCGAAGAACTAAAGTTTAATGTTTTTTGATTTAAATCAACAACCCTATTACCGTTTAAAGCACCGTCACTAGTATATAAGGTATTAATGCTTGAAGCGACTGTTGAAGTAAGTGAAGCAACAGAAATTGAATGTACCACACCAACATTGTCAATTGTTAAAACATTTGAATCAGAAGAACCTCCTATACCCTCAATTCTAATTGGGTCAGTAGCTGCCGAAATATGTAATTTTGTACTAGCCGATAAAACACCAATACCAACTGTACCACCAGTACTAATTGTTAAACTGTTTGGCGCTGTTGATGAACTAAAATTTAATGTTTTTTGGTTTAAGTCAACACGCCTATCTGATTTTATTGAATCATCTTTACCATACAGTGTTGTTATACCTGTAATACTTAAATTTTTACTTGGGTCAGTAAAATCTAGCGCAATTGAAGCACCTGTTTGATTATATGTTGCAGCTGTTGTATATATGTTTGTATAACCTGCAGTAAATCCAGTAACAATAAATACACCACGAGAACTAATTGGCCTCCAATTAGCTGTATCCCCACTAGGTGGTGTTGGGTTTGCACTAACATTTGCGATTGAGTAGTAATCTAAATTATTAACAGTATATGTAACAACAGTACTAGCTGTGTATGCAGAAGATGCGTTCCAGTTACCAGCATAAAATAAACCAGTACGGGTATTTGTTGTGCTTGATGAAAACGTAACAATACCGTTTAAAGAATTATAAGTACCACCTGTAACGGTCACGTCTGAAGCCAACGAGCTAAGATTTTTTGTTATCCCACCACCAAATGTGTTTAATGTCAAATCATAACTCCCAAGGTCCCAAGTTAATCCTGTAACCATTTGTATTTGACTCCATGTTGTGTTACCACTATTTAATACGTAATAATCATTAAATGCGCCATTTTTAACACCAACAATCATTCCCGCTCTTCTTCTTTCAGAAGGTATTTCATTCCTAGCAGTAATATCATTAACATTTCTTAAACTATCAACACCATAAACTGGGTCAATAACCGCATAAGTATCTTGGGTATCTGTTGGTGATATAAATCCAGTTATGCGTACTCCGCCATCTATAGTTGCCATATATTTCTTTTTTTATTTTTTATTTTTTAAGAGCACAACCACGCATTTAATGAACCTGCAAAAGCGTTTGTCGTTCTGTATACATTATATGTTGTTGATATACCATATATATTACCAAATGATAATGTTCCAACTACAGAGTACGGTATATTACCTATACCACTACAACCAGCTGTAGAATCTTTTAAATTAGTTGGTTGTGATAAACTTTGTGGTATAACTAAATAACCATATTCAGGGCTTGCTGTTGACGGCCAAGTAATATAATTATTTGTAACATTAGCAACCAAAGCAGTATTAGTAAGACCACTTGCTTGTGCTGCAGTTATGCTAGTATTAGGTGACTTGCCATAATACCACCTATTTCTCCAAAAAGCTGTTATATTTCTTGTAAATGTTGTACCTTGACTATTAGTTGCTGTGATTTTATACAAATCAAGTGCTGTAACAGTAGCCGTTGAACTTGAAATATTAATTGATAATGTTACAGGTTGCGTTCCGTCATTTGCCGAACCACTAACCAATGTTGTTGTACTTGGTGATAACTGCTCTATAGTTATCGTGTTCGCACTTACATTTGTTGAATTTGATGTGGCCCAAGTAAATGTTTGAGAACCAATTGAAATTGGTTGCCCAACTTCATAAACTGTTGTTAAGTTAGTTCTAGCGAATGATGTAAATGCTGGTACTTGATATGGGTATAATAACGCATCAAACATCTGTTGCATTGTTTGGTTTAAAAATGTAGTCGATTGCGGTATCCCACCCAACCCTGCTGTTGTGGGTGTAGAATTTGTGTAAGTGGGTGTACTACCAGTAGAAAAACCATTTATTATGATTGATGAACCATCACTATTATTTAAAGTTAGTGTACCTAATGTACTATCAGCCGAACCACCCGTTATGAACCCATCAACATTAATAGATGAACCATTGGTATTATCCAACGTTAAAATACCTGTAACACTAGAATATGTTGCAGCTGTAACAGAACCAGCACCATCAGCTCCAGCAGCACCAGCAGGACCAGCAGCACCAGCAGGACCTGTAGCACCAGCTTCACCTTCGGGACCCGCAGGACCTCTAAAATCATCTAAGTTAATAGACAATGTATCACCATTAAGTCTATTTAATTGTAGTGTTGTTCCGTTTAAATTGACGTTATCTATATCTAAACCTTTTAGAAATATAAAATTATTGTCAAGTTCGGCTTGACTTAAGACACTACCCTTTGTTTCGTCACCGTATGGACTTGTTTGAGTCCTTAATATTAAATTATTTGACATATTTGTTGATTAGATACTATATTAATAAAAAATACCCAAATATAAATATTCACCAAAATTGTTTTGACAAATAAAATATTTGGGTATTCTTATAATAAACTAAAACACTATTGTTTTACAAATAATATTGATTGATTATATGTAATAGCAACATAACTACCTGAAGTTAAGTTTCTCACACTAACCCAATCACCACCAGACGAATAACTAGAAGTTTTAACTGTAACCCCTAATATATTTTTAATCACCATAGTTCCAGACGTGTTAGAATTTATATATATTGACCTTCTATCTGAATTATAAAAAAACCTTCTAATATTAACTGAAGAACAAGACCTACTTAAACTATCCGTTGACGGAAGACCAATGCAACCTATAGGTTCACTAGTATATGTTCTAGATTGTAAACCATTAATACATGTACTCCATTGACTATAAGTAAATACACATGGTGTTGGAGAAACACATGCTCTTTGAACACTATCCGCAGGAGGAACCCCTGTACAACCTACTGGTGTGGATGTATATGTTCTTGTTTGAGTTCCATTAGCACATGTTGTCCAAATTCCATATGTAAAATTACAAGGTACTATTGGTGATGTACAACTTCTTTGAATACTATCAGTTGGCGGAAATCCCACACATCCAGTTGGAGATGTTACATATGGTCTTGTTTGAACCCCATTATTACACGTTGTCCAAGTTCCGTATGTAAAAATACAAGGTGTTGGAGCAACTGAATTATACTGATATATTCCTATTGAAGGTGTTGCACCAACAATATTTCCTTCAAAATCTCTATTAAGACCTACATTTGTACCATTATTTATGGCATAAGACGTATCACTAGCAATGTGCATATCCCAATTTTGTGGGTATATGCTAGAACTATCAACAATTAATTTACCATTGATAATTCTTTCGCCTATCGCTAATGTGGTATTAGGCCCTAAAGACGTAGGTGTAAATGAACCAACCGCTCCCTGATAACCACTAACTAAGTGATAGATATTATTTCTATAAAACGCTTTAGGTCTTTCAGATTGTGTGTATTTAGCATAAAACCCATTATTAATCCAAAATACATTATTACGAATATCAAATACAGTATCTGCTGCTTGAACACTATGGTCACCTGACGCTATCGGCCTCCAAGCGTTTTGGAAGTTTTCTGATGATGGATAACGAGTTGATTTATTAATAGGGTATGGTGGCCAATAAATGAATCCTGTGTTTGCATATGTTTGACCATCACCCATAGCATCACCACCAGCATTGTTACCACTAAAACGTGACATAGAACCTTCTACAAAAAAGTTATTCCAAAAATGTAAATTTTTAACCTGTGTTGCATATGTTCCTGTAGTATTAACATACGCAATGTTGCTACAATTGATAAATTTATTATAGCAAATTGTATCGTCATCTGGGCCTTGTATACCGCCTGGTAAATTTGTGCCAAACTCCATACCACCGCTACAATCAATGAATGTATTATAGGCAATGAATGAACTATCAAAATTATTAATAGTTTCAACAGCTCCACCTAATAAACCTGAACTAGATGAATTAAAAGGATTGGCATAAGCCCACGAACCTGTAATTCTATTATTTGTTATTCTATATTTACTTCCCGATAATAACATTGGGTCAGCACCTATATCAGCTTGACTTGCAGTATCTGTTATCCAACCTGTAGATTTAAAATTACTAAATGTATTATTTTCAATCTTAAAATCTCTAACAAAGGCAACAATACCATATGCTGTATTACTAAAGTTACAGTTTTTTACCGTGATGTTACTACATTTACAACCATCACTTCCACTACAGTATCCACTATCCCCAAACCAAAGTCCTAGCGTTGTAAAAGCACCCGAACGTTTGTCATTGACAGGGAATCTTGTATCATTAAACTGTATACCGTCTATCACAATGTAACTTACATTAGCAAACGCCAATACACCTTTTTCGTTTGACCTAACTGAACTTGGATAAGGATATAGTAAGTTTGGGCTTTCTAAATTAATATCACCATAATATGTGAATACAATTGGATTAGTAGCAGTACCTGAAGGGAAGCTTAATCCTTCATATCCACCACCATACCATTTTACAGAAGCTACTGTGCTGAACTCGGTACCATTAGCAAATATTTCACCTCTTTTAAAAGCAAATGTATCACCAGCAGTTGCAATACTACTTAAAGTATTTAATTTTGCTAGTGTTTTCCAAGGGGTCAATGGATTCTGTGCTTGTGTAACACTATACGAATCATTACCAATTGAACTAAAATAAAATTTTCTACCTCTTGTTGTTGGGGATGCACATGTTCTTGTTAAACTGTCTGCTGGAGGAACTCCCGTACAATTAGTTGGGGAACTCGTAAACGGTCTTGTTTGTATTCCATTACTACATGTTGTCCAAGTTCCGTATGTGAAAGTGCACGGTACTATCGGTGTTGTACAACTTCTTTGAATACTATCAGTTGGTGGAACCCCAATACAACCTGTCGGTGTAGGTGTATATGGTCTTGTTTGTGTTCCGTTAGAACATGTTGTCCAACTACCATATGTAAAAGTACATGGTGTTGGAGTAACCGAACCACCGTATTGGTATATACCCATCGAAGGTATAGCACCAACACTATTACCAACAAAATCGCTTGTAAGACCTACATTAACTCCAGAATTTATGGCTGGTGATGTACTTGTTAATGTATAATCCCAATTTAAAGGGTTAGAGTTTGTTGTATTTGTCCAAATAATTCCAGATGTGGAAATCTCAGTACCGTCTAATGTGAAATTAGTAACACTACCATTAGATAATTTATATATGTTGTTAGTGTGACTTAAGTTAGCACCATTTAACTGTCCATTTCTTGTTAATGATAAACCATTAGATACCTGAATTATATTATTTTTAAGGATTATAATCCCAGCTGTAGCCTCTGATGTTGACATAGAAAACATAATACCGCTACTACCCCCTGGATTTGTATTAGGAACGGTTTGTAACATTACATTATTATAAAATTGTAAGTTTCTTACCGCAGTTTTATACTGTCCACTATTACTAATATAAACTACTGTGTTGTTATTAATAATCTTGTTGTAATATATTTTATTATTTTGAATTAAATTATTAGCAACACCATCATTATTGCTACCAAATTCAAAAATACCATTACAGTCATAAAATGTATTGTAAGCAATCACGTTATTTTCAATAACAGAACCCTCTTCAAAAAATTCTACACCACCACCATCAAATGTATAATCATAACTAGCGGCATAACAATCGTGAAAGTAGTTGTTAGTAACAATATTATTTGAACTAGATAGTTGAACAGGCACCCCACCATAATCGTCATCTGGATTAACAGATGTTGGTGTGTTTCTAATCATCCTTAAATTTCCAATATCACAAGAATCCACGGTGTTATTATTATTGCCTGGTGGAAAATACACGCCATAACCAGTTCTGTCCATCGTACACTTCCTAATAACTATTCCTGTACATCCTTGATACGTAGCAAATACATTTTGTATCTTAGCTTGAATATATCTATCAGTAGCTGATATTGTTGTATCGCTAATCTTCCAACCATAGAAAGTTAGGTTTGTACAACCATTCAATGTAATTAAAACACTTACTGTAGAGTTTGTCCCCCAGAATAATGGGTCGGCTCCTGTTCCATACACACCAAAATAAATGTTAGATTTATTTGATAATGTTAATGTTCCCGAGAATTTAGAATCTTTTGCAAACAATACAGAATCACCATTAGCAACATTGCTTTGTACTTTAGATAATGTTTGCCAAGGCGTTAATGGATTTTGCGCTTGTGTTGTTGTGTAACTATCACTACCCGCTGAACTAACGTAAAATTTTCTAGCGCTAGCAAATAATGGAATAAATAAAAGAATTGTTAAAAACTTTTTCATTTTAAATTTTTTTTAAAAAATTGTTATATTATAAGTACAATAATATAATAATTAATATATTAATTATATATTAATTATTTATACCGATATATCACCCGATAAATACCAAACGTCCCCAGACTTCTTTATTAATGTTGCAAAACTATACTGGCTTCTCAACTTTAATGCACCTCCAGAGCTTAATATAGTTACACCAGTACCACCACTGATAGATGTTTGACCAGTACCATTTTGAACAATACCAATTTGAACACCAGTGCTAAAATTGGTTGTAGCACTAGGTGGTATGGATACAACATTAGCCGTAGAACTAGTCATTTCAATAATGGTATTATTATTAGCCGCTGAAAGCTGTAAAGTATATGCCGTTCCAATAATAGCACCAAATGACACATTACTACTTGCTGATGTAATTCCTGTGATGGTATTTCCATTTACAGAACCTGTACCTGAAAGAGTGATTGTACCTGTTGCAGAATTATATGTACCACCAGTTACAGCATTTATTGTATATGTAAGTGCTGTACTACCACCTGAAGTAACACTCAACACATTACCTGACAATGTTGTTGCGCTTATATATGTTGGTAAATTAAAATAGGTTGTTGCTGATATTGTTGTTGCTGTTAACCCAGATACAATTGTATTACCAGTTACTGTTAATGTATTTGCTGTCAGGCCAGCTAATCTAGCATTACCAGTCACGTTTAACGTATTTGCAGTTAATCCACTAGTAAATATTGTTGCACCATTTACCGTTCCACCAGAAAATGTAGATGAACTAGCAGTAAACGGGTCAACTTGAACAATTTTTGTAACCCCACTCAATCTAATTCTTAAATCATTATTTTGAATCCATATATCACCATCGTTTGGTGATGTCGGCGCTGTTGAACCAGTAATGAGCCTTAATGAAGCTTGAGTTGCAGTTGCGGCTGGAAGTGTTAATCTAGCAGTAGGTGTTTCTACACCAATACCAATCATACCTGTCGCTGTTGCACCTGTTGATGGATTACCAGTTGTTGTTGCATATGTATTTGAACCAAAAATAACACCACCAATATTAATTCGATTTGATGGTGTTCCAGACAAACCTATATTTGTACCTACGATAATATTATTTGAACCTAAGTTACCACGCCAACCCGTTTGATATCCTAACAATATTGATTGGCTACCACCAGTCATAAAATAGCCAGCTCTATAACCAATAGCCACTAAATCCGATGGTCCGCCAACAATTGACCTACCTGATTCAGAACCCATGATTATTGATGTTGTAACACCTGTCGAGCTAATACCAGCACTTTGACCAACAATTATTGAAGTTGATGACCCCGAAGCGTCCAGCCCAGCATTATTACCAACAAAAACAGAATTTAACGCAGTTGTTGCACCATTACCAGCAGAACTACCAATAAAAATAACGTTTGAAGTTACAAAACCACTAATTGATGAATCAGCACCAGCAGCATTACCAATATAAATTGAGGATGAAGGTGTATAATTTCTAGCACCTGCCGACAATCCAATACCGACAGAGCTACTTAACGTAACACCATTAATACCCGCATTAGAACCAATGTACACTGACGCAGAAGCACCATTTGTATTTAAACCAGCACTATTACCAATAAAAACAGAATTTGTTGAAGTACCTGACAAATCTTTGCCAGCTTGAAAACCAATAACTACTGTATTTGCAAATGTGCTAGCTGTATCAGCAGTATATTGTCTAGATTGAAAACCAGCTTGATTACCAATAATAACCGCACTAGTTGCTTGACCCTTATTAGTTTTATACGCTGATGTCCCAATAACAACACTACTCGATAACCTACTAGATGCACGAGCGGCTTCAGTACCAATAACGACCGTATTTTGCGAATTACCCGAAACAAATGCCCCCGCTAAATTACCTATAAAGGTTGAATTAGCAATTGTACCTGCATTTGTCGAACCAGTTGCTGGAAAATAAGGATTTGTCGCAGCATTTGTTCCAATTGCAATAACATTAGCCGCATTATTTGCTGTTGCCGCACTCAAAAGACCGTTAAAACCTATAACAACACCATATGTTAAACCAGTAGACCTAGAACCAGCATCAGTACCAACTAAAACACTACCATATGACAAATAATTATTAAGACCAGCCCTGTAACCAATATAGTCAGAATAATCATTACCCGTAGCACCACTACCAGCTTGATAACCAATGAAATTAAAAAATTTAGTATTAGTTGTACCACTACCAGCTTCATAGCCAATTATATTACCATATTGTATATTACTAGATAATTGACCAGCTGAAGCACCAATAAGTGTTGTACCTGTTATAGCTGACGCTTGATAACCAGCTTGGTTACCAATAAAATTTAAATCACTATTTACGGTTACATCTGAAAAAAGAACACCCAAACCCGCATTGTAACCAATAAAATTTGAGAAAGTTATACCAGTTGATGATTCACCAGCACTAGTACCAATAAAATTTGAAGCTGATGTGTTTCTAGCACCATCACCAGCAGCAGAACCAATAAAAGATGACCCCCCTATATTCCTAGCACCATTACCAGCACCATACCCCATAAAATTTGAATAACTTGACTCACTTGCACCACCACCAGCATCACTACCAAATAAATTTGAATTAGTAATATCCGTTGCCTCCTTACCAGCATCCTTACCAATAAAATTTGAATTGGTAATACCAGAAGCAGAACTCCCAGCATTTGAACCAATAAAATTTGAAGAGGCTAAATCAGAACCGTTCGATGCTGCATTGTAACCAATAGCATTTATTTTTAATATATTACCAAACCCATCAGTATTATTAATACCATAACCAGCAGTATCACCAATAAAATTTGAACTAGTAACACCCGTTGTAAGTCTACCAGCATTATAACCAATGAAATTTGAACGGCTTGTCGCACTTGCCCCATCACCAACATTACTACCAATAAAATTTGAATATATTGAATCGTTAGCGCTAATTCCAGCAGAATTACCAATAAAATTTGAATATGTTACACCAGTTGCATTTTGACCAGCATCTGAACCAATAAAATTAGAGTCATCTGAGTTAATTGCTTGATACCCAGCACCACCACCAATAAAGTTTGAATTACTAGAACTAGACGCATAAATACCAGCATTTTGACCGATAAAATTTGAACCAGTAACACCAGTTAGTTCAGAACCAGCATAATTGCCAATAAAATTTGAGCTTTGAACATTACTTGCCAAATTACCAGCTCCGATTACAGCAAAAAATGAATTAGTTATACCACTCGAAGAAGCACCAGCTTCGGTACCAATAAAACTAGATTGATATATATCAAATGTGTTAGTACCAGCGTTATCACCAAAAAAATCTGCCAATTGGGAATCAATATTATTTGCCCCAGCATTTTTACCAATAAAGTTCGAGCGAGTAGTGCCCGTACTATTACTACCAGCACCTTGCCCAACAACAAACATATCGTTACCCAAAGCCTCAGCACCAGAACCGATGGCTATTGAATCGCTAGCTGAAACAACTGGTGGTGTTGTTGGATTTGTTGATGGTTCAGCGTAGTATTTTAAAGAAACCGTTGACGCACTGCCTGTTAATCCAGAAACTGGATAAGCATGTAGAACACCATCAGTATCAATACTAACAACAAATGTATCAGCTGTTGTTGCTGTTAATCCTTGAAATCTAACAGGGTTTGTTGCTGCTGATATGTGTAATGTGTTGGTTGCAGCTGTTGTACCAAAACCAGTGTTTCCTGATGCATCAACATATAATCTAATTGTACCAGCACCGTTAGCGATAACGATGCTATTGGTTAAACCACTTGTAAGTTGTGGTATGTTATTACCAATAACAAGGTTATTGCTTCCTGTTATAATACCCTTACCAGCATAATTACCAATATAAATATTATTATCACCACTTGTTTGTCCAGAGCCAGCTAGTAAACCAATTAAAATAGTATTGTTTAAATTAGCAATACCTGTATAACCACTATTTAATACCCCCGTAGCCCACCCAATACTAGTATTACCTGAACCCGTTTGATTATGATACAATGCTCCTTGACCAACACCCGTGTTATTAATACCTGTTGTATTATTATATAACGCGGCGTAACCAATACCTGTATTATAGTTACCTGTTGTGTTAAATCTAAGAGCAACGCTACCAGTACTAGTATTTCCAGTACCAATAGTACTAGTAGCTAATGACGCATAACCAATTGCTGTGTTTGAGTTACCTGTAGTGTTTACAAGTAGAGCACTAGACCCAACAGCTGTATTAAAACTACTACCAGTTGTGTCTCTTAATGTACCATTACCAACACCTGTATTACTACCACCAACAGCAAGTTTACTCAACGAACCGTAACCAATCGCAAAATTTAAATTACCTGTTGTATTTGCAGCTAAAGCACCAGAGCCAATTGCTAAATTTCTAATTCCCGTAGTATTTAATGATAAACTACCCGCACCAATAGCAGTATTTTCATAACCAGTAGTATTGTTAGTTAACGCACTAGTACCAATTGCGTTATTAGTATATCCAATTGTATTTTTTGCTAAAGCTTGATAACCGATTGCAGTATTGCTATAACCACTTGTAACCCCTGATAATGAACCAGCACCAATACCCACATTACCACCAAAATTAACACCAGAATCAATTGTTGTAAAATTACCAGCACTATTACCTAAAAATAAGTTATTGGTACCATATGAATGAATAAATCTATTTGAATTCTGATTAATAACACCAGAACTTGATGATGTGGTACTAGGTATACCAACAGTTGTTGCCGATAAATCACCGTTTACCGTAAACCCACTAACTGTATTAAAGTTTGTTGTAAATGTTCGACCACTAGAATCATTTATTGTAAATGTATTTGCTGAAGATATATATCCAAAACTAGTAATAACCGTATCAGTATATCCACTTGTAAATCCTGAAACATCAAACACACCACGACCACTCAATGCCAACCAATTAAGTGTATCACCTGTTGGTGGTGTAGCACTAGGCCCAGCATTAGCAGATATTACAAAATAATCTTTATTATTACCACTATATGTAACAACCGTATCTGCTGTATATGCAGACACCGCCCTCCAATTACCAGCATAATACAAACCAGTACGGCTATTGCTAACATTTGAATAAAACGTAACAACACCACTGTTTTTATTATAGGTACCACCAGTTACAGTCATATCTGTAGCCAATATACTTAGGCTTACTGTTAATGGTGAGTTATTGTTTTGATTAATGGTTAAATCATAATCACCCTGACTAAATGTAAAACCAGTCACATAAACATCTTGTGGTAACCCATTATATTGTGTTGCCGATATCGTTGTTGCTGAAAAAGTATTTGCTGTTAAACCACTAGTAAATATTGTCGCACCACCAACAGAACCACCAGTAAAAGTATCTACTGGTAAATTAAGATATGTTGTTGCTGATATTGTATTAGCAGATAATCCACCAGTGAATAAAGTAGCCCCATTAACGGTACCACCAGTAAAGTTACCAACTGGCAGATTAAGGTATGTTGTTGCCGATATTGTATTACCACTAAGTCCGTTGGTGAATAAAGTAGCCCCGTTAACGGTACCACCAGTAAAATTACCAACTGGTAAGTTAAGATATGTTGTGGCGCTAATTGTATTTGCGGTTAAACCACTAGTAAATATTGTCGCACCACCAACTGAACCACCAGTAAAGTTACCAACTGGTAGGTTAAGATATGTTGTTGCTGATATTGTATTACCACTAAGTCCGTTGGTAAATAAAGTAGCTCCGCTAACAGTACCACCATCAAAAGGGTCAATGGTTTTTAATACTAAATCATTATCTGCAATACCATTATTATACCAGTATTCAATCACACCAGAACCAGAAAAAATACCAACGGTCAACCCCTTTGTTCTTTGTAATGATAGTATATTAGTATTAGCGTCTGTAACACCACTCCATGGACCGTAACGGTTGTCCAATACTTTTGGTGAGTTACTATTTATATTGTCACTAAGATTTATTCCCATATTATTTAATTATTTCTAAATTCTAATGTTTGTTGCACAGTAGGATAAACACTCCAATGCATTTTATAGTTAATTCCAGACCAATAAGATTCTGGACTTTTAACGGGTTGTAAAACGGCTGTTGTAATAAAACTATTATCAATATTACCAAAATTAAAACCAGTCTCCCACCATAATGTTTTTGTTGTATATCCAGAATAATAAGCAACCCAAATAAATTCACCAGTATTTAGTGTATTATATGGTATTGATATCGTACCAGATGCTGATGATAAAACTTTATTTGCTGTACCAGCAGATATAGTATCCGCAATATCCTGAGCCGTTGGCAATGTATTTGATTTACCCCAGAAATATGGGTATATACCTGTTATAGTAAATGTTGTTGAAGAAAAATTACTACTAGCTGCTTGTGGTGCGTTAACAGAACGCACAGCTGGTGTTCTTGTATCAACAACTCCTTTGTTATTATTTTTAGAAGACCCAGAGGCATAATTACCGTCACCGTTATAAATTGTTGTTGATGAATTACCCACCACAGGTGCTGGTATAACATACGATTCGGAATACGACGGTGTCATTGTGTACCTAAAATTAGGGTTATTAGGATTCGGATAGGTAAATTGATTTGGAACAGCTGTTGTTGAAGATACCGCAAACGTCGTATCGGTAAATAATGAAGAACCATCCCTTAATACCCTTAGCTGTGAAAAAGCACCTGCGTCATTTTTAACACCAAACACACTAATAGTTGGTGAATATGTTACACCAATCTCTAATGTTTGTGTTGATGGACCAGTCATTGTTATTGTTGGTATTGTGTATGTTGGATTAGCAACAGGAAATAAAATATCATCAAACAACTGAACCAATGTTCTACCTGTTAATAATGAAACAGTTGTTCCAGCTGATAACCCACCAATACCCCTATCCATTGCTAACCCTCCATCTAAAGCAGTATTATAAAGAGAATATAACGAATTACCGTTCCTACCTAAACCAGTATTTGCTGATACCGTAATCCCAACGTTTGAAAGATTTGAACCATCACCATAATATGTTGATGCACTAACAGTCGTAGCTGATATGGTACCCATATTAGCAGTTGTTGCTGAAATCAGTCCAGAACTAATAGATACAGCATTTAACGTATTAAATGTTGCAGCACTATTAACGGTTAAATTACCACTAATAGTTAAACCTGTCATACTATTTACCCTCTGCGTAAATGTTGCACCGCTAGAATCAAAAATACTAAATGTATTATTTTGATATGTAAAACCAGTAACACGTATATCCGTATACCCACTTGCAAATCCAACAACAGGAAATGTACCACCACTATTATTAATAAACGTAACAACACCGTTATTTTTGTCATAAGTACCACCAGTTACCCTCATATCTGTAGCTAGTATCGATAAAGATTCCGTTGTTGACCAAGTGTCGTTTCTACTTATGGTTAAGTTATAGTTAGCAACATCAAAAGTTAAACCAGTCACATAAACATCGTCAGATGGTTTAAAAAATCCAGTCACGTCAAACGTTCCACCACTAATATTAGTAAAAGTGATAATACCTGTAGTATCATTATAAGTACCGCCAGTTATTACAGCTTCAACATTCAATCCATCGGTTATAAAATTAGCTAAAGTACTTAATGCAACTTTTTTTGTTTGGTTACCATTAACAATAGGCATTACATCATTATTGGTTAATGATGTGGCAAATGTTAATTGACTAATTTTTTTATTTTCGTTTTGTGCTGGCATCTTTTTTAATTTATTCTTGTTCTATTGCAAAAGAATCTTCCTGTAAAATCCAATAATAATTCTCCAAAAGAATTAGGTTTGCGTTTGATGGATAATACCTAGATACTTCGCTTATATAAATATTCTGTATATCTGTAAAATATAAATCACAGATATTAAATTTAAATTGAGATATACCCCCAATAAACGTTCCAGCAAAATTTTCTTGTATTGGTAAACCTAAATCATTTTGGTCTCTACCATCAAATGTTTGCGTTTCAATTAATCCCTGCGAACCGCCACCTAAACTAATGTTAAACGGAACACCAACTTGCTTTTCCATATGCTCTTCAAGCCTTCTTGCGATAAATTCACTAAAATTATTTACAGTAAATTTAAGCCTACCATTAATATAAAACATCAACCTACCAGTTCTTGGTTTTTTATATTTAAAATCACAATCATCATAGTATTCATCCATTGTATATCGAATAACAACATTTGTCCATGCGTCATTCTGAACCATTCCGCTTGAAGAATAACCCTCTTGTATTGTTATTCCACTAACATAAGTTGTTCCAGAACATTGACCAGTCACACTTAAAAGCCTGTATCCAATACTACCATCATCTTTAATTCTAAACCCTAATGCGTTATCTAGGATATCTAATTTGTAATCTAAATTATCAAATTCAATTGATTCACTAAAACCAGAAAAACTACAAACAGTTTGATTACCAAATCCACTAGGATTAGAATTACCGCATGAATGACATCTTGTTGAACCACTACCAGCCCTACCATATATTAAAAACGGATTTTCTGTGTTAGTTATTACTGTTTTTGGTGTTGTAATAACTAATGGCCCACCAGAATAAGTACAAACAGTTTTGCTACCTAGACCGCTATGATTTACAGCACCGCACGAATGACATCTACTTGGACGCATTCCAGCTCTACCATAGATTAAAAATGGATTTGTAATATATTCGGTATTTACACTATCTGGATATAAAGATATCAACTCACCACTCGCACCAGTAATAAAAATTTCTGGTTCTTTAGGTATTGTACACCAATCACTTAGTGTATCGGTACAACCAGCTGGGACGGTACAACCACTGGTACAACCAGTATCAGCACCCTCAAACAAATTCCAAAATTTATTTTCAGCACGCGTACCCATATAAAAGAAAAATCCTTTATTGTTCGGGTATGTGTCATTTAATATTGTATCTGTATAACCAGAACACTGGTCTTCTTGTTTTTTTAACCAAAATTGTGCGGCCCAAGCCTTATTTACTCTATTTGGTAAAACATCATATGTTGAACCATCTATCTTATAATATCCCTGATAAAAACCACCACACATTTGAGCATAATCGCCACTATCGTCATTTAATATATCTATTGGGTATATATAATCACCTGTTGTACCTGTGACCCTATTAAGATGCAATCTGCTATCACCAGATGGGATAATCAGAGTTGTACCCGTTAATGCAGATAAAATAGCTTGATTTGTTGGGTCTGATGGATTTTTTTCAAAGGTTACCAATCCATTATCAATACCTGTAATACCTATCGTACTAAAAGTATATCCAGTATTTGTTGCACCAGTCCAATAATATAGACTTGAAATCGTATTTGCGGATGTTGAACCTGAAGAATATATTGCTGGTTCATTAAAATCAAACCAAACAACAGCACATTCACCAGTTATGGGAATATTGGGTATCAACGATTGATTATCATCGTCATTTGCTAGATAAAAATCCCAATAATCGCTATTAGATAATCTTAAATCCAGCTTTTTATACTTATAGTTTTTTATGTTTCCCATTATAATATATAAATATCAATTTTTTATCTAGCCTTCAATTCTTTTATTTTTATTTCCAAGTCATTAATTTTAATTAATGCCTCTTGAAGAGATTTTACCGTTAATGCTAAAATACCATCATAATCTAAACCATAAACACCATCCTTTTTTTCACCATCACCCAAAACCAACTCTGGCGTGGTTTCTAAAACGTCTTGTGCTATAAATCCATGTCTTTTAATACCAACATATTTGTTAAATTCAAATTTTGCTGGTTTTAATTGTAAAATAATTGATGAGCTATCACCTGAAATGTATTCAATATTATTTTTTAATCTTTTGTCTGAGGTTCCACCACCTGGTGTACTTAATACGCCAGCATCCGTTAATGAAAAAATAAGACTTTTATACCCATCATCAATGATTTCTATGTCACCAGCAAGATTAAGTCTAAATGTTTTTGATGCCTTTGCCGCACCAAGTGCCGTGTTTGTAACACTTATAAAATCAACATAATCGGTACCACCAATTGTATTACTACCGCTGATATCAATAAATGCGTTTGCAGGACTACCATTAGTTATTACACTACCTTTACCTGATAATATAGTACTAGCAATACCACTAAAACCACCGCTAACAGTATTATTCACATAAGCATCACCTTTTACGACCAATTTAGAGCCGTCCCATGTTAAATTAGCACTAGTTGCTGTTTTGCTAGGTGTAATTTGATAAAGTATTCTATTGTCCGTACCACTTTCACTTACTATGTTAGTTGCTAACGAAGCAGTTCCGTCTAAAGAACCTATCACTGTTGTGGCACTTATTGTATTTGCTGTTAAACCACCAGTAAATATTGTTCGACCACTTACAGTACCCCCACTTAATGGTAGATAAGCACCTGATGCAGATGAACTACCTGTATACGCAGACAGGCTTATTGTAAACGCTGAATATCCATCAGCCCTATTTTGTCTTAACGTTATTGTATTTGAACTTAACGTAAACCCTGTTACAAAAGTATCTGCTGTTACAGGTAAATTAAGATATGTTGTTGCGGATATACTTGCAGCCGTTAAACCACTAACTATTCTTGTATCACCACTAACATCTAGTGTGAACTGAGGTGAAGTGGTTAATATACCCAACCTACCACCACTAGTATTGGTAAACCTAGCTATTGCCGTAGTATGACCCCATATATCCACAAAATTTTGATTGCCACCACCAATCCTTAAAGTACTACTATCAATCGATTTAAGAACAACCATTTGTGCATAGTCTGTTGGCCTTAAAAAAGATATGCCACCAGAATCAGAATTAATTGTTAATCCATCAGGTATATTACCGCCACTATATGAACCAACGGTTGGCGTTGTTCCAATTAATACTCTACCACCAGAACTATTTGCTAATCTAGTTGTTCCAGAAGAAGTTAATTGACCACTAACAGTTAATCCACTCATACTGTTAATAGTTGCTGAGAATGTAACACCACTCTCAACTATTGAAAATGTATTATTTGTTGTCGTATAACTAAAAGAAGTTATTGAACCACCACCTCCACTAGTACTTCCAGAACTAGATACATTACTCCAAAGATTACTACCATTTTTATTGATATATATTGTACCAGTACTTTTATCTGTAAACAAAGTTCCTATTGGCGCTAAATGCGTCGGTACACCAAGTCCACTTTGTATTGAACCTGAATTTAAACCATCCTCTCTTATTTCTATTGCCATTATATATTAAAATGATTCTAAATTTATTCTTTTCCAGCCATTTTCTGTTTTTAAATACAGATAATTCTCATCTCTTGTAAGGTTACCTAAATCACCCGATAAATCTTGTGATGATATTGGTGTAAATGCTGGGATGATTAAACCGTTTGGTTTTAAATTTGTATTTGTTGTCCAATCACCGTTTTCATCTGTTTCTAAAAATGCGTTTTGGTTATCAGCAATTGCATGTAAAACAATAATACCACCACCAATCGATGTTTGATGATTACCATTATAGTTTAATTCAATATTATTATCTTCAGCAACAACGGTTTGTGTGTTTAAACTCTCTCTATTTACATTTATTGTAACATCACCATTTACCAATTCTTTTATTGCTTCAACCAATAATGCTGTAACATCTTTATAATGAACGCTCATATATTTACCATCGTTATGCGTTAACTCTGGAACAACCTCATTTACCTCCTGCGCAATAAAACCTATTTTTGTTGCGTTTCCACCGCTATTTCTATCTTTCCAATTAAATGTTACACCCCTAAGGTTTAACACTTTATTTAATGCATCATCAATATTGTTGATATTTTCTTTTAGACTAACATCTGATGCATTATTCACCAAGAAACCATTTGCATCAATACCAACGTCAATTGTGCCTGGGCCCGAACCTAGATTTGTTATTACCATTCTTTCAGTTCTAGTGATGCCAGAGACATCAACCCAAATTGTCCTACCAGTATAATCTAGTGTACCAGCACTTAAATAAGTCAAAAGTGACGTTGTTACGGTACCTGTAAAAACACCAGCTGACGGACTAACACAAATTTGTGGTGTGATATCAAAACTAACACCTGAATAGTTTAAGTAATATCTATTTCCATCGGTAGTCCCACTTGTATTACCCGTATATACTTGACCAGTATTTTGTGTTAAACCACTATTTGTACTTGTTATTGCTGATATACGCGAGTTAGCAATATTCATTTTTGTATCATACCAAGTAAAAACTGTAACGCCAGTATTACCTGAAAAAGTGCTAAGAACACCAGATACAGTTGAAGTAGCAGCCGTTGTTATTAAATCTGGGCCTGTAGTTAAAGAGCTAAAAGTAACACCAAATGCGGTTCCACCAGATAAAACACTAAATGTTTCTGGTTGTTGTTTTACCTGTCTTGTTGAAAAATCTAATTTTGTTCTAAATTCCATTTTTATTGGTTTTATAATAAATATTCTACGTTTCTAATATATTTATTATAAAAGAATTATTTATGCCTATTATTAAAAAACATGAATTAGAAGAACTTGTTGGCGGCGATGGCGAGGTTATTGGTGGTGATAGAAATGTTACTAGCAATTCAGAAATTGAGACAGGTCCAGTACAAAAACCATGGAACGACAATTCCGATTACGAAAAAGGGATGTCAACGACTACCGATAGAGCTACAAGATATAGACAAAATATCCCATGGTTTGCCGTTTATAGCTATCGCAGCTCAAGTGGTCGTGGATTACCAATAAACGAAACAAATAAAAAAGTCAAAAAAAAGAGTCAAATAGAAGAAGAAATCATGGAAGATTTAGTTAAAAAGTCAAAAAAAGACCATGATATGATAGAAAAAAACTTTGACGCTAAAGTTGAAAAAATGGTTGATACAATAGAAGATATTGATTTAAGCAAGGAACAGTTAAATAAAATAAAAACTGCAATCATTAATAAAATAAAAAATAAAGATGCCTAATTCCGATTTAAAAGATAAAATATATAATGTACCTGCCCAACATCAAAATTTTTTGGGACAGACAATATCATATCATAATCTTAAAATGACAAAAACTAGGCTAAACCAAGCAAAGAAAGATAAAAACCAACAAGAATTTAATAGAAAGGGTGGTGAAAACGTATTACAGTGGGTAAACAATACATTAAAAACTGACCGAGACGCTATTTATAATAAGAAAAAAACTGGTATGGATGCTGGAAGAGAAAACGAGTTTATAAAAGACCACGAAAAAGATAAAAGCGCTAACGCAACAAAAGTTGGTGGTGTACCAAAAATAACAAAAGGTAGCGTGTTTAGAAAAATAATGACTAACAAAGAAGTATATAATGAATCCGTTAATAAAGAAATCAAGGATATTTTATATTTAATGGAGTACATGAATAACAATAAAAAAGAAAATTTATAAATTATGCCAAGTAATTACATTCCAAGACCCGTTCCTGGACAAAATGTCGGAGGTCAATCTGATATGGAATACGCAGCTATTCTTCAAAGAAATACCTTGATTCCTATTAATACTTATAATAGTTATGCTTCCGCAAACCAATACGGTCTTACACACACTAGAGCTATAACTGATAACCAAACACCAAACGCTGGTAGAGGTACTGGCGTTTTTTTAGATATCAATAATTATGGTGCTGGTTTAGATTGGGACAAATTAGGTAACCCACAACCAGGAAGTATCGTAGGTGCTGGTGCTGGCAGATTGCCGTCATTAACATACAATAACGCAACTTGGGGTATGGGACCAGTCGCAATAGGGATGACAAACTATGCACCACCAAATACGGCACTAAACATTGGTCAAGTAATAATATAATATGAAACTTTACAATTTATTTGAAGAGATTATATTAGAAGAGAAAAGGTTATTAGCTGAAAATGTTAGTGACCAAGAAATAAATGATGCAATTAAAGGAAAATACAACATAAATATACTTTATGATGATTATCCAGATGTTGTACCATCAGTCGCACCTAGCAAAAGATATATACAAGTATATAATCTTGCTGAAACAAAAGCTGGTAACAAAGCAATAAGAGCATTTCAAATTTTTGGTGGTTCAAAAACAACACCAAAACAGGGTGCGTGGAAAATATTTAGATTAGACAGAATACGCGGTTGGTTTCCGACAAAAATGAAATTTTATAACCCAGTTTCTGATTTAGACGCAAATATTCCTACGTACAATAAAAATGGTGACAGAGCAATGTCACGCGTTATAAATAAAGTAGAATTTAATAGATAATTTTTATGGATGCACCACAACCAGTAGATTTAAATAAATTAAAAAACATTCTTGGAAATGCCAAGGCTGTAATGAATAAGGTTGAAAACAATAGTTTTAAAACGGGGAATATTAATGGGCGAGCGTTAACAGAAGAAGGCGTAGCTGAATTACAGTCAGAAGGGGTTAGGCCAGTATCTACATCGCCCATGACATATAATGAGGAAATGATTAAGAATTCTAAATTACCAGCAGCAATTAAAAAGGCGATGCTAGAAAACCCAATTCCACAATTATCTGGACCAAGCCATACATTTAATATAAACGACGTATCTGACTTGATTGACGAAAAACCAATGCCATATCCTAAAGCACCTAAAACAAAAGTTGTCAACGAAACATATAGCAATAATAAGTCAGATACAATTACTATAAGCAAATCTGATTTAAAAGAGATGGTTAATGATTTGGTTAATGAAAAATTATTAGAGTTTTTTGTTAAAAACCACAATAAATCAGTTACTGAAGACGCTGTTAAAAGAACAATTACAACCCTGATAAAAGAAGGTAAAATACAACAAAAGAAAAGAACACTATAACAATAAAAAAATATTTTATTAAAAGGGGATTAATTTCCCCTTTTTTTATTGACTAATATTACATATTCATTATTATTAACTCATAATTACATTTAAAAAATTAATATGAGTAAAATTAAAGTTTTAGTAGTACCCTCTGACCGTACTGGTGTCGGATACTTTAGAAGCACAAAACCACACATTGCATTAGAAGAAAAATACCCCGACGAATTTCATGTCGATATCGAGTATGAACCAGAGTTAAACAATGACGAATGGTTAAAACAATACGATGTTATACATTATCATAGAACCCTAGGTGCTTACGAACAACAAGAAGCCCTATTAAATAAATTGGATAATTTAGGTATTGCAACAATAATGGATTTAGATGATTATTGGTCACCTGGCCAACATCATCCAGCTTTTTTATTGATTAAAAATAGCGGTTTAGATAAAATGATTTTGAATAATATTAGAATTGCTAAAAATGTAACAACAACAACTAGTATATTTGCTGAAGAAATTGCAAAATATAACAAAAATGTTTATGTTTTACCAAATGCAATTGACCCGAATGAAAAACAATATACCCCAACGCCAGAAAAAAGCGATAGATTAAGAATTGGATGGCTTGGTGGTAGTAGCCATTTAAAAGATTTAGAAATATTAAAAGGAGTTGTTGGTAGATTGCACAATGACGGATTGTTAGATAAAGTTCAATTTGTTTTGTGTGGTTATGATTTAAGAGGAACAATGACCATTATTGATGAGCAAACTGGTCAACAAACACAAAGACCAATTAAACCAACAGAAAGTGTTTGGTATCATTACGAAAGAATTTTTACAGAAGACTACACAACGGTCAGCCCAGAATATAAAGAATTTTTATTAAAATTCAAAAATGAGGAATATCCTAATGTTGCAAATGAACCATACAGAAGAGTTTGGACAAAACCGATTAGTAGCTACGCCTCAAATTATAATTTATTCGATATATCATTAGCACCAATTGAAGAAAATATTTTTAATAAAGTTAAAAGCCAACTTAAAGTTATCGAAGCTGGGTTTCATAAGAAAGCTTTAATCGCACAAGATTTTGGTCCGTATCAGATAGACGTTAAAAGCGCACATCAATTTGGTGGTGGTTGGGACAAAAATGGCAACGGTATACTGATTGAAACAAATAAAAATCATAAAGATTGGTACAAGTTTATTAAAAAATTAATACTAGAACCAGAATTAGTTCAACAACTAAGTGAAAACCTGCACAATACAATTAAAGATTTATATTCTGTTGGAGCGGTTAGCGATAGCAGACGTGATTTATATAAAAAACTGAAATCACAAATGGATGAAAAACAATCAGCTAAAAAAATGGTTTTAAATTAGACTTTTTAATTTGTTTTTGGTATATTTGTAAAAAATATGAATATGATTAAACAAGAACAAATTGTAAAAAACACTAAAAAGTATTTTCAAACAGCTCAAGAACAAGGATTTATGACTGAAGAGTTAATGTCTTTTTTAGGTGAAAATTTTATAAAAGCTCCAGCATCAACAATGTTGGATTTACATAATGCGTTTGAAGGTGGTCTAATTGACCATCTTTTGCGTGTTACAAAATATGCTGTTTCAATCAATGAAACAATTCTACCCGAAAATCTAAAACTACAGAAGAAAGACATCATTAAAGTTTGCTTTTTACATCAAATAGGTAAAGCACATCTTTATACCCCATGCACTTCTGATTGGCATGTTAAAAATCAAGGAAAAATGTACGACTTTAATGATAACCTAACTTCAATGCGTGTTGGTGAGCGTTCAGCACATTACGCATTAAATAATGGGGTTACACTCACCGAAGAAGAATATCAAGCAATTATAAATTTTGATAAGGATGATAGCGATAAGCAAGCAAAATATCATAATTCTTTATTAGGTGACTTATTAAAGATGGCTAATCAATTGGCGATAACAGAAGAAAAAAATCAAAAAAATTAATATGGACATAGCAGAAAAAATGAGAAAAAAAATTTTTGATATAATTGACCCAAATGTAAATTATACACAAGAAGATTTTGAAAAAGAATTTAGTCGTATTGACTATACTAACACTACTGATTACAAATTAAGTATTCGTTTTGTAAACGAATCAACAAACCCAAACCCAGAATATGCAACCGAAGGTTCATCTGGTTTTGATTTAAGAGCAAACTTACAAAACCCTATTGAAATACCTAGTGGCGGCATTCAAATTATACCAACAGGATTATATTTTGAAATTCCACAGGGTTTAGAAATTCAAGTTAGACCTAGAAGTGGATTAGCTGCAAAAAATGGTGTTACGGTGTTAAACACACCTGGTACGGTTGATTCGGATTATCGTGGTGAGGTTAAGGTTATACTTATTAACCATGGAAAAGAAATTTTTACCATTAACCACGGTGATAGAATAGCGCAGGCTGTCATTGCATCTGTAATGGCTAACAATCTCATCGAGCTAAACAAAGTTTCAAAAATTTCAAATGACACTATTAGGTCATCTAATGGTTTTGGTAGTACAGGTTTACAATAAAAAAAATAAAATGAAATTAGATTTTAACGATTTGTTAATCGTACCAAAAGAAATAACAAATATAAATAGTCGAACTGAAATTAATCCGTACATTTTTGCGATGCTACCATTAATTACCGCACCTATGGACACTGTTGTATCCAAAGAAAATGCGGGGTTATATATTATTAATAATATAAATGTATGCCTACCTAGAAACGTAGACTGTGATTTAGGATTTAAAGCATATTCAATATCTCAGATGAATGATTTATTAAATTCTAATAGAGGTATTTTAGAAAATGGGTATTATTTAATTGATGTTGCTAATGGGCATATGGACTCGGTAATAAACATCACAAAAAAAATAAAACAAAAAAATAAGAAAGTTAAATTAATGGTTGGCAATATCGCTAACCCAGAAACATATCGATTACTGTCTGACGCAGGTGCCGACTATATTAGAGTTGGCATTGGAAATGGTGGTGGATGCCTAACAACGCAAAATACAGGTGTTGGATATCCAATGGCGTCATTGATTAAAGAATGTTATGATATATCTGCTACGTTAGACAACCCCGCATATATAGTTGCCGACGGTGGAATGCAAACATACAGTGACATAATTAAAGCTCTTGCATTAGGTGCTGATTATGTTATGCTTGGTAGCGTTTTAAATAAATCACTTGAATCTGCTGGTGATAATTACCTTTGGAAAAAAATAAAAGTATCACAAACAATGGCTAAGAAAGCGTATAAACTAGGTATACCCGTTTATAAAATGTTTAGAGGTATGAGCACCAAAGAAGTTCAAAAAAAATGGGGTGCCAAAGTCATTAAAACTTCTGAGGGTGTTGTAAGATATCGAAGAGTAGAATACACACTATCTCAATGGTCTGAGAACTTTGAACATTACTTACGTTCAGCAATGAGCTATACAGGCTCACATAAACTAAGCGAATTTATCGGTAAAGCAAATTTAATACAAATAACAAATAACGCATATAAAAGATTTAACAAATGATAACAGTAGTATATTGTACTAGAGAATCAAATCCTAAACACACAGAACACATTATTAAAATGTCTGGTTTAGGTAAACACATTGAAGTGATTGAAATTATAAATAATGGAGAATCATTAACAAAATGTTATAACCGTGGATTAAAAGCTGCGAAAAACGATATTGTTGTGTTTATGCACGACGATGTAATAATTGAAACTTCTGCTTGGGGTAGCAAAGTTATCAAACATTTTGAAAGCAACCCAGAATTTGGAATACTTGGTGTTGCTGGAACAACAGATATGCCATTAAGTGGCAGATGGTGGGACGACAGAACAAAAATGGTCGGTATTGTTAACCACGAAAATGAAGGTAAAAAATGGGAGTCAAAATACTCTAAGAATTGGGCTAATGATATTGTAGAAGTACTTTCTGTTGATGGATTGTTTTTTGCGGTTAATAAAAATAGGGTTAAAAATAATTTTGATGAGAATGTAGAAGGGTTCCACTTTTATGAAATTGATTTTGTATTTTCTAATTATTTAGCAGGTGTTAAAGTTGGTGTTCTTTTTAATGTACGATTAACTCACAAATCAATTGGTATGACAAATGAACAGTGGGAAGAAAATAGACTTAACTTTGTTAAAAAGTTTAATGATGACTTACCAGAAAAATTAGTACCTGAAATGTATCAACCAAAAGAATCTGGTAATAAAAACACCAAGGTTAATATTAAAGTTGTGATACAATCACATGGAGATGTTGCCGTTTTCGAAACAATATACAATAAGATTAAATCATTTAATTATCCTAACTTAACAATTTCATTAATAACAAATGAAAATTCATACGATAAATTTAAAGATTTAAATTATGAAGGTGTTAAAATCTATGAAGGGTTTTACGATACGCTACCAAAAAATTTATCAATATTAAAATTTGAAGATGATTTTGTTACCAATAATGACGATTTAATCTTTTTTATGAATGACAAGATTGAAATCGTGAATAATATATTTTTAAGTTTTTCTAAAATATATACAATAAATAAAAATACTTTTGGTTGTGGATTCCCATTATCGTACAATGATAATAAAACAGTATTTAGCTCTAGTTTAGAAATCTTTGCAAATAAAGAAGGCAAGGTCGCAATCAATATGAGAGATAGTAATACGTATTATAATGTTTATTACGGTACCATTTTAAATAGTTTTGGAAATCTTGCTGATTGTTTTGTAACAACATATACAAACTTAAAATCTTTAGATTGGTTTAAATTAAATTATGAAACACCACTGTACTTTAATGAATTTTCGCTTAGATTATCATTGAAAAATAAATTAACATACAATGATACTAATTCATTAACTGTGCAGAAATCTTTTATGGGCGAATCAAATATCCAACAAGATTTTCAAAACCTTATTAATTTTATTAGTACTGATGAAAAATTAAAAACACTAGTTAAAAATATCGAATGATAAAGATAGCTTCTGGTTATACAAATAAAGGCGGGTCAACGATTGCATTTATTAACTTAACAAATGCATTAAATGATGCTGGTTATGATTGTACATTTTATGGTCCACATGAGTGGCACCTAGATAAATGTAAATCTGGGTTATTAAATCAACTATCTTTTGATAAAGAGGATAGTGTTATATCACATTATTTAAATTTAGAACAAAGGCCAGACGTAAAAAAAATTGTTTTATCGTGCCATGAAAAATGGTGGTTTAGTTTTAGTAAAACTAATAAATACTTTGATACTGCAGTATTTTTACATGAAGCGCACAGAAATTTTCACTCAGATTATTACGGCGATTATACCATAATACCAAATCTAAAAGAAAATTTAATACCAAAAGAAAAATCAGAATTAGATTTAGTTGCTGGTATAATTGGCTCTATTGAAGATAGAAAACAAACTCATGTTTCTATACAAAGAGCTATGAAAGATAAATGTAAAAAAATATATTTATTTGGTTCAATAAATGAAGAAGAATATTTCAACAACTACGTTAAACCACTTTTAAACCCAAAAATAGAAACGCTTGGGCATTCAACAAATAAACAAGAAATGTATGATATGATTGGAAGAGTGTATCATTCATCAAAAGGTGAGGTGGCTTGTTTAGTTAAAGACGAATGCTATCTAACAAATACAAAATTTTTTGGTAATGAAGAAACAGAGAATGAAGTTTCAACGTTAACAAATGAAGAGATAATATTATTATGGAAAAAAACACTTAATTTATGATTATACACGCACACATATTAGCTTGGAATGAAGAAAAAATTCTGCCATTTACGTTAGATTATTATTCACAATTTTGTGAAAAAATTTTTATTCATGACAACATGTCTACTGACGGTTCTGATGAAATATATTCTAGATACCCAAACGTAACTGTTTTAAAATGGAGCAGTAATAATGAAATCAATGAAATTAATTACGTTAAAATAAAGTCAGAAGCCTATAGAAAATATAGCCGAGAATCCGATTGGGTTATCGTATGCGATTGTGATGAAATTTTATATCATCCTAGATTACTTGAAAAATTAGAATATTATAAAGCTAACGGCATTACCGTACCGAAAGTTAATGGTCATGATATGGTAAGTGATAAATTTCCAGAGTATGATGGTGAACTAATAACAAAAAAAGTAAAAACTGGTTCACCAGAGGTCAGCATACCGTTTTCAAAAAATATAATTTTTAACCCAAAAATAGATGTTACTTTTGGTATCGGCGCACATTCGTTTAGTTCAAATAAAACAATTTATTCAAATTCACCAGAATTGAAATTATTACATTATAAATTTTTGGGTGTTGAATATGTTGAAAATCTCTACAAAAGCAGAGTTGAGAGACTTAGTGATTTTAATAAAACAAACAAGCTTGGTGAACATTATTTCAATGTGCCATACGACCACATTAATAGAATACTAAATGAAAAAATTGAAATAATATGAAAAAAATTGGAATCATAATTGTAACATACAACGTATCTGATTTACTAGATAGTCAAATTTTAAGCATACGTAAAAATTGTACCGATAAAGATTATAAAATTATAATTATTGACAATAGTACTAATCCAGTACATATAGATAATATAGAAAAATATTGTGCTAAAAATAATATTATTAGAGCTAAAGTTGATTATAATGTATTTGACCCAAGCACAAATCATGCAATGGCATTAAATTTTGCGTACTACGCTTTCTCCAAAAAGTTTGATTATTTATTTTTTCTAGACCATGACTTATTTCCAATTAAAAAATTTAATGTTAGCGATATAATGGACGGCAAACTAATGGCTGGTAGAGAAGTTAAATTATCAAACACATATCTTTGGCCTGGATGCTTAATGATGGCGAAATTAGAGGAAAAGGTTGACTTTATACCTATAAATGATTTAGACACTGGTGGCCGACTTCATACGGTTGTTTCTAAAGACCCAAATAGTATCGTTGTTTTTGATTTAAAAAATCAGTCATTTGGCGATGATGTAAAATTCAATAATTATTTCATGCATGAATATTATGAATTAATTTTTAATGAAACTTTCATGCATTTTATTAAGGCTAGTAACTGGTGCAATGTAACACCTGAAATTTTTAAAGCTAGACAAGATTTACTCATTAAAACATTAAACGATTATAATAGTGAAAAATAATAAAAAAATATTGATATCCGATTTTACAACTAAAGAAGCGCCACATGGTGGTTCAGAGTGGGTTAATGAAGTCCTAATTAAAAAATTTAATTTAGATTTTGAATATTCCTCACAGCTACAATCGTGGGACCCTGAAAATTTTTATATTATATCAAATATTTCATTGATGAATCCAACATTGGTTAGAGAAATACCAAAATTAAATTATATTATCATTGAAAACGATTACAAGATATGCGAAAGTAGACACCCTTGGCGTTATCCAAATTCAATCGTCCCAAAAAACCAAAGAATAAACTACGATATTTACAAAAATGCTAAAGCTGTATTTGTTCAAACAACAGACCATTTTAATGTCTATAAATCAAATCAGGTTGATGGTAATTTTATAAACCTAAATTGTTCTATATGGTCTGATGAAGATTTAGAAATGTTAAACAATTTTTTAATTAACAAACCAATAAAAAATGGCAAAACAGCCGTATATTACACCAACAATTGGATAAAAAATAGTGAAGGTGCTATTAATTATTGTAATGATAACGGGTTAACACCTGAACTTATTGAAAACAACCCAAACAGAAAAGATTTTTTAGATAAATTATCTAATTGTTCACAATTAGTTTTTTTACCAATTGCTAGAGAAACCTTTTGTCGTTTAGTTGTTGAGGCTAGATGTATGGGGTTAGAAGTAATAACAACTAAAAATTATGGTGCTTCTTTAGAGAATTGGTTTGATATGAAAGGTGCTGACATGTTAAAGTTTTTAAAGTTTAAAACCGATAAGAATTTAAAAATAATAGAAAACTATATAAATAACTAAAATGTTTTTAAAAAAATGGATTAAGAAAAATATAGCTGCGCTATCAATTGCGTTTTCAAATGTTGAAAAAAATGTTTTTGGTCAAAAAGGTGATGACATGACATTAGATACGGAAAAACAACAAAGACATACGCAAGGCATGTTAGCTGATTCTTTATTAAATGGTAAAATTACCGAAGAAGTTAAAAGATTAAGGTGGAGAACATATAAGGTGTTAAAAGCTGCTTATGGCAATACAGTAATTCTTGAAGGTTATGACGAAAATGATAATCCAATATATAAGTTAACTAATAAAAATGATAAAACGCTTTTAAAAAAAATAAATATTGATACTTCTGATGATTTTGATTTAGAAATGGTTTTTGAAAATAAAGCTATTGAGAATGGTATTAATGATACTATTAGTGTATTAGACGACGAAAATAGTATTAATTTAATCGAATATTTAATTAAAAATAAAGTCGAAAAACCCTTACTTATAGACAGGAAAGACTACCCAAGGTTTTACATTGAAAATTATACAAAAAAAATAAATATTCGTCGAATAACGGATGATGAAAAAATGCTAGAGTTTTATATTAGCGAGTACCCCGATGAGTACAATAAAAATAGTGTGATTTTTTTAAACCAAATTAAAAAATTAATTAATTCGGAATTAAAAAATACTAAATTTTTAGATTTTGATGAAGTTTCATTTATAACAAACAACACACTCGGAGCTCAAGATTTTTTACTTTTTAGTTACGGTGAAATTAAATTTGACAAAATAATTGAATTTGATGGTAACTATGTAATTAAATTTAAATCCAAGATAATAAAAAACGGGGAAGATATATTAATCAACTATATCGATTCAGAATTAGAAAAAAAATATAATAATAAAGAAAAAAAATAATTTTTTATGATTACAGCGATATTAAACGGATATAAAAGACCACAATTTTTAAAAGAACAAATCGATGCAATTAAAAATCAAACAATACCACCTGAAGAAATAATGTTGTGGCAAAACCACACTGAAGGGTTTGATGCTGAGCTAACTAGCCAACTAACAACTGCATCTTGTAATAAAAATATGGGTGTGTGGGCTAGATTTGCATTTGCATTAAACGCTAAAACAGAGTATATTTGCATATTTGATGACGATACAATACCAGGCTCAATGTGGTTTGAAAATTGTATTAGTACTATGAAAACACATGAAGGCCTACTTGGAACTGTAGGACTAATTTATGAAACTCCAAATTCGTATCGCCCAAATACTAGATACGGTTGGACAGAAATAAATAATCCCAAGACGATTAGGGTTGATATCGTAGGGCATGCGTGGTTTTTTAAACGTGAATGGCTATCAGCATTCTGGAGAGAATTACCACCACCAGATTTAACAACTGTTGGGGAAGATATGCACTTCTCATATATGTTGCAAAAATATTTAGGTTTAAATACATATGTCCCACCACACCCAGAACATTTTAAAGAAATGTGGGGAAGCACTAAAGGTTGGGAAATGGGGACCGAGAAAAATGCGCTATCCTTCAATGAAGGTAATATCCTTAAAATGGATAAGTATCATAAAGACCTTATAAATAGAGGATTTAAATTAGTAAAACATGGATAAATTTACATTAGATTTTGACAATTTTTGGTCAATGATTGAAAATAATATAAATTTTACGTTTGCAAGATATGCCGACGGAGAGGTTATGTTGATGGGTGGCGAAGCTGTTGGCAAAATAACACAAGCATTTAAAGTAGATAAATGGGAGGCACCAAATACTTTAACAAGAGCGGGTAAAGAATTACTAGAAACAATAAATCATACTGAAGATAATTACCATTATGCTATCTCAGGTGTTAATGACAATATTAATGATTATAGGTTTTTAAAAAATAAAATAAAACATAAAGAAAGTAATATAACATTTGTTAATCTTTGGATTAATGCAAATTACAGGAAATCGTTTAAAAAATATGCATCTTTAAAAAGAGATGTTATTTTAATATGTAACCAAGACGCAAAAAAAGAAAACTTCCCATTTAATGTGGTTGATATCCACCCATTTCCAAATGACTGCATAACTTTTTGGGAAGAAAATTCGGATAAATTTATTAATGAATTACTAGAAAAATATGGTAGTTTAAATGACCAGTTATTTTTTATTTCATGTGGTCCAATATCTGAAATAATAATACATAAACTATATCAAAATAATCCTAATAACACATATATGGATGTTGGTTCATCAATCGATGAATTTGTACATGGCGAAATAACAAGGCCATACATGGACCCATCATCAATATATTCAAAATTTAAATCTAATTTTTAATGGTACAAGTAGCTTATTCAAACTCTAACTGCATTGACTTATGGGAAGCGTTTCAAAAACAAATGTTTAAACACTCAAAATTAAAACTTTATTTAATATCAGATAAAGAACCTGTCGATTTTGGTCTTGCTGGTGTTAGTATATATGATAATAGTGAACCATACTATAAAGTTTGGGTGGATGGATTAAATAAATTCAATGAAGACTATTTCATATATTTACAAGAAGACTTTTTCCTATACGACGACATAAACGAAAGCAAGTTAAACGAATATCTTGATTTTTTAAAAAATAACCCAAAGTATTCTTTTGTCAGATTGTTTAAATGCGGACATGTAAACAATAATAAAATTACTGAAACACTTTACGAAATTGAATCAAAAAATCATGATATTTTTTCAATGCAAACCACAATATGGCGAACATCTGATTACATCAAATTAATGGAGTATGTTAAAGATGATAAATGGTTAGAAAACGATAAATATAGAAAAGCCGCTATCGAATTAAATTTAAATGGTGTTTATCATTATGATAACGAACAGAAAAGAGGGTGGACACATTATGATTCAAGCATATATCCTTGCATTTCAACAGCGTTAAATAAAGGTCAATGGAATCTTAGTGAATACCCAAAAGAATTAAAACCAATTTTAGACGAATATTGTATCGATATATTAAAAAGAGGTGCCGTTTAATTAAATAATAAATATCAAATTGAAATTATGAAAGTTTTTTTATGTTTTTATACAAACGAAAAATTTAGGTCGCGTGAAGATTGGTTAATTAATGAATATTCAAAATCTGGATTTTCAAACATAATATCGTATCGTTCCGAAAATGTTAAAACTGGTGTTTTTTACGAAGAAAATAAGGAAATTTTAGATTGTAAAACTGGTGACGGATACTGGTTATGGAAACCAAAAATAATATTAGACACATTTGAAAAAATGGAATACGGTGACGTATTGGTATATGTAGATGCTGGAGATTTTGTTAATGTAAATGAGAACGAAATATTTGATTTTGCTAAAATTAATGATTACTATTTTACAAATTGGAATGGTGTTAGGTGGCCTCAAAAAATATGTACTAAAAGGGATTGTTTTATATTAATGGATTGTGATACAGAAATTTATCATGAGACATCACAAATGGAAGCTGGATTTTTAATCTTTAAAAAAACGGACCAAGTCATTCTATTACTTAACGATTATTTATATTATTGTAAAAACAAAAACATTGTCGATAACGAACCTAATATACATGGAGATAATTTTCCTAATTGGCAATTCCATAGAAATGACCAAAGTATTTTAACAAATTTAATTGTAAAACATGGTTTAACATTTAATAGTACTCTTGACAATAAAATAAAATGTAATATTTTTATACCATGAAATTTATAGCACTTAATTATAACTACGATTTGGATAAAATGTCAGATATTGGTAGAAAATGGGCTTACGATGTCTATAAAAATAATGACTTTATTTCCGAATATTCATCTGCTTCATACGCAACATTTATTGATAAAAATCCATCACATAAACTACATCTTTATACTGATAATGTAGATTATATGAAGACAAAAATGGATAAATACAATATCGACCAAAGTCGAATTATATATATCGATTATTCAGAAAACTTAAAACAATATGATAAAAATTTAAAATATAGTTTTACAATTTTAAATGATTTTATTAACTTTGCAAAATCTGATACAGAATATACAATTAAAATAGACAACGATTTAATATTCACAAAAGAATTAAAACTTCCAGATTTAAATAGTATATTAGTTTGGAAGTATGAAAGAATTGTTAAACACGGCGATACTAGGTGGGGTGAAATAAAAATATGTAACGAAGTATTAAACAATACCGATTTTAAAGTATACAATTTAGGTATTTTTGGTCTACCACCAGAATATCAAACGGTAGAAGCAAAAGAAATAATGGACAGAATGATTTCAGTTGACATTTCTGATGTAACTGACGTAGATTCAAAAATTTACCATTGTTGTGAGCAGACAGCAAACAATTGGATATTTAACAAATATAATTATAATATCATAGAAGCACATACACAAGTTGACCATCTATTTGACAATAAAGGAATGTGTATAGAAAGAGCTAAATACTTATTAAAATGAAAACTACCTGTTTATTAACAATCCATAATAAAGAATTTTTAGCTGAAAGGGTTTGTCAATCGTTAGTTAATAATCTATCAGAGAATAACGACCAAATTATTGTTGTTTTTGATGGTTGTACAGACAATAGTGAAGCATTGGCTAGAAATGTTTTAGATAGCGTAACCAATAAAAAAATTGATTATGTATATACCAACGATGTTTATGAGACAAAAGCTAATAATGCTGGTTTAAAATTAGTTCAAAACGATTACGTTGTACTTATTCAAGACGACATGGTTGTAAATGAAAATAATTTTGATACGCGAATGCTAGAACCTTTTTTAAAATTTAATGATGTGTTTGCTGTCACGTCATTTGTTGCTCATAATAACATATACAATGAAATAACAAAACAAATAAACTATATTGATGTAGCAGCAAAAGATTCTTCGGAGAGAGATATTTTTTATGCTAGAGAATATGCTAATAGAGGACCTTTAATGTATAATTTTAATGATGTTGTTAAACTTAATTTTTTGGATGAATATTTTGCACCACAAAATTATGATGATATGGACATCTCAATGAGAGCGTTTAAAGAACTTGGTAAAGTATCTGGATTATATTGGGTTGACTATACATCTGACCCTAGTTGGGGAACGACTAGACAAAAGAAAACATCATTATATAATGATTTAGTTTATATTAACGCCGCAAAAATACTTGAAAAACATAAAGATTTGTTATACAGTAACAAATTTGTAGAAAATAGAAAAATGTAATTATGAAAATTAAACCATCAGACGATACACAATGGAGAGCCGAAAATGGTGATAATACTTATCGAATAAACTATAATTTAAATAATGAATCTGTTATTGTTGATTTAGGGGCTAGACATGGAGACTGGTCAGACCTAATTAAACAAAAATACAACCCAAAAATTTATTGTTTTGAAGTGGTTCCAGAGTTTTGTAATCAATTAAAACACAAAGGGTATAATACTTTTTGTTCTGCCGTTTCAAATAAAAAAGAAAAAATAAAATTAGGTGTTTTTGAATCTGAAGCTTCTATATTCTATACTGAATCAGACTTTGAATGTGATGCTATTTCGGCTAGTGAAATTTTTAATCTTATCAAAAAAAATCATATAGATTTAATGAAAATAAATGTTGAGGGTGCTGAATATAAAATACTTAATGAATTAATTGATAACAAAAATATAGATAAAGTCGATAACATACAAGTACAATTCCATTTATTTGACAATTCTGAAAATGATGAATATGAAAAATTATCTGAAAAACTATCAAAAACACATGAGATATCTTGGAGATTTCCATTTGTCTGGGAAAATTGGACATTAAAAAAATAAAAAAATATGATAAAAACACCAATTAAAAAAGAAAAATGGGTTGAAGCCCAAATAGAAGAAAAAATACATCACATGCACGAAAATGTTGATGCCTCAGTAAATAGATGGGGTGAAATATATAATTTTTATTTTAGATATTTAGACATTGATACTAATCTTGAAAATAAGACTATTTTAGAAATAGGTCCAGCTAAAATTGCTGCATTAATTTATTGTAATAATTATGGTCCTTCATTTATTGTTGAACCAACTAAATATGAAGATACTGAACATTTGTATGTTGATAAACCAATTACTTTTATTAGAGATACATATGAAGATTGCGAATCACCTGTTGTTGATGAAATTTGGCTTTTTAATGTTTTACAACACATTGTAGACCCTGATTTGTTTATTGAAAAATGTAAAAAAAGTGCTAAAATAATTAAATTTTTTGAACCGATAAACACACCAATAGAAGTACATCACCCACATTCATTTACTTTTGATGAATATGTTAAATATTTTGGTGATTCTGTTAAATTATATAACGGGTCCACAGAAATTTACCATACAGCAGATTGCGTATATGGTATTTATAAATGCCAATAAAAAATAAAATAAAATGAAAACATATTCACAGTGTGGGCAAGATTTATTTGTCCTAAATCTTTTAAAAATTAAAAATGGTACTTTTTTAGATTTAGGTTGCTACTTGCCTAAAAATATCAATAACACATTTTTACTAGAACAAAATGGTTGGGTTGGTATCTCATTAGATATTAACGATTATTCGAATGAATGGTCGGTTAGAAAAAATAAATTTATTCAATGTGATTGTTTAAATCAAGATTATAATGAATTGTTAAGTAAGAATTATGATAGTAACGTAATCGATTATTTAACATTAGATATGGAGGCCTTAGGTGACAGATATGCATTATTAGATATTATTTTAAAAACTAATTATGAATTTAAAATAATCACAATTGAACACGATTCACATTTAGGTCAACAATATGTTAATAATGAAAAAATACCGCAAAGAGAATTACTAACAAAAATGGGTTACGACCTTGTTTGTGCCGATGTTTCACATAAGGATTACCCTAATGATTTTTACGAAGATTGGTGGGTCAATAAAAAATATTTTACAGAAAATGAATATAAGTCTTGGATTTCAAACAAAGAAAGTTTTGATAAAATCCTAAATAAAAATAATATAAATCATGAAAGTACTACCGAATCAATGTCGTGGTATTAATTAAAATTAACAATAAATAAAATGAAAAGAATATTAGTACTAGGTGGTGGAGGATTTATTGGTGGACACTTAGCAAAAAAATTAAAAGATGCGGGTCATTGGGTTAGAGTTGTTGACATTAAAAAACATGAATACTTTAAAACTGAAGAGTTCTGTAGTGAATTTATAATAGGTGATTTAAAAGATAGGATGCTAGTGTCTAGAGTTATGCTAAGCCCAACACAAACATCGTTAAACGATGCTGAAAATGCTTTTGATGAAGTATACCAGCTTGCTGCTGATATGGGTGGTGCTGGTTATATATTCACTGGTGAAAACGACTTTAACGTTATGCATAATTCATGTATGATTAATTTAAATGTTGTTGAGCATGCGGTTAAATTTAATGTTAAAAAATTATTTTATTCTTCATCAGCATGTATGTATCCAGAACATAATCAACTAGACCCAAATAACCCAAATTGCGAAGAAAGTTCAGCATATCCAGCAAATCCAGATTCTGAATATGGTTGGGAAAAATTATTTAGTGAAAGAATATATTTAACAGCTAATCGTAATTATAATTTAAATGTTAGAATTGCAAGATTTCATAATATATTCGGTCCTCAGGGTACTTGGAAAGGTGGTAAAGAAAAGGCACCTGCAGCTATGTGTAGAAAAGCTTGCGAAACACCTGATGGTGGTACTTTAGAAGTTTGGGGTGATGGAAGTCAAACACGCTCATTTTTATATATTGATGAATGTGTTGAGGCAGTATTACGATTAATGGACAGCGATTTTATCGGACCTGTAAATATTGGTTCTGAAGAAAAAGTTACAATTAATGAACTAGCTGAAATGGCGATTAAACTATCTGGTAAAAATATCCATATTAAAAACATATATGGTGAAGAGTTTATTCAAAAATACGGACACAAATGTCCACTTGGTGTAAAAGGAAGAAATTCTGACAATAAATTATACAAAGAAAAAATTGGATGGTCAGTAAACGAACCGTTAATTAATGGGTTAACTAAAACATACCAATGGATAAAGACAATGAATTAAAACAAAAATTTGCAATTGTAGTACAAGGGCCATCGAATCATGTTGAAGAAATAAAAAAAGCTTGGGATGGATTTACAATTATTTGGTCAACTTGGATTGGTGAAGAAAGTAAGTATAATTTTAATGATATTGTAATTTTTAACGAATACCCACAAGACCGAGGTGTTAATAATTTAGGATTGCAAAAAATATCAACAATTGAAGGTATTAAAAAAGCAAAAGAATTAGGCTTTAAACATGTTTTAAAATGGAGAAGTGATTTAATACCAAATAATTCTAATGAATTAATAAAATCTTTTAAAGACAACCATTTGAATTTTTTATCTTGGCATATTGAAGGTGAATATTTTATTGATTACTTTTTAGGTGGTGGTATTGATGATGTCTATGAAGCATGGAATTTAAATACGACATCTGGTCCATTTCCTGAAAGAGTTATAACAGATAATATTCTTGATAAGAAATTTAAAAATTTTAATTTTATTGCTAACGAATTATCTAAAGATAATGAAGTTTTTTGGCCAAAATATAATGTGTATCTTTCTAGTTATAATGGCCTACCAGGTAGCAATGTAGATGTTGTTAAATATAAAATTTTAGAATGATGATTAAATTAATTATTTTTGATTTAGATGGTGTTTTATTTGATGGTAAAGATATACATTTTGATACACTAAACGAAGCATTAGGTCCAGAATATTATATTGATTGGGGTGAACATTTAAGTAAATATGACGGACTTAAAACAATCCAAAAGCTTGAAATGTTAACAAAAGAAAAGGGGTTACCAATAAATAAATACGATGAAATTTGGAAAAATAAACAACGGCTCACCATTGAAAAAATAAAAAATATTAAGTCATCAACACAACTAAAAGTCTGCATCGATACTTTATCAAAAAAAGGTTATAAATTAGTTTGTTGTAGTAATAGTATTAGAAAAACAATATTAACTGTACTATCAAAATTAGAAATTATTGAATATTTTGATTTGATTCTTTCAAACGAAGATGTTAAAAATAGCAAACCACATCCAGAAATTTATTGGAAAGCAATATCAATAATGGGTGTTATACCAGAAGAAACATTAATTATTGAAGATTCACCATATGGTTTATTGGCGGCAAGTAGAAGCAATTCTCATGTTATGAGAGTATCATCACCAAAAGATGTAACATATGATAATATATTTAAAAACTTAAATAAAGAAAAAATGAATATAATACCAAAATGGAAAGACGAAAAATTAAATATATTAATACCTATGGCTGGAGCTGGGAGTAGATTTGAAAATGCTGGTTACACATTTCCAAAACCACTTATTGATGTCAATGGAAAACCAATGATTCAATTAGTTGTTGAAAACCTAAATTTAGACGCGAACTATATTTACATTGTTCAAAAATCACATCGTCAAAAATACAATTTGGATACTTTATTAAATTTAATAACGCCAAATTGTAAAATAATTGATGTTGATGGGTTAACAGAAGGCGCAGCTTGCACCGCATTATTAGCTAAAGATTATATAAATAATCAAAACCCTTTATTTTTTGCTAATTCAGACCAATTTGTTGAATGGGATTCAAATGAATTTATGTATAAAATGCAAGAGACAAATACCGATGGTGGTATTGTTACATTTAAATCAACGCATCCAAAATGGTCATTTGTTAAATTAAATACAAATACTAATTTAGTTGAAGAAGTTGCAGAAAAAAATCCAATATCTGATAATGCGACTGTTGGTTATTATTATTGGAAACATGGTAGTGATTTTGTAAATTATGCCGAAAAAATGATTCAAAAAAACATACGTGTTAATAATGAATTTTATGTTTGCCCTGTATTTAATCAAGCAATCGAAGATAATAAAAAAATAAGAATTTTTAATGCCACAAAAATGTGGGGACTAGGTACACCAGAAGATTTAAAATATTTTTTAGAAAATAATAAATAAAACAAAACAAAACAAAAAAAAATGGAAAAAAAGATTTATGTAGAAGTTGGTTCAAATACTGGAACCGATACACAACGATTTGTTAACGATGATTCAATAGTTTATTGCTTTGAGCCATCAATGGAATTATCGTTTAATTTATGGGAGCGATATAAACATCACGATAATGTAATTGTATTACCTTTTGCTATTGATATTGAAAACAGTATTAAAAAATTTAACGTTGCTGGTACATCAAATTGGGGTTGCAGTAGTTTAAATAATTTTGATAGTAATATTGCACATAAATGGCCAGGTAGACCTGATTTTATGTTTACCCATTCATATGTGGTACCAACAATAACACTTTACGATTTTATTAATTTATATAATATTGAACACATTGATTATCTGTGGATAGATGCCCAAGGTCATGATTTTAATGTTATTAAAAGCCTTAAAGATAAAATTAATATAGTAAAAGAAGGCAGATGCGAAGCCGCTCATAATGTTACGTTGTACGAAGGTGTTAATAACAATTATCAAGATATTATCGATTATTTAAGTAACTTTGGATTTGAATCAGAAATTGAATTAGACCGTTCTGGATTTGGTGCTGAATGTGATGTTTCATTTAAAAAAAGAATATGATATTAATATCACATAGAGGAAATACCATTGGGCCAATACCTAATTTGGAAAATGAACCAAAATATATAGATAATGCAATTTCTGATGGTTTTGATGTTGAAGTTGATGTTTGGTGTATAAAAAATAAAGAAGATAATTGGCAATTATTTTTAGGTCATGATGAACCACAATATGGTATAAATTATGATTGGCTTTCTGATAGAATTGCAAATCTTTGGGTACATTGTAAAAATATCGAAGCTATTGAATTTTTTAAAAATACAAAAATTAATTATTTTTGGCATCAATATGATACATTAACACTAACATCAAACAAATATATTTGGGCGTATCCTGGAAAACAACCAATAAGTGGTAGCATTGCTGTTATGCCTGAAATTAATTCTGATAACATAACTAAATGTATTGGTGTTTGCTCTGATTATATAAAAAATTATAAAAAATGATATTATTAACTTACGGGACTAGACCAGAATATATAAAAATTAAACCATTAATTAACGAAATGGTGAAACAAAATATATCATTTAAAACATTATTTACAGGTCAACATAAAGACATAGTAAATAATGATGCTGATTTTGTTTTAGATATGAAAAATTATGGTGAAAATAGATTGGATAATATTATACAAAATTGTATGAATATGCCGTCAAGCTGGTTTGATGGGATTGACTATATTTTAGTTCAAGGCGATACAACATCGGTTACTGGATTAGCGCTAGCGGCACTACATAGAAAAATAAAATTAATACATCTAGAAGCTGGCCTTAGAACATATGACACCGAAAATCCTTACCCCGAAGAAAATAATAGACGAATCGTTTCAACAATTGCTGACATACATCTATGTCCAACAGAGCAAAATAAAATTAATTTATTAAACGAAAACATTCCTGAGAATAAAATATATGTTGTTGGTAATACTGGTTTAGATAATTTATTAAATTTAAACTATGAAATAAAATACGATAATAAAATTTTAATAACTCTTCATAGACGTGAAAATCATGAAAAAATGGATGAGTGGTTTATTGCTTTAAACAATATTGCAAAAAGATACAAAGATTACGAATTTATATTACCAATACATCCAAACCCAAATGTTCAAAAACATAAACATTTGTTAACAGACATTAAAGTTATCAACCCATTAAATCATGAAGAACTTATAAAATATTTATTTACTATAAAATTAGTTATTACCGATAGCGGTGGTATACAAGAAGAATGTAGTTTTTTAAACAAAAAATGTTTGGTTTGTCGAAAAATAACAGAAAGACCAGAATCGGTAGGTTTAACCAGTTTTTTAGTTGATGAACCAGAAAATTTATATGGGCTGTTTGAAGAACATATTAAATCAGCAACATCAATGGATGACCAAAAATGTCCATTCGGTGACGGAAAATCATCCGAAAGAATTTGTAATATTTTTAGATATTTATAGTAAAAATACATGAACAAAAAAAGCACAGATAGAAAACCAAAAACAAGAAGAAATGCTGATATTGAACTATCAGCATTTTCTGAATCTAACGGTGAAACAACCCCAAAAAAAGAAGTCTTATCAACAATTAGACTTGAAATAAAACATAAAAACGAGACACAAAAAAAGTTAACACAAGCAATAAAAAAGAACGATGTTACAATATGCGCTGGACCCGCTGGTACAGGCAAAACCCTGCTTAGTGTATTTGAAGCTTTGCTATTGTTGAAAACCTATCCAGAAAAATATAAAGAAATCAAGTTGGTTAAATCAATAACACAACTTAAAAATGAAGACCTTGGTATACTGCCTGGTGATGAGAAAGAAAAAATGAAATTTCTCATGATGTCTTATTTAGATGCTTTTTATAAAATTATTGGCGAAGGTCTTACAAATAAACTAATTGATTCTGGGTTAATTAAAATGGAGGTTTTTGGTGCTATACGTGGAAGGTCTTTTACAAACTGCATTATATTAGTTGACGAATTTCAAAACATTACCCACGATAATGCAAAAACATTCCTAACTAGATTTTCAGACGATACAAAGGTTATTGTTTTAGGTGATACGGGTCAAATTGATTTAAAAAATAAAAAAGATAGTTCATTAGAAAGATTAATTGAAAGGGTAAATTTAACACCAATCGAAGGCGTTGGAGTTGTTGAATTTAATGAATCAGAAACTGTTAGACACAGACTTACTAGCTACTTTATTAACGTATTTAAAGAACCAGAACAACCCAAACAAGAACAGCAACAAAACAAAAAAAATACAAAAAAATCTATTTTTAAAAGTTTTATCGATTTATTTAAAAAATAACTTGACTTTATTCTTATAATTACTATCATTCTACCATGAATATAGGTATATCAATAAATGAAGTTTTAAGAGATTTTTTAGGTCAGTTATTATACACATACGACAAGTATATTGAAAAAACTGATATTAAAGAAACAGAAATTACCAGTCTAAACTTAACAGAATTTTTAAAATTCGAGAGCGTAGACGAATGTAATAAGTTTTTATATTTAGAAGCACCCCTAGAAATCTTTGGCCATGCAGATTTAAAATTTGATGGCGTAATGGCTCACTTTAATAATCTTTTAATGGACATTAAAGATGAGGAAGAACACCAAATTATTTTGGTTGGTAAAGAAATAAACAAAAGCATCCCATCAACATTTTTCTTTTTATCCAAAACTGGATGTAGAGCAGAAAAAATAAATTTTGTTCAAAACGCAATAAACGAATGGGATAATGTTGATTTATTAATTACCGCAAACCCAGATGCGCTTCAAAATAAACCGAACGGTAAAATTAGCGTAAAGGTTAAAGCACCATACAACGAAAATGTATCCGCCGATTACGAAATCGATTCTATTTTAGATTTTATTAAAGACCAAGACTTAAGAGATAAAATCATAAATTCAAAAATAACAACTTACGAAGAAATTTAAACTATGTTAGAATTTGGTGACTCAGTCTTTTATATAGACTTAAAAGCTTTTGACAAAGCCATTACTATTATTGATGGTAAAAACCCAGAAGATTTAAATGTAGAAACAGAAACAAAAACAACACTAAATGAAAAAGGTGAAATTTTAATGAGTGAAGTGTTTCAAAGAACAAGCCAAAGAGGTAAAGAAATTGATGCAACAAAATATGATTTACTTAAAACATTTATTGAGTACATTATAGATTATGAAGACGAAAGCGACGACACACTAGGTGCCGACAGAGCGCTATCTCAAACACCTCTAGGATATAAAATAGTATTTAATACCTTATTAAAGGAGAATATATTAAAAGAAAAACCATAATAAAAAATAAAAATAAAAAAAAAAGAAATGGTAGACGAAAAAGTAAAACAAGTTAATGAGATTATTGAAAAATTAGACAAAAAAGATTTTAGTCTATATTTTTTCACACTTGACACAAAGGGAAACCCAACAGCAGGAATTGCAAACATTTATGAGCACGTAAAAGTATTAAATGAATTGGGTTACAATGCAAAAATTTTGCATGAGAAAAATGATTACAAATTAAGAGGTGATGAAAGTGGTATGGGTATTGCAGATTGGTTAGGTGAAGAATATGCTGCACTACCACACGCATCAATCGAAAATCAAAATTTAAATGTTTCACCAGCTGACTTTATTGTCATCCCAGAAATATTTCCAACACTAATGGACCAAATTAAAGGATTTCCATGTAGAAAAATTGTATTATCTCAGTGTTATGATTATTTATTGGACCTTTTACCAATCGGAAAAAGATGGGAAGCCGATTATGGTTTTGGACATGTGATTACAACTAGCGATAAACAAGCTAATTATCTAAGAAATCTTTTTCCGTCTATTAAAACACATACAATACCTGTATCAATACCAAGTTATTTCAAACCAAATGAAAAACCAAAAGTTCCAGTTATTGCAATCTTAACAAGAAATCAAGGTGATGCGGCTAAAATGGCAAAATCATTTTATTTACAATATCCAATTTACAAATGGGTTAGTTTTAAAGAATTAAGAGGTCTATCTAGACAACAATTTGCTGAGGAATTATCTAAATGTTGTTTAGCTGTATGGATTGACGATAATTCTGGATTTGGAACATTCCCAATTGAAGCTATGGAGTGCGGAACGCCTGTTATTGGTAAAATACCAAACATGGTTCCTGAGTGGATGGAAACAATTGACGAGACTGGTAATCAAGCTATCAATAATAACGGAGTTTGGACAAACACAACACTTAATATCCCAGAATTAATTGCAACATACATGAAGGTTTGGTTTGAAGATTCAGTACCATCTGATTTAATCGAATCAATTAAAAAATCTACTGGTTTATATTCACCTGAAAAACAAAAAGAAACAATTGAACGCGTATACGGTCAACTAATTGAAGAAAGAATACAAGAATTTAATAACATTTTAAAAGCTCAAACAGCTGTAGAAGAAAGTAAATAATTTAAAAATATGAAAAAAAGTAACTCAAATATCTCGGTAATCTTACCTGTACACGAATTAACCGAAGAAACAAAACCAATGTTTTTAAACGCCATTAAAAGCGTTGAACAACAAACTGTAAAACCTGATGAATTAGTTATTGTAATTCCAAAAGGTAGCGGTATTGCTAAATATATCAAAACCGTAGATTTCGGCGAAATAAAAGAAATCGTGTCGGTTGTTGAAAATGACGGTGAAACTGATTTTGCTAGCCAAATAAATTACGGTGTATCTAAAGCAAAATCTGAATGGGTTTCATTCTTAGAATTAGATGACGAATATGCTAACATCTGGTTTAAAAATGTTTTAGAATACACAAAGGCTCATACCAATGTTGAATTGTTTATGCCACTTGTTGTTGATGTAGATGCAAATGGCTCATTTGTTGGGTTTACTAACGAAGCTGTTTGGGCAACTGGATTCTCAGACGAATTAGGTGTGTTAGATTTAAACGCATTATTAATGTATCAGAATTTTAATATTGATGGTATTGTTGTTAAAAAATCTATATTTGAATCATATGGTGGATTTAAACCTAGTATTAAATTAACATTTATATATGAATTCTTATTAAGAATGACATTTAAAGATGTTAAGGTAATGACAATTCCTAGATTTGGATACAAACACGTAAATCAAAGACCTGGTTCTTTATTTGATAATTACAAAAATACAATTGACCCAGCTGAAGCTAGATGGTGGTTAAGTCAAGCAAAAAAAGAATATTATTTCGATAAAGATAGAAAAATAACGTATGAAACACAAAAAGTGTAAATGGTTAGCAAAAGAGGACGCAAAAGAAAGAATGAAATGTATTTTGGTCCAGACGAAGAAAATGCCGTTAACGAATACTTAGCATCAACTGATGATACCGAAAGAAACTTGATTTACAACAAATGGTTAAAAGAGCCATTGGATAAAATGATAGAATCTATTATTAGAAAATATAAATTATATAGAAAGGGTGAAACGTTTGAAGATTTACACAGCGACACCCTTTCATTTCTAATGACAAAAGCACATAAGTTTGAACATGGTAGAGGTAAAAAAGCATATTCTTACTATGGCACGATATGTAAACATTATATTTTAGGATTATTAATCAAGGATGAAAAGTATATTAAACAAACAGCATCCTATGAAGATATATCTTCCGACTTAGAAGAACGTAAAGAGTTAAGCTATGTTATTGATGAAGATGATTTTCAAATGGATGAGTTTTTTAAAAAACTTACAAATGGTATCAAGGATGAATTAGACGATGAGAACTTACCACCAAAAAAACGATTAACCGAAAATGAAAAAAAAGTAGGTCAATCCCTGATTGAAATATTACAAAATTGGGAAACATCGTTTGATGCTATGAGTGGTGGTTCTAAATATAATAAAAACTCCGTACTAGAAACCATGCGAAACTACACCAATCTATCAACCAAAGATATAAGATTGGCTATGAGAAGATTTAAAGAGTTATACGAATTTTTAAAATTCAAAACCCTGTAAACGTATTTAAAAATCTTTTACTTAATATTTATATAAAAATATATTATCATGCCAAGGAAAAAAAAACAAGATGTAAAAGTAAATGACGTTGAAAGCTTAGAGGGTTTAATGCAAGAAACTTACAATGATGCGTGTCTACAAATAAATGATGCTCAACGAAGCATAAATGAATTAGCATCAAGCGCCACACCACAAGATGTAGACGATTTAACAAAAATAGCTAAAGAAAAAGGTGGTCTTTTAAAGGTAAAAGATTCTGCGATTAGAATTAAACTAGAATTAGCAAAACTACAAAGCGATATACTTAAAAATAGAGGCGATGCCGAAACAGCAATTCAAGAAAGAACTGATGGCAAAGCGTCTTTAAATGATTTTAAATCAATTAGGGAAATGCTTAAAAACGATAAGGATATTGAGAACCAACAAGATTAATAATGTCTAATTTAGTCAAAAAAAAGCAAATATTTGGTAACATTGCGGCAGACAGGACGATTACTGAGGGTATGCCAAAATTAAAGACTACCTCATCAATGCCATCAATTAATAACACTGGCAATGTGGTTGCTTTTTTAACAGATTTAATCAAGGCGCTTGATGGTTATGAAGAACTAGTAGATACTGTAATTGATACAATCACAAAATATCTTGGTACAATTGAAACCGAGATAAAAAATGCGCTTCAACTAGAATTAAAAGCTATCGTAAGCTGTGGTGTCAACCCTAGCCTACCCGATTATATTAAATCAACAGGTAACGGGATAAAATTTACTGTTGATAAGATAGATTTTACAAACATATTAAAAATTGACCCAAGTTCAACTGCTGGTGGACTTATTTATACCGATTTAACACCAAATCTAATTGATAGCAAAGATTTTAATACTTTTTTATACCAAGTAATACAAAATGATGGGTCTGTTAATGGATGGGGTCATCAAACAACGGGTGCTGACATATTAACGTTTCAGTTTAAATCTGTTGACATTGCGGGTATAGACCCAAACAATACTCTAACTATTAAAGCGGCTCAATCATATGATAATAAATCATTAAGCGACATAAACAATAATTTTATAAATAGTGTGACACTATTTGATTCAGCAAAACTATTAACAAAACTAGTTGATAATATATTTGGTACTGTATCTAACCTAGCAAAAACATCAAAAAACTTTTTAGAGAGTAAATCAAAAACAAATTTTATTATTAATAAAATTACAAATACCGAGGGTAATGATATACTTTCAGACAATTTTTTTGATTTTTCAAATAAAGATAAAAAATTTTTTGAAGACGAAGCTAATTTATGGAAACAAGGAAAAGCCATATATAAAACATCTGGCGAATTCACTTCACAAATATCAGATGTATCATTAAAAAATATGACCAAATCTGTTTCTGGTGCAACAACCGAAGCAGCAAAAAAAGATGCGATAAAAAAATCTTTAAACGACTTAACAAATCAAATTACAAAAGCGTCAAATGATGCAACCAAATTGATTAACAATAGAAACAATCAATTAAAAAAATTAAGTAATAAACTTGATTCTTTTAGTAAAATTAAAATTGACCATAAAGCATTAAGCTTAAATTTTATTCAACAAATTATAAATGATTTTGTTAAAGTTATTGTTAATGTTTTATTATCGCCAAAGATTGTTACAATATTTCTTTTAAATTTTAAAATTATATACGGCCCAAACGAAACATTTTCAGACCCAATTGATTTTATCAAAAAAAATAGAAATTTAGTTAAAAATGTTGTAAAAAGAGTAAGTGGTATTATAATAAAAATATTATTAAAAAAAGTAATAAAAAGAATAACAAAGTTAATTGCAGAATCTAGACTTAAAAAAGAAATTGATAAAAACAAAGCAAAAGTAACACAATTGTTAAGTTTAGTTGGCGTTCCGCAAGATGTACTTAGACAAATAAACGGACTTATATGAGTGATGCTAACACAGAAAAAAAATCAGAATTTTCAACTGATGATTTAAATTTTAACTCTATTGGTAGTGTACTAGATTTAATATTATCAGCCTTTAAATTACAAAAACCTCCAATCGAGGCATTACCACCACCATTATTATTAGCTGGCGGTCAATTACGCCCAGGCGTAACCGCAACCGAAGTAGCCGCTAGAATAATATCTAGACAATCCGAATCGGGTGCGCTTGTTGGTGATGTTTTTGCTGATGGAGATAATATTGCTCAAGCAATGGAGTTAATTAGAATTCAAGAAATAATGGACTCCCTATTAACCGAAGGCAAAATAGAAGTTATAATACCACCTGGGATACCTGTACAAACACTTGGAATTGGTAATCTCGGTGCACCAGTCGCTTCATTTGGCGCAACTACAACATTTGCATCTGGATGGGGTGTTTTACGTTAAAAAAATTTTTATGGAAAAAAATGAAAAAAAATCTTTGTTTGAAGAATTAGAAGAAAAATCTAATAATGAAATTTTATTTGAAATCAAACAAATGGAGGCTGACCACGAAGCCTTAAAATTAAAAATGATAAAAGATTACGATAAATTAATCGAAATCGAAAAAAAATTTGAAAGAGCAAATTTAATATTACTTAAAAGATTAAAAGGGGAATAATATGGGTGCCGAAAATAAATATATTACCAACCTACCAACCGTACTATCCGAAGTAAGCAAAGTCAGAACGGTTCAACTAGGTATTGTTGCAAGTGTTGAAGACCCAAATGGGTTAGGTAGAATAAAAATTAGAATTCCAGGCCAACCAAACGTTGGCGGTGACGCTGATTCAACAATTGACGAATTACCGTGGGCAACCCCAATGGAATCAAAATTTTTTACCAGCCAACCAAAAGTTGGTGAAGGTGTTTTTGTATTAACATTTAGTAATCAAAAAGCCCATTCTGATAGATTATATTTTGGGCCGATAATATCACAGCTAGACAAATTAAATTTTGATTCATTAAATGTAACTGGTTTAAATTCTTTTACATTTGGTACAACAACCCCAAATGTTTCAATGAATAGAATTCCAGCAATAAAGGGTGTTTTCCCAAAACAAGATGATATCTCGGTACAGGGTAGATACAACACTGATATTATACTAAGAAAAAATGAAATATTAATACGCGCTGGTAAATTTGTTGAATCAAAAGCCGATATAAATAATCCATACCCATTTCAATTTAATAATACAACACAAGGATTTATTCAAATTAAAAATAATGTTAATTTAGTTAGGGATGGTCAAGATTTGGGTAGCGTAACAAATATTGTTGGTAGTAAAATCAATTTAATCACACATAAAGATGGTACCCCTAGATTTAATGTTATGAATCAAGATTCACAAGTTAGTGATGAAGAAATTCTAAACATTCTTGAAAATGCACACCCACTACCATTTGGCGATTTACTTGTTGAATATTTAAGACTCCTAAAAAATGCGTTTTTAAACCACGTACACAATTACCATGGCATACCACCAACCGATTTAACCGTCGGAGTAACACTTCCAGTTAAAGAATTTAATGATAAAGCTGAAGACCTAGAAAGTAGAATGTTATCGAAGAATATCCGCATAAATTAATATTACCAGATATTTATTAATAAAAAGAAATGGTAATTAGAACATTTTTCGACAAGAATAATACCATAGTTAGAAATGAAGTTGTTAATACAGCTAGAAACCCAGTAACCGAATTATTTTACGGTGGGCCTACTGGTGAAAACAAATATAGCCGTTACTTATTTCATTTTGATGAAACTAGATTAGTCAACATGTATGATAATGGTACATTTACTGATTTAACTAAACTAAAACACACATTAAAACTAACTAATACAGCGTCATTTGACGAAGGGTTATTAAATGGTTCGTATCAATCAAAAGAAAGAGCGTGCTCATTCGACCTAATTGTTTTTAAAGTGGGTCAAGAGTGGGACGAAGGTGTTGGTTATGACTATTTATCCTGTAACCTGCTAACTGGCGATTGTGCTATATCAACAAAACCATCAACATGGGTTAATCCACAAACTGGTATAGTTTGGACTGGCGGTTCTGGTGTCTACTCAGGTTCACCAAGTGGGTTAACAATTGCAACACAACATTTTGATTTAGGTAATGAAAACCTAGAAGTTGATATTACAGATTACGTTAATGGTGTTATGACAGGAAACACAAATAATGGACTAGGTATAGCATACGCTCTCCCGTTTGAAATAACAAGTACACAAAATATGCAATACGTTGGTTTTTTTACCAAATATACACAAACATTTTACGAGCCATACATTGAAACCATATATAGCAATTACATAACAGACGATAGAAATAATTTCTTTTTGGATAAACCAAATAAACTTTATCTATACGTTAACGTAGCTGGAAACCCAACAAATTTAGATAACCTACCAACAGTATCAATACTTGACGAAAACGGTGTAGCGTATACCTTTATTGAATCATCTGGTGTAACGCACGTAACAAAAGGTGTTTATTCAGTTGATTTAACAATTCCATCTGGGGATGGTGAAATAGGAACATTATTTAATGATGTTTGGCAGGATTTAGTAATCAACGGGGTTTCTAGACCAGATGTTAATCTCTATTTTGAATTAAAAGATAGTTTTGGTTATTATAACCTAGGCGACAGTGATTCGTTACCGAAAAAAGTAGCTGTATCGATATCTGGGGTTAGAAACCAAGAAAAAATAAAAAGGGGTGACACTAGAAAAGTAATTGTATCAACTAGAATACCATATACCATAGAACAAACACAAAACATATCAAATATAAAATATAGAATATATGTAACCGAAGGTAAAAATGAACTAACCGTAGTTGATTTTCAACCTGTTGAACTAGCATCTAATTATAATTATTTCTTATTAGACACCCTAAGCCTAATTCCAAATGTATATTATTTAGATATGTTAGTTGAATCTAATTTAGAGGTAACAACGTTAAAAAATGTTTTAAATTTTACTATTGTTAGCGAATCAAACTTAAGACAATCACAATGATGAAAGAATTTATAAGAGAAAACTTAAGACTTAATACCCTTATTACAGAGAAAATAATTGACGGCCAAAAAATGAATCCGCAATTACAAACATTATGTAACACAATGAGTGTGAGAAGTTACCATGAAGTTTTGGGTAGACTCATTGCTGCTATTGGACACCCAGAAGAAAACCATGAATTATGGGCTAAGATAAAAAAACCCCTAGATATGCTTGAAAAAGCTAGCAAAGATTTAAATAAAGAAAAAAAAGAAAATGGTATGACAGGTGATTCAGAAGTAGACGAAGCAAATACTTGGTGGTCCGCAATACAATCAACTCTTTGTGAACAAGGTCCAGAATTTCAATAATTAACTTTACATTTTTTTATTTTTTATTATATTTATTTTATACGTTAACTCACGTATTGGTATCGAGCTATAAGCTTTAGAGTTGTCTAGGCAACAAAGATATTAGTACATAATAACAAAAATTAAAAGTTAAAAAAAAATGAAAAGAAGAATCTCTATCGGGGAACCGATATCTAATCCTACAGCACAAATCTGTATCAACAAATCCAGACTTAAAGTCTACAACAAAGAAACCTCACCAACTTATTATTTAGAAAAAGGACAAGAGTTTCAAATCGAATTATTCAATCCAACAAAAAACACACTTTTAGCAAAAATCCAATTAAATGGAAAAGCTATATCACAAGGTGGTTTGGTGTTAAAGCCTGGCCAACGCGTGTTTTTAGAACGCTATTTAGATGTTGCTAAAAAATTCATGTTTGACACATACGAAGTATCAAATACAGAAGAAGTTAAAAAAGCCATCGAAGACAACGGCGATTTTAAAGTTGAATTTTATAAAGAATCTAATCCAACCCTTGTATATGGTACGGTAACAACATATAATACAAACAATCGATTTACACTAACTGATAATTTTAATACTACAGCTCCTAATAATTACCTTAATCTTACTGGTAATATTACAAATACAACTTCGACGTATAGCTCTGGTATTGTAAATTGTAGTAATAGCTTTACTAATAATGTAACCAATGATAGCTTTGAACCTATACAACAAAAACCAAGACTTAGAAAAAGCTTAACCAAAAGCATAGAAACTGGTCGTGTTGAAGCTGGAAGTAGTTCAGACCAAAAATTTGAATATGTAAACAAAAGTTTTGATTACTACGCATTTCACACCGTAGAATGTAAACTACTACCAATATCACAAAAAATAAATACGGCAGAAGATATCAACGTAAAAAGATATTGCACAAACTGTGGGACAAAACAAAAACCAGAATTTAAATTTTGTCCTAGCTGCGGAGAAAAATGCTAAAATAATAACTAGAGTTAACGTATTAAAAAAGCCCAGATTGTCTGGGCTTTATTTATTTGGATATCTAATCATTGTATTTCTAAATCTAAAATCTTTATACTTACCAGTATTTGAACCAAAACCAAATCGTTTATAGAAGCGTAATAAGCCTGTTTTAGAGCTTTCTGTGTCTTCTGGGGTCAATACACATAATAAACTATATTTATCACACAGCGCCGTTATTTCCGTCATCAATGCTGTTCCTAACCCCTGTCTTCTTTGCGCCTTGTCTTTTACCTTGATTGAGGCTACTTCAATTGCATCATTGCCTTTCAAATATATCCAACAAGCCATACCCAATGCGTCATATTTTTGTATGATACTATCTAATTCTGTTTGAATTTTAAATCTTACATCATCTTCAACAACCTCTTGTAATATTTGTAATATTTTCATATATTAATTTCTCATATTTTTACCTAACAAACCTTCTCGATGCATTCTAAGTTTTAATTCTTTACGCCATTTGGCCCTTGTTTCACCTGTAAACTTATTATTAACACTATGCAATGATGGCGATAACTCTAACATATCTTGGAATGTCATCTCATCCCACATATC